AATGCTATCCATATTGGTTCTGTATGACCTTGTTGGCGTATTATATGTCTATGATGTAAAACTGACTTCAAATCTTTTTGCCCTCTGGGACGATCTTCTTTAGGATAAGGATCGTTTGAAAGACGGGCTGGAGTAAAATTATTTAGTTCTCTACATTTTGATAGTGGGAACTGAAACATCTTGCTCTTAAAAATGTGATAATACGAAGATGTTTTCAATGATGAAAACAGTTTTATGCTTACGGATGTTTCTACAGAATCTTGCATAACTTGTAGATGTTCCATTCTACTTAGTGCCCATTTTAAAATGTTCGTTGGTTTAAAATGCCTATTGGTCTAAGATAATAATGACGTAGAGCTCACAAAATAAGATTCTACACGATTTGAAAGTGTTTGAAAAATTGCCGGAATTTGATTTGTATAGAAATCAATATATTCTTTAAATGAGATCGAAATATCTTTTTCTTTTGTTTGGGGGCCGTATAAAACAGAATGTAAAAGGGGTTTGCTTGTTTCAGGGTTCAATGAAGTCATATAATACTGAAAACAGCAAGATATAAATGAATATCCTAGAAAGAAATAAATGGCTTTTAATACACTGGGCGAAAAATTAAAGAAACGGATCATTATGAGAGTCCATAGAAAGGCTACAAATCGTGTGCCAAGTTTTCTGTAACTGTATTCTTCATTATTGATAAACGGTTCGGTAAGAAGAGCAAGAGTTGTAAGTGTGGCAAATAGGATATCGCCTGAAGTGAATAGTTTTGCTGTATGGGCGCTTATCAATAAGAGGAAGGGATATAGTATGAGAAGACTCTTTTCATAGGGCGAAACAAAGGCTTCAGTATCTGAGAAGGAATTGGCAAATGCAGTGAGATAAAAAGGGAGGGCGAAATTGAAATCGGTTTGTGAAATAAGTGTTAAAAGGATCCATTGTGATCCTTTGAGGACTTCCTTTGTAGTTTTGTCTGTAAGTAAATTATTGTCGGTTAGGTCATCATATAATTTTGCGGAGATACCGCTGAGAGTTGCATATAGAAACTCCATTCTCTCTTCGGAATTGTTTTTCATAATGCATTTTTTCTGCGGCTAGGAGCTGCAAAAAAAATGCGAGGAGTGGGGATCGAACCCACGCGTATTTCTACAAGGGTTCTTAAGACCCTCTCCTTAACCACTCGGACATCCTCGCGCTTGGTGCCTCCTCTGGGGATCGAACCCAGTACCTTCAGCTTACAAAGCAGATGCTCTACCATTTGAGCTAAAGAGGCTTTTGCCTTACGGCAATACACAGAATGGGATTTGAACCCATGCGGCTTGCGCCAGCAGTTCTTGAGACTGCCTCCTTAACGACTCGGACATCTGTGTTAGCACAGATGTATCCTTGCCCTCTGCGAGGGTTCGGACATCTGTGTTAGCACAGATGTATCCTTGCCCTCTGCGAGGGTTCGGACATCTGTGTTTGGCCCTGGGGTGGCTCGAACACCCATTACAGGATTCAAAGTCCTACGTCCTAACCTATTAGACGACAGAGCCTGGAGACAAAGGGCCGTCTTCGTCTAAGATTGTATTGTGTCATTCCTTTATGTTGTTTTCTTCAAATTTAATTTACCTTTGATTTGTCTTATGTCTTATCTCTTGTATTTGTCATTCCATTCACTTCTTTAGCACTTTCTTCACCGTCGCAACCTTCGCCACCTTCTTGGGCATGGGTGCGGGGGCTACCTCGGCATCCTCCTCTTCCTCACTCTCTACAACCTGGGGCTGCGACTTGGAAGGGCGAGGCGCCTCCTCTTCCTCCTCCTCATCCACTAGAGCAGGGCGACCACCCGCAGGGGCAGAGAACTCGGCCGCATCTGCATCATCGGCATCACCCTCCTCCTCAAAGCTGTAGCCGTGGATACCCGCCGGCACACTGTCCAGGCGCATCTGCACAGCCTTCCAGCTTACACCGAACTTGCCGCCCGCAAACCAGACACCCGTGCACTGGATCAGAGCAGTCACCTCCACCTTCTTCACCAGCATCTCCTCAACGGGCACACCCTTCAGAGGCTGCGCATGCGGATCACCCTTTGACTTCAGATCATAGAACTGGCACTCAAAGTCGCTACCATCACGAGAGCGCTTCAGCTGGATCTTCAGGTTCGGGGGATAAGGAGTGGTGTTACCCTCCTTGTCCTTGCCGAAACGCACGCACGGCGTATAGAAAGCAGACACCACGTCACGCTTCATGTCGCTCTTGAACCAGAGCTTGGAGTTCTTGACACCCTGGTCAATCATGAACTCATCCAGAGAATGCAGAGCATCATAGAATGACTTGACCTTCGGGTTCTCCTGGTAGCCACGCATGGCCAGATCAATGGAATACTTCGGAGGACCGGCCTTGTCAAATACACTCATGCCGAACGGGCTCGGCAGGCTCGGGGTCTGCACAACGAGAGAACGAGCATCACCGTAATTTAGATACGCCATCTTACCACCAGAATCCATCACCTTCGGCTGGCTGATGGAAACCTTGGACACATTGAAAGAAGAGGGCTGAACAATGGGAGAACTCATTTTGGCTTGGGACTCGCCTTTTGAGGGCCGAGGGCGAATCAACTTTTTTTTGCCCCCATGGGCCCAGGATCTTATCATCCTGGAGTTAAAGAACCTTACTAGAAAGAAGAATGAACTACGGAGCCTATATGCGTAAGATTCAGAGTCAACACACAACAACAATTGGTTTCCAGAATGGCCAAGATGCTTCTTTAATCACTATGAAAAGACAAGCTCGTGCAAACACTGTCACCCGCATATCCCCTTTAACACCCGTCCCTACCCAGTTCTCTAAGATCGGCGGAACAGTTGCTAATAACATGGAAGCTACACAACAAACAGCATCCCCGACCGATCAGTCATGTTCATCCGGATATAAAGGCTTTGCCTCAGGAATAAGGACGGCAGATATGGCTGCAAATTTAATAGGAGCGAAGCAGAATTGTGCCGTATGTTCTGATGCCCCTAGCTCAGCACCTTATAACATAGTTCTCCCTTGCAAACCTTTCTTAGATCCTAATTCTTACGATCCCAATCCCCAAGATAGAAATCCTTCATCAACTAACAATAATAATTGGAAAAACCCTCCTACATTTCCTACACCTGGAAATGCGCCCAGTACACGTGATCAGTTGTATGGGGCAGGAGTTATTACAGGAAATACTGCGAGTAATTCTGGTAAAGACTCTGTAAATTTGGCTATCTTAGATGCACAGCGTGTAACTGATCAAGCACAGCAGTCCGCCTTACGCACTCGTTTCAATTTACCGCCAAAGTTGGATGGCCTACGCGGTGCTGTGTATAATGCAAGCCGAAATTAACTTACTTATGTTTTTCTTCAAAAATACATTTTGTAAGATTATCGAATTCTCTAATACAGATTGATTCAGGAAGAACCATACAGTGATGATACTGCTTTTGAAAAGGCTCGCATGCTTTTACGGAGGTATTTGCATTTGCATTTGCATTTGTTTCAGGAGCAATCCTATCTAAGAAATGTTTTACTAAGAAAAATGCGAAATCGTCATTTTTCTTAGGGTTTTCCATCTTATTTTGTTTTAGATATATTGTTTAAATTCCCACGTTGTGTTTTGAGGCAAACGCCGTGTGGAAATCTTGAACAATCTTTTATCTTTACATGTAACTTTTAAAGAAAACCAAGAATCCTTATTTTCAATTGTCTCATCATACTCCACAGTTTTATCGTCAATATCTTCTGATTGAATATTAAGTTGCTGACAAAGAGCTCTGCGAAAGGGCATGTGGACAAAAAGAAGTTGTAGGACAGAACTGGGCATTGTGTTAAAGGGTTGTGTTGCATGTTTAGACCAGCCACGGATAGACTTCTGCAATTTTCGGCAAAGTCTGGGCAAGGGCTGTGAGGACATAGAGCGCCCCACACCCTTGAATTGTCTTATCTTGGCCTCTCGATAAGAAGGCATTCATGAGATTAAGATTCTGTTTTCTCCACCAGCGTAACTCATGCATCTGGCTTTCAATAATTGTAGGATTACAGCGAAATAAAGGAGTGCGACCTCCTAAATGACCTGGAACAATTTGCTCTTTTTCTTCAGGTGTAAGACGTAAATGAATGGTCCAAAGATCATACAACTTTCTGTAAAATCGCTGGTGTAGGCGAATCGTCATGTTTTCAAACCAGAGCATATTTACACCGTATCCTAGTGATGTAAGTTTCAAGAATACATCTAAGACTTTCTGATTCCAAATTTGTTCTGGGCTCAATTCATCAGTATCCATATAGACAATAGGAACCTTGTGTTTTCTCAGATTCTGGGAAATTGTTTGAAGACGTTTTATTGTGTTTTCAGAAATACGTTCTTGACTAAATGGATTAACGAGTTCTTTACCATATTGCAAGAGTTGCAGTAAGAATCGCATATCAAATGTCCAAATATGTTGTTTTTCGTCTACGAAACTAAAATGGTAGGCAAGAGGGATGGTTGCTATAGGATCAAATGTATAGATATCTTTATCGTTGTTACTCAGGGTTGGAATAAACAAGGTTGGGCCATGCCGACGGCGAAGAGCTCTGCGACCATAGATTTTCCAAAATTTCATTATTTTTTCTGCTGCAACTTTCTGACGTTTTGTAAAAGGGACGTGCTTTACTTTTGTGATCATTTTACCTGTCCAGGGAATTCGGCTCTTACAATGTTTTGCACAGAATTCGCCACGAGTTGCTAGATTCGGACACCGGAGACTCGCATTTTTCTTTGATTTGATACTTGAGCATTGAGCCTCTGGTTCCATCCTCTGCTGTAAGACAAAGGATGAAAACTTACTAAAAAATACATATACTTTTCATTTATTTTCATTTTACGACATGGTGCAGTCAGACTTCAAAATAAAAACGAACGCAGTTGTCACATGTGGTGGTAAAACTCCGGATTTGCCGGATGAGTTTTTGAATAAAAGTGATTCGGCATGAGCCTTATAAGAATAAGTCCTGCGTAAAATGTCCTCTACTTCTACCTCCGCCTCTGGTATAATGAGCTCTGCTGCCCCTGTGAAGACCGCCGCTAAGCGTGTAACGAAGAAGGCCGAGGAGGCCGTTGTGGTTGCTTCGCCGGCCCCTGTAGCCGAGGCCCCGAAGGCCGTGAAGACGGCAAAGAAGGCGGCCGCCCCTGTGGCTGCCCCTGCTGCGGCCCCTGTGGCGGCCCCTGTAGTGGCGGCTGCCTCTGCATCTGGCGATGCCGTGGCTGTGCCTGCGCCTGTAGCCGAGGAGGTGCGCCTGGAGTCTGAGGCGAAGGCGATCACTTCTCGCCTGCTGGCCGTGCGCGAGACGGTGTCTGAGCTGATCAGCGAGGCCAAGCGCCTGGAGAAGAAGGCGGCCAAGCTGCAGAAGGTGGCCGACAAGCGCCGCCGCCGCAAGGTGGTGGAGGGCGAGGAGGGCAAGCCTGCGCGCATCTCCATCTTCCAGATCCCCACCAACATCTCCCCTGCCCTGTGCGCCTTCATGGGCCGCCCCGCCGGCTCCCAGGAGTCTCGCTCCAACGTAACGAAGTACATCACGAACTACGTGAAGGAGAAGAACCTGAAGAACAAGCACGACATCAACGGCGATGCGGCGCTGCTGAAGCTGCTGAACCTGAAGAAGGAGGACAAGCTCACTTACTTCAACCTCCAGAAGTATCTGAACGTGCACTACCTGAAGGCGGAGAAGCCTGCCGCCGCCGTGGCCTCTGCGTAAATCACTTGCGGCTCATATGACAAATGATAAATGACAAATGATAAATGCGCATCATAAAAAAGTTACATATAATTTTTTTATGATTCTGTAGAAATTAATTCATTATTATTTATTATAATAATATCCCTTTACAAAACTGGACACTGAGTAATTGTAAGCATAAGCAGGAGTTGCATAAATTGTAGAACAAATCGTTGAATTACACGGATATAAATTATTTAAATAAGCAAAATCTGTCTTCGGATACTGGGATTGTATAAATGCACGATTATCGGGTGTTAAAGGAGGATTGTTGGGAACTTGTCCGTAATTAATTGTATTAGATGGAGATAGCTGTATATTTGCTAAGATACGTGCCATCTTTTTGCGAGTAATGTCGGAAGCGTCCATGCTATTCTAGTAAGCCCAAACATCTCTTCGTAGACGAGCATACTCATCCATATTTTCTGAAGTAATCATTTCAGGATGTTTTGCATGTATTGCTTGTATGCTTCCGTAAAATCGTAAGCGACTGATAGCCATTCGTATAGGCATAAGACTACGAGGTTGAACATCACATCCTGCCATATAGGCAAGTTCAAAGAGTTGTTCGTCTTGAATCCCTAGAAAGTTTATAAACTGTGTATGAAGAATCTCGGTATGCTGAACTTTCTTATGTTTTAATTCAGGAATCCATAACCTTTTTACACCCAAGATAAGTAAATCACTATCGGAACTAACAACAACGTCGTAATTACCTTTTGCTAACACGGTATCTGCTTCTTCAGGTGCCATTTGAATGGGTATTTCTAAGGATTTTAATAAAGAACGAAACCATTTCATATATTCTGGATATAAACACCAGGCAGCACGTTGTTTTTGCGCAAGAGTCTTTTCTAGAATTGCACGTTGTTGTTCATCAAGTTCTTCAAATTCTGGACTTTGTGTAAAAGAGGATAGGTTGTTTGCCTCAGCCTTTGCTTCTTTTCTTTGATCCTTACGTCCTTGAACAACTTCCTGCTTTTCTTTCGCTGCTCGTTTGTCCATGACAAGGGTAATTCCATCAGTATGCCCGACTTTCGCAAGCATATCTCGCAAATACTGCTCGAAAATCTCACGTTCTTCTCGGAAAAGAAAGAGAAGACTGAAGCCGTCTAGACCAATACGAAGGTTTTGAACATTCGTATTGACTTTTCGTTTTATTGGATTACAGTATGTAAGTAAACCTCGCACACCCATTTTAACTTTTTGACGTTTGGACCTTTGTAAAAGAATATGAGTCGGGCTCAATTTTACAAACAAAGAGCAGGGGAAGTAAATCGTAAACTCAGAATGAATTTGGACTCGGATTGTTTTGAAGGTTTGGGGATTGGTAGTTCAATACCCAGACTTTTCAATACTTCTCGTCTAGCTAACGTATATCTCCATGCATAGTCGGAGGGGCCTCGTATGCCGTAGTTACGGGTAAGTATATATTCTTGATCAGCTATCCACTGAGCTTGTATTCGCCAGAAGGATGCTGCTTTTCTTGGACTGGCTTTTGCGAGAATGGCGATCAAAAAGAGTTCTGCCCATGTTTCGGTTTTTGCTTCAATCACTTCTACAGATTCTTCCATATTGTCGGTGCACGCCGCATGTAAGAGTTCGTGGACTAAGACACGGGCAACTTCTTCTTCTCTGTAAATAACGACTGTATCAGGAAGACAACGTTTTGCATATCCTCCATTCAAATTCGCTGCTGTTATAGGAGTTCCAAGGGGAGGGAATAGACGTTTTGTAGGATTTGCGAACCAAACAAGTCGCCAGGACGAAGATCTTGGTTTTCCAAAAGCTTGAAAAATCTTTGCAAATAAATCCCAGGGGACCCTTTGGTCTGAAGAGACCCTTTGGTCTGAAGAGACCCTTTGGTCTGAAGAGACCCTTTGGTCTGGTTGACTTGTAGGATATATGATTGCCAAGACTTTTGCGTATGCACAGCGTTTTGTAATGAGGCGGGCTTTGTTTGATTTCAAATCGTCTAGAGTTTGTTGTCTTAGGTCTAGAGGATCAAAGGGCGAGTCTTCCTTTACTTGTTCAAGTATATAGTCTAAATCTTCTTTTACAGGTTCGTCATTTACCCAGACTAACGGTTCGCTAGTTTCATAATGAAGTTTGAGTTTGGAACAGAGGGTTTCAAGAAGAAGCATTTGCCGCTCCTTTCTTTTTCTTGAGAATTTTCACGCTTGTGGGCTTTGTAACTATGCTGGGCGTAGGTATGGGCGTAGGAGCTAAAAGGTTACGTATGGAGCATAAGTAATTTTCCCAGAGAATGGGAATACGATAACACGGAACAGTCTGTCCTGATCCTGTAAATGGCTGATTCTTACAGAGAATTCCTAACTTCTTCTTTTGCTCAGGTGTTAAAGGAAGATGGTCAAGTGCGAACAACCATTGATGAAATCCATCCGTCCAACGTATATTACGATGTAGAAGACCATAGACAATTGTGCGAACTTGTTTGACATCTGAAAGTTTCGGCTCCATTTTCATCCAAATTCGGTAAATTGCAAGAATTTCTTGTTCAGGTGTTAAAAGGGTTGATACTTGGGCTTCAGGGGGTGAGTTTTTCAGGAGATTTTTGAGAGAAATGTCTTCTTTTGCACTTACAGGGATTTCAATACACCAGTCTGCGAGACGTGGAGGAAGAGGATGTTCGCTTGTAAGCCAAAGCACTGTATCCTGGTAATTTTCTTCCAAGAATGCTTGAAGAAAAAGGACAGATTCACTGCTCAGAAGATGGGCGTGATAAAAGACGAGGCATCGTTGTGCATGGCCTGTAGAAAGAACTTGACTTCCACGACCCCAGCGTTGCAGAATGGATTTTACATATTGTTTGTCTTGTAATGACATGCGAGAACAGTCAAACCCCCAGTGTAAAATACTCATTTCCATAGGGAGCAAGGCCTTATCCGATGTTTCTTCAACTTCTTCATCGGAATCTTCACCACCTTGAATGGGAGCATTCCAGCTTTGGCGTTTGAGGCAATAGATCTGGTTCATGGATTTCGCCCATAACTGGAGTTGATGTTGAAGTGCACTACGTTTTCCTGAACCGGGAGGACCTCTCCAACAAATCGATAGACCCAGGGTCATTGGGTTGTTAGAGGGTGGTTGTTCATTCGCTTTAGATTCTGGAGATGGATCTTATGGCCTTCTGGACCTTTTATAGTCCCCCTGACCCTATAGCCTAAACACCGACCTCCATGAGTTAGAAGGAAGCCGAAAATGGAGTGGCAATTACCCATACAGAAAGTCGAAATTGGAAATATTAATATAGGATCCCCATGGGCACGAGAACATAGTAAGGATTATGAACAAAAGCCGATGGCCCCTTTGTCGTATTTCGGAACTCAGTTTCGTATTCCATTCGTAAGTCTTTTATTTCCCCCTTTACCAATCGTGGAATATAACCAAAATACAGGGAAACTTGTGCTAGATATGTCAGAGACGAATTTGGCGTGCATTAAGTTACAGACTTTGCAGGAGACTCTGATCAGTGCGATTGTTTATCACCAGCACGGATGGTTCAAGAGTGATTTGTCAAAGGAGGATGTGAAGAATGGATTTCAGCCGATTTTCGCAGATAATCGTCTACACTTGTATTGTCCTTGTGTAGGTATGCAACAGGGTATTAAGGGCGTGCCTTATTACAGAAATGATAAGTGGAATGCGAGTTTTACTCCTAGTGATTTGAGCACGGGGAGTAAGATTCGGGTTGCTGTGAAAATTCACGGAATTAGTTTTCTAAATTCTCCAGAAGGTGCGTGGACGGGACGTTGCCGTCTACAACACCGAGTTCTAGGAATTATTTATCAAGCGGGATTGCCTCCTGTAGTCCCGAAACCCGCTCCTCCACCAATTCTTAATCTGATTGCCAACGAAGAAGAATGAGGCTATGGAATCCTGCAATACAGGATAAGAAGATTGAACCTGCTGCGGATACGGCGATAAGGATTTGCCAAAGACGTTCATTATATGAATCTTTGAGAACTCCGTAAAATCCTAGCATGAGGAATAAGAATCCAATCGTCGTGGGAACATAGACTTGGAAGGTGAATTCATCGGGGCTAAGAAGAAGGTTTTGTGATTTCGGAATCATGGGTGGAACTATGACAAGTAAAAATCCTAAGATTAAAAGGGTGTAATACAGTCCTGAAAGATCCATCGTCTCCTCTACTTATACCTTATTTACCTGCACTTGATACAACGAGAGCATGATGGCTGTATTTGCGCCAATATAGGAAAGGAGTGAAAGAAGGAAAATGGGCATATACTTATTCTTCAAAGTGGAAAACCATAGCCAAAGAACAATACCAATAACAAAAAAGAGAACGCCGGTTAAAACACCCCAGATACTTTTCTGGACTTCTGCATCAATGGTGAGTTGGTTAGAAGACCCGTGATCAAGTACCGAGAATTGTAGATAGAGAGATACAACAATAGTTATAATTCCAAAGACTGAGAACAGAATTCCCCAAGTATCTCCTTTCGGAACTATGGATGTTACTGTTTCTGCAGAACCTGTGGAAGAACTCATCTACTTTGCAGGAAAGGAAAGTGTGCTAGACGAAATGTCTTCTAGAACTTTCATACTTGGCGAATCTGTATAGTTATATACGGCGAAACAGATCGCAATTAAAAGGAATGCTAAATTTACGACAAAAGGAATATAGATAGGGCCATCTCCCGTTAGTTTTCTTCTCATAGGATTATTGGAATCTTGGTTTGTCGCCATTTTCTACTATCTTGTAAGGTTAGAATGGGGCGGTTCGGTGAAACTCGCCGTAAAAAGAAACAACAGAGTTTCATTCCTCCAGGGCCTAATCAATGTCATCCACGTATAGAAAAAGGTTCTTATTGCATACCTTCTTCTGTCATAGAGGAGTCTGCAAGGAAGCTAGGATTGGGATCAGGATCAAATAGTAGTAGAAAAAAGGGTGTAAAAGAGGTTGCGGCTCGTTTAGGTGTAGATCCTGCGAATCAACGAACCTTGTTAATGAGCTTGCCCATCTCGGAAGAAGAGAAAAAACGACTTGCGGCACAGTATTTGCGTCCCCCTATGCCCGAAGGATGGAAAGCAGATCCCGATATGTGGTTGGATAGTAATAATATCCGTGATGTTATGAAACAGTATGAAGAAGCTCGGGCGGATTTTAAGTTTTTAGGGCCGTATCCCATTGACTTTGCTTCCCCAGACCCGTATGCAAATACACCAGCAGCGATGGCGAGTATTAGCAAAAGCAAAGATAAATGTCTTATCGGCGAGATGTGTGCATTGAATCTCAAAGCAGAAGCTGCTGCAGGTAAGAAACATATAGGAATTATCTATAACTTAGACCCCCATTACAAGAACGGGTCACATTGGATAGCGAATTATATCAATATTCCTAAGAAACAGTGTTACTACTTTGACTCTTACGGAATGAAGCCGCCGAAGCAGATTTACAAATTTATGCAATGGCTCGGTATTCAAGAACCTGGGATCCAACTCGGATGGAATGGACGTAGATTCCAATTCTCCAATTCGGAATGTGGAATGTATAGTATGTATTTCATTGATCGGATGTTGGCGGGAGAACCGTTTTTGAAATTCTGTCGTCGTGCTCCCCCCGATCGCTTTATGTTAGACATGCGCGATTGGATGTTTTCTACGTAATCGCCATCCATTCTAGAATGGCGTCGAGGCAGGCAAGTGATCCAAAAGCAGAAGCTTTTTTTAGTCCTAAAAATGAAGGAATGCTTCAACGTGTTCTTTATTCCGATATATGTCGTCGTGTAGGTGGCGATTTGAATGAAAAACAGGCCACACGGTTGATGAAGACTGTAAAACATTATATGGGAGAAATTTATCGTGTGAACGCATCATCACAGAGTATGCAAGCCATGAATACGGAAGTTCTCCAGATTGTTCTACCCGACTATATGATGTATATGGAACGTGCGTCATCCAGTTCAAATCGCTCCGTAGTAGCCGATATTGAGCGCGGACCTTTTGGTCCAAATGGACCTCGTGAAGCCCCTGTAGAAGTTGCGGGAGCGATTGAAGATGATCGTGTTGCACGTAGCCAAATGGACGTTGGTGCGGCTTTTACACAATTACAAACAGCTCGCCAGAATGCGAACAAGACAAAGATGCCTGAAATGCAGGATTTCCGTTTGAGTTTGAAAGATGATGGACCGGTCCCGATGGATGTGTTTGAGAAAATCAAGCAAGACAGAGAAGCTGAGGCACAACGTGTATCTTTGTTACAGACGGCTAACGCAGTAACGGCAAATGCAGTAACAGCTGCAAAAGCCCCAGGATCCCAACAAAGATTCGCCGAAGCTACGGACATGTTTGCACGCAATCGTCGGCGTGCTGAGGAAGAGAGCGAGCAAGCGTTTGCTGAGCTTGAGAGGAGCCAACTACAAGCTCGTGCTGCCGCCGCTGCAGAATCTCAGCAGACTCTTCCTATGCCTCCCGATATGCGTGGACTGTTCCTAGGAGATCGTCAAAGCCTGGATCGCAGATTAAATCGTCCATCTGCTTCTCCTATGGAAGCGAATGAATCTGCTGGCAATCCCACTCTTGCTCTAGGCGATGCCATGCGTGATTCTATGGGAGGCTCCCAGCAAATGATTATTACTCGTGAACCTTCTACCATGGCCTATAAGGAAACCGAGCTCAACTTGTTTGTATATAGTGGCGATCGTGACTGGGTAAGTAATAGCACTGAGACACGTTACAATTTTAGTGTAAGCTTTGATCCTGGAAATATGCCTGTAGGTTTGCGCTTATCCCCTACGAGCACTGTGAAATTCCGTAATATTGTGCGCATTGAATTGGTGAAAGCGATTATGCCCGGCGAGTCTCTGGACTACTCTTTAGTGACTCGTGGATATAGTGGTGGAGCCACATATTCAAACCCCTATAATATAAATGTCCTATCATTCCCCTATGTGCAACTAAATATTCCTGAACTTGATAATAATGTTTACGGAACCAATCTCTCTGCGAATGCTTCTTTTGGTATGCTACAATATGATGCAAATTGGATCTATGATACAAATAATGCAACAGCTCGTGGATATTTCGCTATGATCCCGAAGTTCCTCAAATGCCAGAAAGTATATCAACCTACTCCTTTAGCAACCTTACAAAAACTCACCTTTAATTTCCAGCGTCCTGATGGAACCCCTTTAAGCACAATTCCTGATACGTTGAATATTTCGCAAATAACTTCTTCAAAGTCATATACTATAAATAACACCTTTCCTTATGGATATGATGCTAATGTAGAACAATCTGTATCAGCAGCTTATTACATGATTCAAACATCCACATATTTTAATAATTTAACCTTTTCAGTTGGAGATCGTATTTTAATGCAGAATGTGGTTTGGACTGTTCCGCCGAGTGGAGCAGCCGCAGCAAGTACTGTTCAACAAACCCAGGCTTTATTAAATTACCTGCAGGGTTCTTCAGGATTACTTGTAGTAGCTACAGGTTATGTAAATTCAAATGGAATAAAAAATGCGGCAGGTATTACCCTTGGAGCAAATACTCAAGGTTATTGTAATGTCATTATTGTTCGTGGAATCTTCAGTGATCCTACTACGGGGGCAACGACCACATTATCTTTAGCAGGTGTGTCAGATTCTGCATATCCTGCAAACCCAGCAAATCCACCACTCTTAACTGATTACTTGTTGAATTCTCCATGTGTCGCAGGCCGTATCTTAAATCAGAGCCATCAAGTCCAGATTGCCTTACGAGTGATTACTCGTGAAATGGATTCTACCAGTGTAATACGCCCTGATAATTTGTGAGTGCGAGGCGTAAACAGACCTGTGTAAAAGGGGGTGTGTGTAGTTTTATCAATACATAGTAAATTTTACTATAAGTTGATGAGAATGTTTTAACGATAATTCTAAAAGGGGGCGTAGAAAGTAGAATGAGGGCGGATCTTGTAAAAATACTTCTCACCATCCTCTTGGTCGTATGTATAGTAGTATTATTCAGACCTACAGAAGGGTTTGATGATACAATTATGGACAAAGTCCAAGATCGTGCAAATCCAATTGCGGCACAACAACATCCTTTAACCAACCCCGCAGCAGAAATAGGTATTTCTCAATCATCCGGATCGTCTTTACGCAATATGTCACAGAGTGCTTTGAATGTTCCTATACAACTACCGAATCTATTTGGTTCATTTACGACAAAATCGCCTATCAATACTCTAAGTCCTCGTATTGACAATGAATCCAGTTTTCTAAGTCTAGTCAATTTCTGTAAAACGACAGGTGCTGCTCTACCCAATCCTTTCACCGATGCAAATTTCGCAGCGAATTGTGGAATGTGTATGAGCTCAGGGTCTTTAATTACAGGAGAGGCATTCACAACACCCACAGGTGTTCTTGTATATCAACAAGATAAGAGAACCGCATATGATACGAAATCAAAAAACAAATACAGATTCCCTCGTGCCCTACCTTCTTTGAAAGCAGCTACATGTGAAGGTGCTTCTTTGTTTGACGACACTATGGTACCAGTCTTAGCCATTGATGAAAATATGTTTAATGTTATCTCAAACCGTAATGCATGTAAACAAGCACAAACGTTTGAAAATTCTTGCGGTCAATGCACCTCCGATACAAATAGTTGGTCCTATATCCAAAATCCCCCTCAAGGAGGAATTTATGAGACTTCCTTATACTTATATGGCAAAGGACTTTTACAAGCGAGTGTGGGAGGAACACCTGTTGGATCTGTGCAAACTCTAAGTATGACAGCCACGGTCCTTGACCTTGGAGTAGTTACGGAAGGGTCTACCATTCAACTCAAAGTGACAAGCGATGAGAAAGGAAATTCGCCGACCTTATATGCGGCTCTTAGAAACACGATACCTAATGGAAATGATTTCTATCTACCCTTTGATGATCTTATTAACAAAGATGAAGTCACAGGTTCCTATCCTCGTCGCATGTCCCCGAAGTTCTTTACAGATTTGAATCTAACTCTCTCCCAAATTCTACCTTCTGCAGGCCAACCTGCCGGCAAGGTTAAGATGATACTCGATGCAACAATGCCTTTAACATTTGTAAATCAAGATCAAATTGCCGCATATGATTGTGAAACAGGGCCGTATACAATGACACAAGAACACGCTCAGGCCTATATTTCTGGCAATGATCCTTGCCTGAATCCTCCTGGCCAAGGACCGAATAACTATAGTGAAGAATGCATACAATCGAAACTCTTTGGGGCAGGATGTAGCACAGGAGGTGATTGGTATTTGAACGGACTTCCTGGAATTGCTACCGTTGGAGCTAGCATTTCCCAAATCAATACTTGGCTCCAAAATCAAGTGGCCAATCGTAATGATCCAAATGTTGCAAAAGGGTGTTATGGACAAGATTTGAGCACACCTTGCGACGAATTCATAGGAACTACGGAAATACCGAATAATCAATGCATGGCGTATTTATATGCAAATACTTCTTCGCAAAATCCAAGATTGGGCACAGGATACCCTTCAGGTGGTTCGCAGTATTTAAGTTTGGACAAGAATACTCCTCAATTCTGCCAACCTCCAGGAACTCTGAATCCTGCAACTCCTGCAGGCCTTTCAGAACTCCAAAATGTTGCAACAGGGTATTCTGGATATAAGGGTGTAGATGCCGTAAAAGCGTATCTTTCAGATACTTTTACAAAAGCGATTGGAAACTTGGACATTAATTTGGATGATTCTGCGGGTGGGCGCAAGACAAGTTGGACCAAGTGTTTTGGTATAGATATTGTCCCAGTTGCTGTCATTACACAATATGTGCAAACAAATGCTTCAGGTGGGGTAGTGCAACAAGGTCCTGTATATCCACCGCCTCCCCCACCTCCTCCTCCTCCTCCGCCGCCCCCTGGACAACCGCCGCTGCCGCCGCCGCCACCCCCGCCACCCCTGCCTCCTCCTCAACCTCCAAATACTGGCGGAGGATCTCAACCCCCACCACCCCCTTTAACAATAACCCTGTATGAACATTATGATAAAAAGGGCTGGGCTGTCAAATTACCGGTAGGGACGTTTGATATTAATGGAAAAGGAACCAACGGGGTGTTTCCTCCTGACACAAGTTATATTACAGTGCCCAATGGTTTATCTGCAATCATCAATACGGGCTCTTTCAGTCAATATAGCACAATGGGTAGAACCAAGACATTCGTTGGCCCAGTGGAATGGACTTTCACAAATGAAGGACGGTGGGCAAATGATACAATACGCTCAATTATTGTATATCCTTCAGAGACTGCGCCAAATCTACCTCAAGCCCCAGCTGCTGCCGCTGCCGCTGCCGCTGCTTGCACTCCTGACACAGGAAATGCAGTATTTCCAAGTATCGAAGTCGGTACTCCTGGCGGATCTCCTTGGTATGGTCATGGAGGATGGGAAAATAATGCCCCTCTTGCTGGAAATGGTGTCATGTGGATTTGGAGCACACCTAACGGAAATAGAAACTCGCCTGCAGGTTCTTATTATAATTTCTCCTATATATTCTGTAATACAGAAAATCTTACAAATGCATATATTGCCTGTGGAATTGATAATATCGGAACTGTAACTCTGAATGGAACTCAAATTATGAGCGGTAGTGGTGGATTAGGTCAAAAAGTTGTATCTCTTCTTCCTGGTTCGAATAAGATTGTTATAGAAGCAGCGAATCGCGGTGGCCCTGCGGGAGTCTGGTTATCTATGAGGAAAATCGTTACACAAACGCCGCAGATGCCTCAATTTAAGGGATCTCAAGTTTCTGGACCAGGTCCTGTAATCTGTAAAACAGATTCAAGATGGGTATGGACAAATTCCTCAAAAGCTAATGCTTCTTTGGAAAGTGCAGGGGGTGGAGGTGGTGGTTGTTTTATTGGCGAAACTCTTGTTACAATGGCTGACGGATCCAAGAAACGTATTGATTCTATCGTATGTGACGAAATTGTCATCTCAGGCCATTCTGGAAAACCTGTGAAAGTTGTGGCGATTGATACAGTGGAAGGTGATTTCCCTCTCTTTGGATTTAATGGTTTAGAACCCTTTTCTACTCATAGCCATTGCTTCCTATCTCATGATGGAAAACGTAGCACATTAAACATTCAAGAAGCCATTGAACACAAACGCTGGGATCTGAATAATATTGTAACTATGGAAGAGGGTTCTTTAGTAAAAACGTATAATCATACTACAAAGGAAGTAGAAACAGTCTCAATCAATAATATCAATACGAAAGGATTTGCCAACAAGGTCTATAATTTAACAACAAGTGATCACACATTCGTAGTGAATGGATTTTCTGTAAGTGATGACTTCCCCGAAATTGAGAAACATCCTGAACTCTCACTCCGCATTGTTTTCTTACTCGAACAACTGAGTAAAGAAGAACTCAATCTTTCTTATGAAGAAATCTTTTCTAAATACTATGATGTATGTATGTCTACAGCGGTTGATATTCACACTCTACAACAGAGATTTGGAGAATTCTTGAACTTGTGTAAAAGGGATTCTCGCTATATTCGCCTAGGGGATAAGTTATGGACACACAAATTTGATGAATTATCAGCGTCTATACATCCTCTTGAAAAGGATCATCTAAAAACTCAGATTCCTGTAGAATGAGGGGGGATCTTATATTAATATCTGGAATCCTTCTGCTAATCTTATTTGCAGTAGTATTCTTTGTAAATAATACTAGAAAAGAAGGCTTTAGCGATACGATTATGGAAAAAGTCCAAGATCGCACGAATCCACTTGCAATGCAACGCACTCCTTCTGCAGATGTAGGCCTTTCTGAGGCATCCGGATCTTCTTTGCGCACATTATCACAAGCAGCACTAAATACGAATACATATGATGCGAGTGGAAATTCCGATGCATTTCCTGTAAATACATTGAGTCCTCGTATTGATAATGAAAACAGCTTTCTTGGACTTGTAAGTTTCTGTAAAGAAACGGCCGAGAAGTCTGCAGATTCAGGGACAAGTCCTTTTTCAAATCCGAAGTTCGCCGAAGTGTGTGGAATGTGTATGAGTTCAGGCACTTTAGTTACAGGAGAAAACTTTAGTAGTCCTACAGGAGTTGTTGTGTATAAGGAAGATAAACAAAACGCAATTGCTAGTCAAAAAGACAATAAATTCCGTTATCCTCGTCCGATTCCTTCTGTAAATTCAGCAACGTGTGTTGGAGCTGTGTTAGATGATGACTCAAAGCCCCCAGTTCTCGTTATCGATGACCGAGCATACCAGGATGTTGTAAAAAGGGATGCGTGTAAGGCGCAACAATGGTATGGAAATTCATGTGGGCAGTGCGTATCCGATTCAACCAGCTGGTCGTATGTGAAAGATTCTTCACAGGGTGGTGGAGTATATGAGATCTTATTTTGGTTATATGGAAGTGGAAATGTCCAAGTCTTTGTGGGAGGGAATGCTATAGGGAATATACAAGCACTGGATCCTACTGCAGCCATTGTTCTGAGCGCAGGTGCCGTTGCAGAAGGAACTCCTTTTCAAGTAAAGATTACTACAAATCCTCCTGTCCTAGATGCTTCTGGTAATCCGATACCTGCAGCGCCGCAAAACCTCTTTTTTTACGGAGCAATCCAAAGCACTTTGCCGAATGGAAAACCTTTTTTCATGGCTCTGGATAATTTAATTGAAGTGGATCAAGTCACCGGATCTTCTCCCCGCCGTCTTACATCGCAGTTCTTTGGTGATGTAGGACTAACTCTTATATCGTTTGTTCCTACTATCCTTCGGCTAAATGCTGGCCAAGATCCTTTGCCTGCACAAATGATTCTCAATGGAAGTATACCACTCACCTTTATCAATCCTGATCAAATTGCATTTTACGATTGTGCTGCGAGCCCTTTTACAATGGTGCAAAAGAATGGAGAATTGCTTATCAATAGGGGCGATTCTTGTTTGAATCCTGCGGGTCAAGGGCCTGATACTTATACGAAGGAATGTTTACAATCCAGAATTGTGAGTTCAGGATGTAGCACACAAGGTTCTTGGTATTTGAAAGGTTTGCCGACTTCTGTGACGGCGGGGAAGAATATAGGCGATATTGGTACGTGGATGGCTAAGAATATTGTAAAATCTATGAAAGATCCTGAGATTGCTACAGGATGTTATGGTTCTTCCTAGACTTTCGTTTTTGAACTATATAAATAGAATGGCGAATTGGGTTGAACAAGACTGGACCCGAACTTTAACGAAAGCGAATCAGGCATCCCTTATTGGAAATTCACGACCTCCCAATATGGCCAGTGTAAAACCAGACATGCTTACTGCTGCTTCACCGAAGTATTTCAATCTACAACAAGCAACAGGTGTAGATACTACACCATCCGACAACGCCGCAAACTTTTGTCGCACAACATATACAGGTTTTAGTGGTCTCCGCAAGCTACAACAAGACCAGGCCAATCGCACGTATTATGATTCTGGGTGTGGATGGAGATTTAATATGGGTCCTGGCACAGGCAATCCTACAATTAATCAAGGTGCTTTAGGGTCGTATAATGGCCCTGTGTATGGTGGAACGGGCGACTTGGACGAAGTTGCGAATTCTACAACATGGGATATGAATTTACAAAGAGCGGAACGTAATGCGAGCACGACTTTGGCGACGAATTTGAACAATAAATGCGAAAATTTACAGTATTTATCTGCAGAAAATCAGCAGTTCTTTGGATTCTGCACATCTTCAGGAGCTATCATACCTATACAAACGGATGCGCAAGGAAATGTAACGGCTCGTTTTGCTACAGATATTACTTTAGGTTGCCCCTCTGCCAATATCATTCCTGCTACGAAAGCCCCTGGGTCTTGTCCTTCTGCATCTGCATCTGCATCTGCAAAGCAAACTGGGTCCAGGCAAGGTTTCACGAACTATAAGAGTCGTGCCGGCTCCGATCTAAGACAGGGGATGGGTGTAAAAGGGGATTTGCGGGAAGCCTTTTCTCAAAAAAAAAAGATTGGGAGGGATAGCGTCAACGAAGGATTTGGAGATACATACACTTCAATTAATGACTTGAGACAGTGCAAGTCTCCTTTAACGAGTGATTGTGTGGTCTTGGCTGCACGCGCTGCAGGATGCGGCAGTGAAGGAAGTTTAATTACAGCCTTACAGGGTATTCCAAAAGGCACGGACTATAATAAGAATTTACAGAATAATCAGGCATATATTGCTTATACGCAAGCGGCGAATCCAGGCATCACCCCAAATTTGTTAAAGGATGGTTCTGTTTCTTTAGCAACGGCGTTAAATGATTTTGGAAATATATTGACCAACGCACAGTCGAAGAATAACAAGGTTGCTTCTGCATCACGTGATTTATGTATTCAGAGCGGATATTTTGAAGATTCGTATAATTGGTGCGCAGATATGTCACCCTCGTCTACAATTGATTCTACGAATATTGCATGTGTTCAGAATAACTGGGGAAATCAAGGAGGAACTGATAAAGGCACGGGATATCCTACTCTTACAACCTGGCAAGGCAAGACGTTTCAGAATTATTTATCCTTCGTGCAGGGTTTGATTACGAACACAAACTCTGGAGATAAATCCACTCAGGATGCGGCACTCTTACAATTGATTGGAACAAGCTCTGCGTATACTTCTATAACAAATACAGTAACTGTTGCTGGACCTTCGCCCATGCCTGCTGTATCTCAAACGAATGGAGGAGAAACTGTATGGATTGATATAGGAGATTATTGGCGTGGATCTACACCCCCTGTTATCCTACGCTGTGATTTAATGATGGCGGTAAATGGTGAAATTATTCCTGAAATGTTAAATGATTATAAAGATATTACTGCGAAATACAATATGCCTTATTTGAATGGAATTGCGTTCATGAATGCGTTTGAATATCGTCCTTCTTCAGATACCTCAATAGAATTTCAAATAACTTCTGACGATGGATTTATGATTGGCTTTAATCAAAATCCTTTTGAAAATACGGTGAATGCAAAGAATGATTGGGGTAGTTGGGCATATCAAGCACCCACTAGATTTACAAGTGGAAAGTATGCGATCAAATCAGATACAGCGCAAAATACAAATACTATTATTACAAAGTATTTTCAAGGACAGGGTGGAGCTCATTTTAAAATGCTTATAAATGATGGAGCAGGAGTATGGAAAAATCCCGCAAAAGATTATGATATTCGTGGAAATATGTTTTTAACACAAGAACCTCTTGCTCCATGGTTACAATATGAATTATGTTCAAGGCCAAATGCGGATAAGGGAAATTCTGTAGGATTCTTTGAAAAACGTTGGAATGGTCCAGCGGCATATTATCAGTCAAAAGGAGTCAATTCACCGATTCCTTCATTTGATGTTACATCAAAGAATATTATTACACAGACAGATCCAAAATTAAGTTCTACGGTTCCAGGATCCAAGGGTTATATTACCTTCTCACCTGCAAGTTCATGGAATACACAAGCCCACTTTGCTTTTACCGCATTTCAGACGATTACCTTATTAGTTCGTCCGCAAGCTTCTTTATCAAGTGGAACGTGGGCTTCTATCTTTAATCACAGTTCTATTACCTCAGGTACAGGATTCAATACAAGTGTTTGGCTGATGAATATGGACGGCAAAAATTACCAATTCAAGTTTTTTAACGGTAGTTCATATACGTATCTACCTTGCGTATTGAATCAATGGAATATTATTGTTATACAGTATAATTCTGATTCAAAAGGAATTCATAATGTTCAAGCGGATGCAATGGATCTTCCCACTGCACAAACTTCAGGAGGACAACAGAATTTATTAGCTCGTATTATGAATCATCAAAGCCCTATAGGCCCTGTAATTATGCCACCCATTATGAATGAAGCTCAGAGGACGAAAGGAGCCGGCCAATTGTCATTGGGTGCTGTAGGATCTCAGATGAGTTTTACAGGTGATATTGCCTGGCTTCATGGATTCCGCACTCCTATTAATACTTCTGGAATGTTAGAAGCAGAAATTAATCAATCTTGGTTATCTCGTTGGCCTCGTCCTAATCTTGATTCTGGTTTTGCCCCTGCTAAAAGAGAATTGGTTGAGACTAAACCAAATTGTATTTCTTCTGCAGGATCTGGAATAATGATTTATCAGCATTGTGACGCAGCAGGATGGTCAAGACAACTTCCTGTAGGAGAATACGATAATACTGTAAATGCTGGAAGCTTTCCTTCTGATGTAAGTTATATTAAGGTGCCTACAGGTTTCAAGGCTACGATTTTTACAGGATCTTTAGGTTCTGGACAGAGCAAGAGTTTTGAAGGCCCTACACAATGGAGTTTCTGTAATGAAGGTTGGTGGGCGAATGATAAAATTAAATCAATTCGTGTTGAACCCTCTGCAGGAAATCAGTGTTATACACGTAGTGTAACTGCAACACAAAGCGGTGTAACTGAAAAAAGTAGTGATATGAGATATTTGAATAATAAATCCGAAGGATTCTTAGGATCTTGGTTTTCTGGATTTAAATGGTGACAAGGCCTAAACTATCCATAAAAAATAAATTAAATGAGCTGGATTCCTGATATTTATATATTATGCAATGCTAAGCACGAACCGCAAAGATACCAGTTCCTGCTTAGACATCTCCCTTCTCGTGGAATTCCTGCCGAAAAGATACATTTTGTAAGCACAATATGGGGATCCGATGTAACAAGTGAACTTATGCAGAAAGTCTGCGATCCCTTTGTTCCTCGGTTTGGAATGAAAATGAATCTTTCTTTACAATCGGCGGCTCTCAGTCGTGGCGAAATCAGTCTTATGATCACATTTCATGAATGTATTCGGCAAATCTTAGAAGCCCGCCATGAACGTGTCATCGTGTTTGAATCTGATGTTACTTTACGAGAGGATTTTTTGCCTCGCCTGGAAACGGTGTTAAAGGGTTGTGATGATGGTCGTGAATGGGACTATGTAAGTTTAGGTGAGGGTGTGGGCACACGCCCTCCTGATTGTAATCCTTCGTATTTCGCCCCCGAAAAACTGTATAAACCTCCTCATCAATGGGTGTTTCGTTGTTGTGATTCTATGTTATTACGGCGGCGATTTTTAGAGAAAGTTTGGCATACTTTTGTACCCTTTCGTGAATGTTTGGACTGGGAAATGAATGTGCAACTTATGATTCATGGGGGTGTAGCGTGGTGGGCAGATCCTCCCATTGTAGAACCTGGGACAGGGCGTGGGAAGATGAATAGTTCTTTGCCTACGTGAGACATAAATACGAATGAATATAAATTTGTAAATGATATTTACACCCATTCAGTCCGAGAGTTTACGAGTAGATTGTGCAAATACATATGTAAATACTATAAATAATGCTTTTCTAGTGGTATGTTGGAATAACGAGTTTGTTTCAGAATATATAAATTATATTGCGCAAGTTATTATGGATGTAATGAAAAGAAATAATTTTGAACTAAATATTATTTTAGCAACAAATAATAAAATAGGAATTATTAATACAAAAAAAACAATCTACATAAATATAAATTTTGAACATTCATGTGTAAAAGAAAAATATCCAAATGGAACGTATATTGACAATCTGAATAAATTCACAAATTCCGATATTATTGTAGATTATAGTATTCCGAATATTCATAATGTAAGAGAATCAATGTTATGCGAGAATCTTGCGAAAAAAATGGTATATGTGGGAGCTTCTCTTTATGACGAGTTGTATATTTCAAAAGAAAATCGGCCTTTATCTGCTCTAACGACATTTATAGCAATGGACATACCTCGTAGGGTAGAATTACGTAGGCGCATTCGAGAAAAAAGAATATATTATTTAAATGTGACAGAAATTTGTGGAAGAGAAATATTTGATAAAACTGTGTTAAAGGAAGTGTATAAAAACACGAAAGTTTTAGTGAATATTCACCAATGCGAAAACCGAAATACTTTGGAAGAATTGCGAGTTCTTTCTGCTTTGCAGTGTGGAGTCCTTGTTATTGCTGAAGAGAGTGCATATACCGAACTTATCCCTTACCATAATCTGATTATTTGGTCTTCTTATGAATCAATTGTGGAAAAATTGGCAGAAGTCTTAGAAAATTATGATTCATATCATTCTAAGATCTTTTGTGAGGAAAATGTGAATATATTGGCGGGAATTCATAGTAAGAACGTGGATGCACTTGAAGAAAAAATTCTTGCATGCGTCTAAGGATTCATTGCAATAATATTTAGTGTATTAGTAAATGAGTTCCCTAGAAGTTCAGACCGAAAGATTCATAGCGGATGTTCCGAATAATTATTATACACAAATTAAGAATTCTCAGTTATTAGTATTATGGAATTGTTACTATGTATCCGAATATGTAAATTATATTGGTGGCCTATGTGTGGAAATACTGAAAAAAAATAATATAGATATAAATATATTGATAGGTGCTCAAGTTGAAGGATTTGTACATTTAAATGACAATTATAAAACTTTATATATAGACGTACATTTAGAACACACATTGATTCAAAAAGGAAAGAAAGATCATGAAAGTCAATATTTGGTTGGTAAGGCCTTGGATGAAAATGGAGATCCTTATTATACGTATGTGCATAACCATATGAGGTATACATTTCAAAATATTATAATTCATTATAGTATTCCAAATATTCATAATATAGAAACATCTAGATACTTTGATGAACTGGCAAAAAAATCTATTTATATTGCAGCATCCTTATATAAGGAATGTTGGAATGTAAAGGAAGGACGTGATATAAGTATATTAACCACATTTCTAATCGATATACCACGTAGATTAGAATTAATAGATTGTATAAAAAAACAGGGGCTTCCTCATAAAAATGTTACAGATACATATAAAAAGGAAGACTTGGCAGAAGTGTATAAAAAGACAAAAATAATGATTAATGTTCATCAGACAGATATACATAAAACATTTGAAGAATTACGTGTTATTTCTGCACTACAGTGTGGAGTTATTGTAATTTCTGAGAACAGTGCCCTGAATTATTTAATACCCTATAACCATCTTATTATTTGGTCTTCTTATGAAAATATTGTTGATAAGATGAAAGAAGTTTTGGAAAATTATGATAACTATCATGAAAAAATATTTGGTAATAATAATGCAGCTATATTAAATGAATTACACGATATGAATTTCAAAACTTTAGAAGAAAAGATACTTTCTTGTATCTAGAATAATTCAATATCAGAAGTAGGATTTCCTCTAGAATCAGCGATAGATCTACCTATTTTCTTGGTGCGACGTATATCACCACGAGAATATAAATCAAAGATGAAAGGTATACTCTGCCCTTTAGGAAGAACAGGAACAGCTAAATACGGCACTTTATTTACAATAATTTCATAGGCACGAAGTGTGGGTTTTGGTTGGACTTGGGGTTGCAGTTGCTTTGCAACAGGAGCTTGTGTTAAAGGGGTTGCTTGCTTTTGCCCTTGTGCTTTTCCTGCATCTGCATCTGCAGAAGCAAAGACAGCTCGTGCTTCCTCCACTTCAGCAGAAGGGAGGGGGGCTACAGGTTTCAAATCCGCATCACGGAATTTCGTGCTTGTTTCCGCAATATCTTTCATCAAATTCGGATGAAATGCGTATTGTTGCGGAGTTCCAGGTAGAGTAATACATGCCAGACCTTCCTCTTCATTTTCATATTGATTGATCTGGCAATCAACAGCATTGGTTTTCATGAGATCTTGGATATTTTGCAGGACTTTTTTCTTACGTTGACTAATCTGGTGTAAATACTCATCACTTGTTATCACATAGTCTGTAGCACCAGGTGGCACAGTAAATCCGAGTTTTTCTGCTTCCCTCGGCTTCACACCATCGCCATTCAAGATTGTCTGGTCAATTCTCGGAAATCCTGCCGATCCATCAGGTTTTATCAAAGCTTGGCTATCAAAGACTGAGCAATAGGTATACACTTCTACTGTGCGTTGATTGAGCAAAGGGTCTGCGCTATAGTCCAAGTCAATGTGTGAGCAAATACGCACGGCACGGCCTTTCACTTGATCTGTGCGCACATGATTCCAGAAAGGCTCCATGATATGAACACGACGAACATTGCGCAGAGATAAGCCTTCTGCACCAGCGCTTGTAATGCAGAAAACACGGCACAGATTTCCTACCAAATTGCCTGTATATCCTGCTTCCACCAAGACTTGGGACATTTCAGGAGGAAGTTCCGTAAACGTATTGTCGGAGAATTTGGAATTGAAGACTTTGAGAGCCATATTACGAAGTGCCGGGGCTTCGCCGCCAGTGAATGATAAATAACGATTTACGCCGGGGCCCTTTTTCAAATTCGCAATGGTCAAGTCGCTGAATCGCATAGTCCCAGTTTCATCCGCACGAATATCAATTCTGTGAAAGTCGTTAATTTCCAAGACAGTAGTGAATATACCAATACCTTCCATGTCGAGGAACTGGCTATAGATTAAACTGCTTCCAGGGGCTTCTAGGATTTTTTTGAGAATTGTGGCATACTTGGGGCTGTATTTTGCTAAACGTTCAGGATCAGGTTCTGAACCAGCTTTCACTTCATCCTGGAGTTTTTTCCCTGGAGCGAAGAGCCGTAGCTTTTGACTTGCAAATAATTTCAAACATTCTTTGGAACGACGGGTGGCAACTTCGTATTTTTCTCCAGGCAGAATACCCTTTTTACATTCTTCTTTCTTCTTGGCCTGTTGTTGCATAATGAGTTGGGCACCCGTTAGTGTTTTCTTAGCCTGAGGGGCCTCTGCTTTGGGTTCCACAGCAGGTATGGGGGCTCCAGGAATTGCAGGGGCTTCGGCAATAAGAATTGGTTCATCCTCTTTTGCAATTTGTTCAGCTTCTTTTTCTTGGCCGGCTTCTCTGGCTTCGGCCACAGCCTCTGCTTTTGCACCGTCGTCAATGGCGGCATCTTCTGCGGCTGCGGCAGCAGAGGCGGCTGCTGCAGAGGCAGCAGAGTCAGTTACTTCTCCCTTCACTTCTTGATCGAGCTCTGCTTCAATGATATCGTCTTTTTCATTCCCAACTTCAGCCTGAATATCTTGTGAATCTCTAGGCCGAGGACGAACAATTCCTTCAGGAAAGGTAAAATTACAAGCTTGGCGACTGGCCATACGATAACTATTCGGCTGTTTCAGCTTGGTCAACTCATAAATATCGGCCCACAAATTCGCCATCTTTCCTGTAACACCTTGCACAGCTTGTTGATCCTTTTTCTTTTCCAGTTGTTGTTTCAACTCTTCGCCACGAATACGTTGATATTCTGCCTGCGAATAGGGTGAAAAAGGGACTTTTATAACTTCATCCACAGTTACTGTGGGCATCAATTCTTTCTTGCTTCCACGGTAATAAGAAATCAAGCCTTGTAAGCGTTTTCTTAGAACAACCGTATTTTTCAGAGTTGTTCCATCAGCATCTAAGAATTTCTCGCGGAATTCTTCACCAATCGGGGGTAAAAGGGGTTCAGATTTGAATTCAGGTGTTCCTATCAAACGCATATTGGCTGCTGAAAGTTTTCCTAAGAGTCCTGTTGTTACTTCTTGAATGGTAGGAGTCTGGACACCTGGGGCAACTCTCTGAACTCCTAAAACGCCTTGAGGATCTGTAACTTTTTCCATCCCTTCAGGAAGTAGAGTAAAGATAACTTTCATAGAAACACCGAGAAGTTCAATATCTTCAAAGTCAACAAAGCGATTTTCCGTTAATAAAGCACGAATTTTTGTGCGATTTTCTTCAGAGGATGGACTTATTGTAAAAGAGGATGTGTGGATATATCCGCCGAGAAGATTTGTCAAAATGGCGATTTCTTCAGGGAAGTTAATGAGCGGTGTGCCTGAGAGGCCGATAATTTTACTATTTCTCGCACCAGCCAAAAGTCTGTAGAGAAGAAATCCACGTTTATAATTCGTTAAATAAGGACGACGGGGATCGGTAGTTTTCTTACAAAGTTCAGGAGTCCAGTGACCAGGTGTTACAGGTTCTAGGGGGACTTTGCGTTTCAATCCAGGAAGAGCAGTTAAATAGGGTTCAATCGTGCCTTGCATTAAACGTGTTAAATTATGGATTTCATCAACAACTATCACCGCATTATCAAAAAACCCGTTACCTTCTTCATCCAAGGGGGCGCAGGCAATTTCTTTCAGGTGAGACGATGTAATACCATTATAATTCACAAATTGTATGCGATTTGTGATCTGGGTTTCTAATTGCGCCACAATTTGTTTACGAGATTCGTCGTCAAGACTCTTGAAATTAGATTCTTGGGAGAAATCCGGAACCCAAAGAGTCTTGGTTTTACGGAAAAAAGAATCAGGCAGACTGAGGATTTCTTTGGCAAAAAGTCGTATGGTGGGTTCAGTGGCATCCAATTTTACCCAATGATTTTGATACCGGAAATGGCGGAAACCACAGAAACTCACTTCACGTATGAAATTGTATCGGAGTGATGATGGAGTCATGACAATGATTTTCTTATTACTTACGGAAAAGAGGGCTTCGGCTGCAGCGATTGCGGAACATGTCTTTCCTGAACCGAGACCATGATAGACTAAGAGTCCACGATACGGAGTGGCTTGTTTTACATATTCACGCACAAATTTCTGATATTCATACATTTCCACTTGTTGTTGTGCACCAGCTCCGATCTTTTTACAAGCATCAAAATCAGGTTCTTTACCGAATTCTGGAATCTTGATAAAGCTGGAAAAAACTTTGAGAATTTGTTTTTGAAATCCGAGGCGTGATTGAAGAGGATAGATGGTTGTTTGTTGAGCGTAAGGATTTTCAGTATCTTCTTCACGTATTTCATTAGCAATTTTTTGTAAAGATTCGTCACCGTATTTGGAAGGTTCATTCGGATTGATCTGAGGTTGGGGGATTCCTATAGCATCATCCAATGCTGAATCCGCTTCAGTATTTATTGTAGGATCAGGACCAGGAGGAACTTTTATAACTGCAGCTACTTTTTTAGTTTGTTCTTCAGACTGGAGCCGAGGCTGAGACAGTGGAAGTTTTGCCTTTTCGGATGAAGGTGGGAGTCTAGCCAATAAAGTTAAATCTCCTGTTTGATCTTCACCCAATACTGAATATTCTTGAACTTCGGAGTTCGTAGCCAGAGAAATTTTCGGAACTCCTTGTGCTGCTCCAAAAATAAGTTTCGGTCGTGCAGCAGCCATCTACTTACTCCTGCTCTTCTAATGCGGCCAAAGCAATCTTACTTGCTTCTTGTTCAGCAACTTTCTTGTTCCTTGCCGTAGATTTGGCAATGACTTTTGTTTCATCATTCGGATCAATCACGCCCATTGTAAAGATTCGGTCATGCGGAGGACCTGTTACTTCAACTTCTTTGTATCGTGGCGGCTGGTGATACTTTGCTTGAAAGAATCGTAGGAGCTGATCTTTGAAATTATTATCATCGGTAATGAGTTCTACGAAATTTACATGTCGTTGGATAATCGCAACCAAGAATTTTTTCACAATCGTAAAAGCCAGTCCGGGATTCTCGGGGGTTTCAAAGTTCTTATATAAGGCGTAGACCCAGGCTTCTAGCATACTTCCCAAAAGTCGTAGATTTCCACGACCTCCTGCACATACTTCTTCGACATGACGACTGACAATAATCCATGGTTCAAGGCCCATTTTCTTGGCCAGCATTCCTAACATCTTATTATTTACAATGCGTGTTCTTAGTCGTGTCAAGAAACCCTCACCTTTCCCGGCATATCGCTCGTAGAGATATAGGGCGATAATACAGCCTAATAAGCTATCGCCTGCAAACTCACACTCCTCATTGTCAGCCTCTTGAAGGGGCAGACAATTGGGAGGTCTTTCGGCCAAGATCTGTTCTTGACCATCGGCAGCTTCTGCTGCCCATTCTTCACGCCGATCTACATAAGATTTATGAACACAGGCTTGGCGAAAGAGGTTGGGCTGAGGGGCTTCTTGCTGTATGCCGTATTTTTTAAGAATTGTGCGAATTGTATCATCATCAATAATTTTATTACGAGGATTCCAGGGGTTGAAGATTTTTTGGGTTTCGGTATTCATTTGAATGTGAAAGAGGGACTAGCAGTAGATGGCGGAGGCAGAGTCAATTTTAATACCTGATAAAATTGACCAATTATCTTTTATGGATAAGATAACACATTTAGGTAAACAGTTTACACCCGATGAGAAAAAGAAGTGGTGGGATAAGCAACCTGGAAAACGTCATAAAATCGGATTGATTAGGAATAAGGAATTGGATACGGCCATACAGATTTTTACCGAGAGTTTTGACTTATCCAAAAAGCTGAAAAATCATGAAAAACTCACTCAATCTTTTGAAACAAAGACGTGCAGCGATGTTAAAGCGTTTAGAGGTGTAAGGCCTTCCTTATCGCCGAATACAGGACAGATTTTTTCAGCAGGTATTGCTTCAGGAATTGCAGCGGAAAGTTTAGTTAAATCTGGAATACCGGATTCTGAACTTCTGACGGCTGCTCCTGGGGAGGCGGCTCTTGTTCCTGCACCTCAACTTGGGGAAGCTTCTCTTGTTCCTGCACCTCAACTTGGGGAAGCTTCTCTTGTTCCTGCACCTCAACTTGGGGAAGCTTCTCTTGTTCCTGCACCTCAGGCTGGGGAACCTCAGCCATCTCCTCAAGATACTCCTTCTCATCAACAACCTGAACCTGCTCTTGCTCCTGGGGAAACTCCTCCTCACTCACCTCTTCAGGAAGAGGAACAAGAAGATCTGAGCGTAGATTCAGGGTCTGATGCGAATGATGAGAGGGAGCAGTCACAGAATCCATCCTCAGAAGATGAGGAATACGAATCCAACCAAACCAACGTTGAATCTGTTGAAACATCTAATAGAAGTAACGCTAACTCTTTAAAAGGAGGATTTCGTAATGGTTTCAATCGTTCTGGAAATTTAACCACCCCTGAAGTCTTAGAACAATCTTTAGAAACGATTGGATCTGCAACTGACTTTGAGCGCCTGTATCTAGGTTGGTTGAACGACCCGAAACTTCCTAAACAAACCGATATAGATTTACAAATTCGTAAAAATAGTTTGAAAAGTTTATTCCGTTTTGTCTTTGGAAAGAAAAGCATTAGTGATGTAACCGCAACCACATTCCAGAAAAAACTCCGCATTGCATACACCCCTTTAACAACTGAGGAAAAGGTTCCTTGCAAAGCAAAATCTGACGATGTAGAAACCCAACAAAGGACTATATGGGAAGACTTCCACGAATCTTTGAAATATCGCAGAAAACAAGCCATGTGTGAATTATTTGCTGCACGAGATATTGTAGGAGAAGATACTTTATATGTAAGTCAGAAGAAAAAACTTATCTTAGGCCTTCGTGATTTAATTGATATTATGGAAAGAACCATTTATCCTTGCATGGAATATGGCTATGACGTAACTCAGCATGAACCTGAAGAACCCGAATTATTAACAGAAGAAGAATATGCTCGCCTTCTTGCAGTATTTCGCACCTTTGTAAAAGATCGTAAAATTGGGGAAGATGGTTATAGTTATAATATGTTACGGAAAAAGCTGAGTAAAAAAGAGAAAACCACAGAAAAGTCTGAAGTATTATACAATCAATTACTTGAACTCTTAGTCTGGATGAAAGGTGAAGCCGAAGCTCAAGAAAGAATGAAAGCTTTACAAGTAAAAATTACAGAATTAGAAACTTTAAGTAAGGGACAAAAGGAGGATATACGGGAGTTAGAGGAATTAGTTTTAATTCTTATCTATATTCTCAATTTAACAGAAAAGATGCATGTATTACAATTAAAGTTGGAAGAAATGACATGCACAGTAAAAGAATGTTGTAGGAAAAAAATAAATGAAGCTAAGCAAGCTTCTCTTCCTAATTCTGTGAAAAACTTACTTGATTCTGTTAAAAATTACAAAAAAGAATACGATGTCATTCGTAAGAAGTTAGAAAAAGAGAAAGATGAACAGGGCGTGGAGATCCAAGAATTGCAGGATATTATACTTGCACTTACATCAATTCTACTTTCCATAGATCGTTTCCATCAAATTGACAAGAGTCTTGCGAGAGTTGAGGAAGCGATTCGTAAATGTATTGAGAAAAAGGAAGAAGTGAAAGAACTTATTGAAAGGCTTCAAAGGCTGCAAGAAACTACTTCAAAATCTACAACTTCAACGGCAATTCAAACAGTTTCTGATACAGCTATAGAACTTGCAAATAAAACTCTGACCGATCTTGATAAGAAAGAAGCGGAGTTGCGAAGCATTGGAGTAGGCACCAGTGATGTAGCGGTAGATTCTGCGCCTCCCCCTTCACCGCAACAGGTTGAAAAACCTGTGCGAAATAATAAGAAAGATCGCAAATCACCTATAACACCTGATCCTTTTGCAGTTGTTTCTGAAAGTATTCGTGATACAGAAAATAATAATAATTCTTTTCTGCCTATTGCGAAACCTACATCAGTGACAGTGCCTGAACAACCTCAACAACCTCTGAAAAATATGTCAAAGGGATCTTTACTAAAGATGCAATTACCGAATTCGGCAACCCCAGAACTTCGTGAAGGAAATTCTTCCAATGATATACAAGAGAATGTAAGAAGGATTATGCAGTTGAAACCTGTGGCATCTCTAGAAGCAGAAGCAGAAGCAGAAGCAGAAACATCAACAGTTCCCCCAAAACTAATTATACCTATTCTAGATTCTCCTTCAAAAACGATTGATTCTTTATTAAAACAACTCAAAGGGGGTGGAAATATAATTAAAGGGATTTTAGAACGTGATATTCGTGCATATGCTGTAAAAGGAGATTCTAATATAAATGATATTCTGAAAGATTCGCCAATTATGAATTTAATTAATGAATACCAAACAAGAGCACAATTTTGGAGAGGTGCTCAACTTACAGAAACTTATAGTGAACAATCTCCAGAACAAGCAAAGCAATATTTTACAATAATTGTAAACAGTATTTGGAAAAGCTTTAAAAATAATATACGGGGTGAGGACAATAATAAAGAGTTTTTCCGTAAATTGATATTTGATTTATTTCGAACCTATGTTATGCAATTTCAATTAATTGAAGATGAACCGAAAATAATAGATGAATATATTCTAAGTAATAAAATAGATAAAGCGTATAAAGATTTTGATTTTTATATAGGTTCTATTCCTTTAACAACGGAAGGATCACAAACTGTTTTTACATTCTTAGATATAAATAAAGAAAAATTAAGAAACTTTGTTATAGGGACAGTTAATACACCCAAGAGATTTTATAGGAAGGGGAATGTATTTGTAGGAGGTGGCGATGGCGCTGACGGCGACAACGAAGACAATAATAATAAATACAATTTCTGTAAAACGATGTTGGCCGCATTAATGGTGGAAGCTAGTAAACATGAGGGTTTTGATTATAAGGAATTTATGAGAAAGGCAAATACCACTTTAGAAGAACTTGGGCAATGTCCTCTTGTTACGAAGGCTCTAGGGTATTTGATGGATGAATCTATGAATCAATCGGCACCTGAAGAAGGATATACGTTTATTCCTTTGGGTGAAAGCCCCTCAAATAACCAAGAATTTATAAGAGCCTTGGAAAAATCCTACACTACAAACTTTACGGAAACCGAGAAAGCAGCCTTACAATCACTTGCTCCTCCATTTATTTTACATGCCAATTCTCCTGAAGAATTCCAAGATGTTCTTGGAAGAAATTCGTATTTCTTAAATGGTTCTACAAATGCAGAAAATGAAGATATTCCTCTCTATGGAGTCGGCGAAGATGATATTTTTGTAACTCCTGAAGAGAGAAAGATTGTTGAAAAAGGTGGAATTCCTACAGGAGGCATCTTAGTCTTATATCTCATAGCAGGGTGTAAAAGGGATGATGAAGATCTAAACACGGGTAAAGAAAAGGATACTAATGAAGATTAAAGTTCTTCAAGCAGACACAAGAGATATTATACTTCAACTTCAATCAAGGAACTTGTATTATGGAAGTGCAAGTGATTATTCATATGAGAGTTTGATGAAAAATAACGAGGGTGAATTATTTCATCCTGAAGATGCCCAACGAACTCTAAGTTTATGTTGTCTTGTTACAATGATGAAATGTAAGTTGTTAGGAATTGCATATGAATTTGTTAAAGGAAATGCTGAAGACTGGAATTTTCCAAAAATTCATAATAATGCAAATGTGTATGATAGTAGCCTGGATTCAACGAAACGAAATGTAACTTGGTTAAAACCTCGAGTTTTACTTGAACAAATGTCTTCAGAAGAAAACAAGTCTGTAGATATTTTTTGTATTTTGGATACTGATGCATGGATTCGTGATGATAGACGATTTCAAGAGTTTTTAGACACTTTCTCAAAAAGCCCTGCAATAATTGCCATGGCTGAGGATGTAGAGCGTTCTACCTTGTTGAATTCTGGTTTTATTGCTATAAAAAATAATGTTAAAGGTCGGCAGATTATAGATAAAATATATAATGATCCCAAGTATTCCAGATATTATACAGTAGTCTATCATGAACAGAGTGCGCTGTGTGATTATTATCTAGAGAATAAGGATGAATTTATGATTCTGCCATTGAACGATTTTAACACTCCTTGTGGTTCGGTAGTTCGTCATGCATGGTTACATGGACTTTATTATAAACTTGTAGTGGATGAAATTTTAGGAGTATTTACAAAGTTGTGTTTAGGTTGTTTGGATGGATCGGTATATAAGATTGGAGGGAATGTTTTAGTGTATGATCTTTCTGCAGAATGTGGGAAAATTCCTCAGATTAAAAAGTATTAAGATACTAGAAATGGTATCTGGAAAACAACAAGAAATGCCTCCTGTAAAGTCGATGACGCCGAGTATAAACTATGCCTTGAAAGCTAAGTATGCTGCTTATACAACTCTGGTGTTTTTCTTAGTGGCGAATCCAGAAACCTACAAACTCTTACAGAAGTTTCTAGGTCACTGGGTGGATATTGCGAGTCCAGGAGGATGCCCCACACCTACTGGATTTTTCCTACATACTGCGCTGTTCTTTGTGCTTCTATGGTCTATCATGTTATTCCCGAGGGATTGATTCGCTGGATACTAAAATAATCTCCTCTTCTAAGGCTTTCTCATACATAAGTCCTGGATACAGACGTTTTGAAACGGCTGCCTCTGCGACTACTTCAGCTTTGTTTGCATCCATTCCTTTCGCTTCCGCCGCTGCATATATTGTTGCATAATACCACATATCTGCAGAATTCCAGGAAGGGTCATAACCTTTCGGCATAGTAATCTCTTTCCAGACATTTTGGGAAAACACAAGTCTGGTTATAGACTTATTCATCATAGACAATCTTTGCGAGCAGAGTTTAGACGGGTTTATAGGCTAGGGTCTAAATAGTTTGTTAAAGGGAGTGTAGATGTTTGCGAGAAAACGTATACAGAATATTATTATTGAATCCACAAATTCTTATACAGAATTGTGCGAATGGGGGAAAACTCTAGGAATTGATAAGAGCCCTTATAATGAACGACCTGGGTTTCATAGACATCCGTATACAACTGTATATTCAATGTTATTTGCACCATATAAGAATAAGGAAATTAAATTTGCGGAAATTGGTATAGCATCAGGAGGTTCCGTAATTCTCTGGAATAATTATTTCACAAATCTTTCCACACGCTTACAGTTTTTTGATCGTGATCAGGAATTTTTAGATAATTCTATGTCGTTTGGATTTTTAAGAAGTTCATTTGGCTTAATGGATGTGAGTGTAGACGGTGGTATTACAAGAGCATTAGAGGGGACGGGCGAATATGATATTATTGTGGATGATTCATCACACAGTCCTGGTGATCAACAACGTATTGCAAGAGAAGCGTTTCCTTTTATTAAATCTGGCGGTTACATGATTATTGAAGATATAAATCGTGGAATCCCTGATGAACAATTTGAGAAAGAATTAGAATCAATACTTCCTCAGTGTTCAGAAGCTTATTTTGTAATGTGTGAACATGTATTGAAATATAGTCCTGGTTGGAATAATGATAAGATGCTGGTTCTAGTAAAGAAATAAAAATATAAAATCTGGTCTAGTAGAATGGCCAAGTTTAGTGCAAATTCCAAGTATGCAATGATTGTTGGATCAATTGTGCTTTTACTGGTAATTGTCTATTTCTTTGGAAGCAGATCTGAAGGTTTCCAGAGTGGTGATGCTACATTCACTTTATACTATGCCGATTGGTGCCCTCACTGCAAGACTGTGAAACCTGTATTTGCTGATTGGAGTAAGAGTGGGTCTTTTACGGTAAATGGCAAGTCTGTTACTACGAACATGGTGGAAGAAAGTTCTATGAAGGATAAGTCAGTTCCCGTAAAAGGATACCCGACTTTCTTGTTGAAGAAGGCTGATGGATCCTACGTAGAATTTGATGGCGATCGTTCACCCAGCGGATGGGAACAATGGCTAGCTAAGAATGTGTAAGGCTGGTTCTTGAAAAGAACATAGGGGACCAACAAGTAAAAATTGACACTTGGTTTCGTTAGGTAAAAGGGTCCTAGCTAACACAGATAAATGAATGATCCGAATTCTAGAATTCCTTCCTTTATTACAATGGATCGTGATGATGGTGGTTGGACACATGTTGGTGCAAGTAAAAAGAAGAAAGTTAATAAAGCAGAAACGGGGCCAAGCCCAATTGCAAAATGTGTGAGCTTTAGTTCACAGATTTCGCAAAGTCAAAGAATCATTCCTAAACAATCTTCTTTACCCACGCAAAGCATGCGTAAGTTGGAAGAAGCTGATGGGCCTATCAAACTAAAAACGCTTTCTATGGAAATGCGTCAAGAAATTACAAATCGGCGTGTTTCCAAACAATGGACACAAGCAGATTTGAACAAATTCTGTTCTTTCCCGCAAAATACAATTCGTGAGATTGAGTCCGGTCGTCTAGCACCGAATCAGCATCAACTTAGCATGCTTAATCGTATTCTCAAAGGTGGTATTCATTATAATTAGAAAAATCCTAGGAAGCTGAAAATCTCCTCAACGGCCTTATTTCCTTTGCAAATGAATATATAAACTTTTTTGTCAATCGGTGGGCCTTTGCAATTAATTTTGCTCGTTCTTCACGAGATTCTTCAAAATTCAGAGCACTAAAATCACTTATAGGTATTAATATTAAACGATCACCAAATTTATGTATATAAGGAACATTTTTCATAATTTTTGCAGAATCATATATATACCGTATAACTTCCATAATATCATGAATGGGTTGAATCGTTGTTCCATACGTAATTGAAAATAGAACTCCCCAAGTTTCACGGATTTCTTGTTCATTCAAAAAGACTAATGGCAAATTATTTAAGAGGGCTCCATCCATAAGTAAAGCACCTGTGCTTTCCTCTTTGACAGGGGTGTAAAAGAAGGGTAGAGACATGGATGCACGAATGGCAAATTTTACACTTGTCTTAGGGGTCTTTACAGTGCTGAATTCACGGACTTTTGATGTTTGAATTTCTGTGGCAAAACACCGCAAATGTTTCGCATGTTTTACCGCAATTTGTTCAAATGTGGCTTCAGGTGAAAATCCTTTTTGTTTTAAAACGGATCCAATAAGTTTTTCAATTCCTTGACCATCATCTAATCCAAATGTTAAAGGGAAGGATAGGACTGTTTCAGGCTGAATATTTCGGAGTTTTGTAAAATCAAGTTCTAATGCAAGATGTTCAATTTGTGCAACTGTGTAATCGAGAACCCATAAAAGCGAGAAGAAAGCACCTGCACTAATTCCCATGACTTCCTTGATATGTCCAAGAAGTCCTGCTTCTTCAAATGCTTTCATAACACCTACGTGGGCGACACCACGAATTCCCCCGCCACATAAGGCAATACGGCGTGGAGGGATACGTTTCGTTAGTTGAGTGTTGGTCTTTTTTACTGCTTGTATAGATGCCGATTGGTAATGCGAAGGATGTAATACAGGTGCCTCGTTTAGAGCCGAAAGATTTGTATGACCGAAGAGTTCGCCGCGATCATGCCCGTCTTCGGGCTTATAATACACTTCTTGAGCAGATTTATCATCGCGTATATGCGACATCCCAGCTATCCGGGAACACATCTTCTGTTTTGTATTCTGTTCCGCCGTTCATTTTAGGGTTGCCAAAGTTGGATATGGAAGATTGTATTGTCTATTTGGTTTGGCAACTTCGTCAGACGAGTTTTGAAGTGAAATTCACATGGCCGAATTTTCTGTATATTTCTTGGAGACATCACGAGGGTGCTTATTTGGCAAATAAGAATCCTATTATGCAGGCCATGATGCCGGAACCTACAGTGACCATGTTAGGAGGGCCTAACACAGCTGCAGGAAAAGGCGGTTCACAGAAAAAGAAAGGGGGGCAGGCTGCAGCTCCGTCACGGTCTGTTGCTTTTAACGATGAAATTGAATTATTAACAAAACAGCAGACAGCTCCTGCTCCTGCTCATGCCCCTAGTCAAAATCGTCGTGCTATGGATTATGAACCGCCGGCAAGTTTTATCCAGAATATGGATCGTCCTGTAGCAGCAGCGGCAGCAGGATCAAAGAGTGGAATGTATAGGGAAGGAGTTGCAAAAGGGAATGTATTAGCGGATTTGTGGACTATATAAGAGTCTAGAGAGACTATATAATAGTCTAGAGAGACTATTTAGCCTCTGCCCTGGGTTTAAAAAAACAGTATTTTCATATATAGAATGCAAATTCCTTGGTATTATATATGGAGCCATGACTATAGAATCTTTCATGAAATTATGCAAGATTCTATAAAATATCCTGAGTTTGAATTAAGTCCTATTGAAGTTCCTCAATCACGTTTTGATTCTGAATTATATAGTAAAGAAGGTAGCCATTTTTGGAGGGGGTCGTGTATTAAATTAAATTATATTATAGAATCTCTGAAAAAAGCAAAGGAAGAGTCAAAACCTTATATTTTATTTACTGATATTGATATAGTTGTAAGGGAGAATATTTATAATGATGTAAAAGGGTTTATGGATAAGTCTATGGATATGGTATTTATGAAAGAAGGAAATGGTATAAATTTCGGATTTATGTTCCTTCGTGTATGTGATGAAGTTATAGATTTCTTTATTAAAGTAATAAATAATTTAAAGTATATAAATACAAGTTTTATGGATCAAGAATGTGTAAATGCAGAACTTCCTTCTTATCCAGGTAAATATACTTGTTTTAATGAAAATGATTTCATATTATCAAACAATTGGAATGTAAATAATACCCCTACTTATAAAGTTATACAAGTTTTATGTAGCAATCCAGACAAATTATGTAATATGCTTGAAAAAACTGTATCTATGTGCCTACTTATGGATATGAGACCGTATATGAAATATTCCTCATTAACTAAAGATATTTTACACCACATAAATAATATTTTGGTAAATAAATACAATATGTCGCCAAAATTATTATATGAACCACCAGTCTAAAAACCTCTTCGTTTTATCTACAGTATGGCTATTCCTTGGTATTATATATGGAGCCATGACTATAGAATCTTTCATGAAATTATGCAAGATTCTATAAAATATCCTGAGTTTGAATTAAGTCCTATTGAAATTCCTCAAGAGCGATTTAATTCTGAATTATATAAGAATGAAGGCCAACATTTTTGGTATAAATCTCTTATAAAAGTGGATACTATTTTAGACTGTCTTAAGAAAGGCCATGAACAATCAAAACCTTATATTTTATTTACAGATATTGATATAGTTGTAAGGGAAAATATTTATAAGGATGTAAAAGGGTTTATGGATAAGTCTGTGGATATGGTATTTATGAAAGAAGGTTCTATTATGAATATCGGATTTATGTTACTTCGTGTATGTGATGAAGTATATAATTTTTGGCAGTTAATTCGTTCTAAAATGATGGAAAAAGATGGACTAGATCAAATGTATGTGAATGAATGTCTACTTTCATATCCAAGAATGTATACACATTTTAATGAAAAACTCTATACGCCATCCAATTTATGGAATGGTTCTTTATCGTGTAAAGTTATACAAGTCTTGTGTGATGGTCTTATAAAAGAATATAATATTGTTGAAAAAATTGTGTCTATTGGACAACTTATTAATATAAAACCATATATGAAATATGTAGATGCAAAGAGTATGGAGAATATAGAAAAATTTGTAAAAGAAGTATTACATGAGGAACTTGAACTAATATTTAATCCTGTTTTTAAAGATTATTAGAAATTCTGGCCTTTTTGGAAATTCTGGCCTTTTTGGAAATTCTGGCCTTTTTGGAAATTCTGGCCTTTTTGGAAATTCTGGCCTTTTTGGAAATTCTGGCCTTTTTGGAAATTATTCTAAATCTTGAATTTAGTCTTCCATCCTCTGTATACTAATTGTGTAAGAGGGAATAAAGGCGCTCGGCTTTGACTTGTCCTAGCTTTTGTTTTCCAATCTGCACCGCTGCTAACTGATCCTGCGTGGCTTCCCAAACTCCTTTTAGAGTGGATCCAAAAGCGGCTAAGATAGCTTGCGACCCTGTTGCAGAAATCCCACGGCAGCATTGTATGACACTCGTGGCGAAAACCTTCGGATCATCTGAGTTTTCTTGACGAGACTTTCCCCTCGTTTCAATATAAGTCATTGTCTTTGGTTGAGCAAATGTGGTAGGATCGGCCTTCCACTGTTCAGCTAGAAGTTGGCAGAGTTCGGCAGTTTCTTTAAGAGATGCAGTTTGGAATAAGGTAATGTGATAACGGAGTGCAAGACGAGTTAAATGTTTCATAAGAGCTGGTTTTTGTAGGCGGAATTGTTTTGTATGCGTAGATGCAGCTGCAGAGGTAGAAGCAGTCAAAGAATCTTCATCCATCCCTTTCCAACCTCTCGTCGCTGTTCTGTTCAAATCACCTTCAATAATGTAAATGGGATGCGCCTTTTTTTCACTGGAATAAGATAAGAGTCTGGATCTCTGTTCTCGGTATCGCCCGTCTAAAATACTGGCTTCCAAATCAGCCACAGACTTGCGTTCAATAATTAATCCATGTTCACGGATTTCTTTTGTTTCTTGATCAACGGCGATCCAAATATCTCCTACGGGCAAGTGTGTAAAAGGGAAGTCTTCCTGAGGTAAAAGAGGACGTAGGCCAATTTCTCTATCATCTAAAGCATTCATATATACTTGACTATAGTGACTTATAAACAGTGAGTTTAGACCTTTAAAATATTGTTCTAGTTTATAAAAAGATGGTGGCGGAGTGCTGTCCAATTTGCAAAGTATTTGTGAGTGATTGGATACGACAACCAGCAAAGAACGACAGTGAGTTTTATTTATCGGTGCGCAGAAAGGGAATTCTTAGGAGGTTGCCTGAAATTTCGTATGCAATGTTTCGCATTACTCGGTGTTTATTATCTCTCACACATGAAACCATTGTCGAATCTCCTGAATACAAGGCTCATCACCTCTTAGATTTTTATAAATCAGGGGCGGATATTATGAATTGTAAAGAAGTTCCTGAAGAAGATCGCACTCTTGTGCGTGTATTTTATCGCAATGAATTTATAAAATGCATATTCAAACAAAGCTGTTCTACAGATTTGGAATATGTATTAGCAGTATTATCGGACGAGGGCTGTTCAAAAGAACCTTTCATATTATCACAATGGGTGGCTGATTCTTTATTTATGCTTCGCCCTCTGGAAATGATTCATAATGATCATAAAGATGCCGTGAAATTCTAATACCAGTTCTTTATAGGTCCATTCGGTGCAAACATTCTTTCTAGGCCTGGTGTCCAGCTCGTATAATCCCATTTTTCATCACGGGTCTTTTCTCCAGGTGTGAAAAAGGGGTCAAGGCCGGCATTTTGTGATGAAGATCTTACATAAGAAGGGATGACAATGGTGTTTTCACTTGCCTGTGTATTGGCGCCTGACGTAGCTGCGGCATGATCCCTTTGGACCAAAAGGTCATCTTCTCCTTCATCAAAAACTGGCTTCTCGTCAATTGGACGTGTGCTAAACACTGTGAATTGGTTGGGCGTTGTCTCTCTGTATTCTGCCTTCAGTCCTTTTACGGCGTAAATGCGTTCTATGATCTCTTTTGCATCGGCGGCATCATAGGTTGTCAGACTTTTCGGATCTTTCGGGGTATAAGTCTGGAGAACTTCTAGTTCTTTTTGTTCTAATGCTGTCATATCCGGGGGTGTCATATTTGTGCCGTCAATGGATGCAAATACATTGAATTTGGGTGCCGGTGGAGGATTCTCAAACTTTTCTTTGTAAGCGGTCATGCCTTGTTGGAAAACATCGGAACTCGGAGGTTGGACGGTCCAATCCATCGGATATTGAGACATCAGTTTGTCACGCATTTCTTTTGTTATAGCACGATCGCCTTCGTTGCGAAATACCATACTGTATTCATAATCATCAACATTCAAAATGGGTTTCTGAACATAGGGTTTTTGTAAGCGATCTTCCATGAATATAAAAGGCGGGGAGCACATCTTTGTAGGATCAGGGCATCCAGAGGCATCTTGTCCTGTTGTTACAGAAGGATTGGCTTTTACAGAAGGTGTGGATGCATTACCCGAAGCATCGGCAATGATGGGCGGTTTACGATCATGGAGTATAAATAGGCTTGTAATTCCTCCAATTAGAACTAGGAAGAGTAGAAATATCCATACATCCATCCCGTCTTCTAACTATGAATGGCGTTTCGCATGGAGTTCGCAGAGTGATTAGGATTCGTAAAGCCTGTGTAGTAGGGTTGGCGCCAATTACGACGAAAGAGTGTTAATACACCAACAACAATAGCCAATATAAGAAAGAAAGCTAAGGCCATATCGCTCATTCTATTCTCTACAATAGTAGATTAAGATGGCGAAGGCCAAAGGCAAGACAAAGGATGAAAAGAAAACTCTTATGGTAGATTCAAACACGCATATACCTGATCTAGAAAAAGTCTTAGCTTCTGGAAATATTACAATTGTCTTAGTCTATGCGGAATGGTGCGGGGCTTGCCATCGGTTTCGTGAGAAAATATGGGATCCTATGTTAAAGGATAATGCAATTCATAATCGTATTGCTGTGCGAGATGATATGGTAAAAAATACAAGTCTGTCAAAGGCGAAGTTTGACTATCTCCCGAGTATTCTGGTAGTGGATGAAAAAGGGGATATTCAGACGTTTCGGACACCGGAAGGTGAGGAGACAAATGCGATGCCGACTCCCAAGAGTATTGAAGATATGACACGAATTGTGAATGTGCCTTTAGGGCCCCTTGGTTCAAAGGCACCGTCTGTCCCTCTTGCACCACGTCCTGTAAATGTCATTGAGAACTATGAAAAACTGGACGAGGTGGAAGTGAAAGCGAAAGCGGATGAGGCTCAAGAGGCGGAGGAAGAACCCAATTGGCTAACAAATCAAATAACACCCAAACCTGAAAATTATAATTATACTCATGTAATTCGCACATATCCTATACCAACGCCAAAAGGAACAACATATATACCTATAGAAAAGCAAGTGCAAAGGGGCGGTTCTCTTTTAAAAACCCTGAAAAGCTTCATAGGTAAGAATAATAGAATAAAGAGTCATAAGAAAAAGACACGGGGTCTAAAAATTGGCCGCCAAACTCGCAAACATAAGTAGTCCTCCCCGTAGAATACAATGTCTTCTTACACCATCCACGTCTTTGACGCAATTGCTCGTGACCAAAAAGTCATCCGAGCAACTGAGGAGGGTCTAGAAGTTCAATATTCCACGGCCGATGAAAGTGACAATAGCACTTCATATTCAAGACGAAAGAAGGGGTCTGCTTCTAAACCAGCCGATCTAGCTCGCAATGAATTGGTGATTCACCTCTTCGGGATGACTGCAGAAGGTCAGTCCGTGCGTATTGAAGTGAATGGATTTCGCCCTTTCTTCTACGTTGCTCTACCTGAATGCAATACACCTACCGAAGTTTCACGAATGAAGAACAAGCTTCAAGACAAAATTTGTGCACATCCAACCTTTCGCAGCTTATCTTCATCGCTTGGGTTTGAACTTGTTCATAAACAGAAACTGATTGGATATACCGGTGGGAAACTCTTTCCTTTTCTCAAAATTTCCATGCCCAGTATGAAATTATTCTACGAACTCCGCAAATACTTCCTAGATGATCAACAAAAACCACGTGTAAGCCTAGGGCCTGGTCAGAAACCTCTAGAAATCTTTGAATCCAATATTGATCCAATGCTCCGTTTCTTCCACATTCGTGACTTACAAACATGTGGATGGATCGGTGTTAAAGGGGATGTATTGGATTCGGATGACACCACCATTAAAATTCGTGCAGATTGGGAAAATATTTTCCCTGCATCAGGTGCTGTCGTAACTGCACCTTTCAAACATGCTTTTTGGGATATTGAGTGTTATTCCTACGATAAGGAATTCCCTGTGGCTCAACAAGGATATCGTCGGGTTGCGAAGCAGCTTTGGTATTCTGTTGGCACGAAAGATGCTCATACGGTCTCAGGGCTTTTGAAGGAGGCGTTTGCTCGTATGGAGGGTTCCAAGATTACGATTCCTCCTTTTAAGAATCCTTCCTATGTGGCGAAGCCGGCTCATATTGCTTCCATTGTAGATTCGGGTGACTTTGTCTCAAGTATTAAAGGGATTTGGGAAGGTCGTGATGGGATTTTGGTAAAAGAGCGTGAGGAACGTTTGGCCAAGTTGACGAAACTTCTGGATTCTTCATTCAAGACATTTGCGCCTATTGCCGGGGATCCGATTATTCAGATCGGCACGGTTGTCTTTAGTCAAGGAAAACTCAGTCGTCATATCTTTGTTCTCGGAGGATGTTCGGCAATTGAAGGGGCGGAAGTTCATAAGTTTAAGACTGAAAAGGACTTGCTACTTTCCTGGTTTTCTTGGGTTGTTGAAGAGAACTTTGATGTCTTTGCCGGCTATAACATCTTTGGTTTTGATGAACGCTATATCTGGAATCGTTTGGAAGAACTTGGGCTGGAGCAAGAGGAGTGTGTGCAGAAGATGACGAGGTTATGGGATGAAGGTGGAGAGATGAAGCTTCAGGAGAAGTTCTTGAGCAGTTCCGCACTCGGTGATAATATGCTCTATATGTGGAATACGCCGGGGCGTCTGCGGATTGACTTGTATGGTCATATTAAGCGCAAGGCGCAGCTCAGTTCGTATAAACTGGACAGTGTTTGTGCTGCTTTTCTGAGTGGCAAACTTTCAGGAATTTCGGCGGTAGAAGGGAAGACAGACACGTGGCTTTTGAAGACAAAACAAAAGAGTGATGCTCGGCTAGGGCGTTATGTGCAAGTTCTCAATGAGCTTGGTGAGGATTTGAGTGAAAAGATGGAAATTGTGGGTATTATGGATACCGGAATTGTTGTGGTGTCAGAGGAAGAATTGTCGGCGGTAGCAGGAGAGGCGGTAAAATGGGCGATTGTCAAGGACGATGTGAGTCCTCAGGAATTGTTCAGACTTCATAGAGGTTCAGATGCAGATCGGGCTCGTATTGCGGCCTACTGTATTCAGGATTGCGAGCTGGTCTATGAATTGTATAAGAAGCTCGATGTGTTTAATGAAGCTATGGCAATGGCGAATGTATGTTCCGTTCCAGTATCTTATATCTTTACACGGGGTCAGGGGATTAAGATTGAGTCTTTGATATTTAAGGACTGCATGCTAAAGGGCCAGTTGATTGTGGTGCAGCCGGGGGCGGCTTTTGGGAGCGGCAGCGCAGCAGCAGGCGCCGAAGTCCAAGAAGAAGGATATGAAGGGGCGATTGTTCTGGACCCGAAACCAGGATTTTACACAGAGTCGCCTATCGGAGTATGTGACTTTGCATCTCTGTATCCTAGCACCATCATTAGTGAAAACATCAGCCATGATATGTTAGTATGGACAAAGGACTATGATTTAGACGGGAAGTTGGTTTGTGTAAAATACGGTTCTGTAGAAGCTGAGCGCCTAGCTCCAGAAGGCACTCGCTGGACCGATATTGAGTTTGACATTCTGCGACCGGATCCTGCAGATACGCACAAACATCCTAAAAAGATTCGTATGGGGACACGTCTGTGCAGGTATGCACAAATGCAGGGAGGTGTAAAAGGAAGTTTGCCGCAAATTGTCGGCAAATTGCTAGCAGCTCGTAAAGCGAAACGAGAGGAAATCAAGAAGACAGATGACCCTTTTAAGAAAGCCTTGCTGGATGCGGAACAGAATGCTTACAAACTTACGGCGAATTCGCTCTATGGCCAGCTCGGGTCCAAGACATTTAAGATTCGCCTACAGGACTTGGCGGCTTCTGTCACTGCCTATGCACGAAAACAGATCATGTTCAGTAAAGAGGCGATTGAACAATTCTATGGACCTGGTGCAGCAGATCCTCGTTGTTCAGCCGAAATTACATACGGTGATACGGATTCACTGTTTGTGAATTTCAATCCTCGGAACCCTCAGACGGGTGAACGTCTCAAGGGTCGTGAATCAATTGTGGCGACCATTGCTTTGACGGAGGAGGCGGGTCACTTTATTACGGGAGCTTTGAAAGCACCGCATGACTTTGAGTATGACAAAGTGTTTTACCCCTTTATTATCTTTAGTAAGAAACGGTATGTCGGTAATAAGTATGAAGAATCTCCAGATGAATTCAAAGAAACTTCAATGGGTATTGTGTTAAAGAGACGTGATAATGCTCCTTTGCTCAAGATGATTTATGGTGGGGCGATTGATCGTCTTCTGAATCAGCGAGATGTGGTGGGGGCAACGCACTTTGTAAAAGAGAAGGTGCGGGAACTTGTAGATGGTAAGATAAAGCTGTCGCAACTGACAATTACAAAGTCACTTGCGGCAGAATATGCCAGCTCGCCACCGGCTCATAAAGTCTTGGCGGATCGGATTGCGGCTCGGGATCCAGGGAATGCTCCTTCCAGTGGAGATCGCATTGGATTCGTATATGTGAAACCTGCAGCGGGGCAGATGGCGAGTAAATTACAAGGGGATCGAGTAGAAACGCCGACGTGGATTATGGAGAAGAAGTTGGTGCCTGATGCAGAGTATTATATTGATCATCAATTGATGAACCCTCTTTCACAGCTCTTCGGACTTTTGTTAGAGCGTATGCCTGGATTTGTGGCACCGTCGTCTTGGCCTGCAGATCCTGACAAACGAATTGGTCAGAGGGAATTGCTGGCAAGTCAATTACTCTTTCGTGAAGGCTTTCAGACATGTAAACAATTGGCAACGAAGGATTTTATTGCAAAAATTTCAGGTGCCTCTTCTGCATTTGCATCTGTATCTGCATCTGTGAAGGCATCTGCATCTGCATCTGCAAAGCGTGCAATGCCTGTAAATACGAGTCTCATGGCCGCAGCTCCTAAGAAACAGAGTCTAATGGACGTATTTCTGAAAGACACGGCGATGATGGGTGATGAACGTCTTGCTAAAGAAATGCGTGCGTCTCGTCGTGGAAAGGCAAAAGCTTCAGCAGGCGAATAATGCTTTCTCGTAAAATAAGAATAAAGCATTTTCCCAGATATGAGAATCTTCATTAAGAAGTTCTTGAGTAAGTGACTTGGAGAAGCTATAAGAACTTTCTTTCGGTAATAAAGAAGGCATATTATCAATTGCGATAATTGAAACAAGATCATTGTATTTATAGACAGGTGATTCCCAGGTTGTGCTTTTTGTATAGAGTTTTATGGGATTATTCGGTTTGGAAGAATCACAGCTCACATCAACAATTGTGATAGGTTTGTTGAACCTTGTTTTTTCAGAAAACCATATACCTTGATAAGATTCATCAAGAAGAATACAGTTGTAAAAAATATCAAAGTTTTTAAAGGAATCTGTATGAGACTCTCGGGTTAATTGTGTAAAAGGGAGGTTGAGTAAATTCAATACACTTTTAACACCTTGGCCGCATCTTCCTTCTAACCCCAGAATTCCGATAGAGATTGGTTTGGCATTTGCATTTGCATTTGCATTTTGTAAAAACGGTTCCACAGACTCTAACATCTTTTGAAAAGAAGACCAGGGTGTGAGAATGGGAGGAAGACCTTTGAGATATTCTAATACACCGAGAATTGCAGCAACTTGTCCTGCGTGAAATCCAAAAGCAATAGTTCGTTTCTTCCGAGAATCTAAGAAATATTCAAAATCGTAAAGATCGCTTTTTGAAAACAAGAAGTTATTTAAAATTTTCACAGAATCTTTCTGATTTTTGAACGAATGTGAGAAATACGCATGGGTGTGTCCATTCAGAGAATCAATATATTCAAGTTCTTTAATTCCAAGAATTAGGCTGTCTTTGAAGGGGGGCGAAATCCATGAATAAGGTGTAAGAATAGCTCCCACTTTCTCATATTCTTCATCACTAAAGGCTCTTGATATAGAAGATTGTATATAGACCACGATTCCAGAACGGATGAGCAGATCAACGTCATTGGGTGTCAGAGGGGTTCGGTGTTCATTCGGATACTTTTCTCTTCTTACAAAGATTTCTTTGAATTTCATCGTGCCCTGCCTATTATTATAGGAGATAAAGTTCTAGATTCCAATATATGCGATATCTTTTAAACGCATGAGGGCACGATTATACCAAGAAATCGTTGGATCCGTTGAAAATTGCATAGAAAGAACTACACGTTTCTGTTTTGCTCCACACTTACAAAAGGCGGAAGCCATATGAAACACCTTTTCACCTTCAAATAAAATAGATTTGCCTTCCGTATTTGGTAGATTTCTTTGTTTTCCATAAGGATCTTTATATATATACTCAGTGCAAACATCAGTAAATGTTAGAGGAACAAGAAGAGTAAATGACTGGCCATTAAAATAATTTACGTCATAATGCCAATTAATAAAATCGCCGTCATTCTCGTAAATTAGAACTGCGCAACTTGTAGGAAGGAAGTCTTGAGTTGTTTTCACCTGGGTTCCAATTTCGGAATGAATCTTGGACACAAGACTCTTATACCATTCCCATACATTCGGCAAAGTATGAATGACTTCCTGCGTGGTTATTGTTCTGCCCGCTTTCCATCCAGGAAGAACAATCCGTTTTCCAGAATCTAGATCCGCTGTTTTTTCCAGAATTTCTTGTTTCAGACTTTCAGGAATAGATAAATTTATTTCTTTTATACCACAAAACTCTTTATTATTTTTATTTTTGCAAAGATCTAAACGCATAGGAGAATATATAGCCCCTCGTTTTATTATGTAGAGGCCTATGAATATTATACAAATTATAAAAATCAATAAAACACTTATTAAATAAATTATATTCCCCTTTAACATTCTTCTCTTTATCATTCTTAGTTTATTCTATCTTTTATTTTACGAAGTGAGGATTGGAATACAAATATAGAATATAGGAAAGAACAATTATTGTTAAAGACATATGCACATCTTTTATATATTCGGTATTCTTTTTGAAGGGTGTGTTTTTGAATGAATACATATAGAAAAAACAACTGAAGGTAAAAAGGCCTAGAAGTAGTTTTAAGAATATATCTATATCTCCAATAACAAGTATAAATGATATATTAAAAACATACATAAATCGTATATAGTCTAGGAACATTTCAGATAACTTCTCACCGAGAATCAATTCATAATCTTCTATATTGGTGGAATCTCCTAAACTATAATCGGAATCATTCTTTCGTTTGATAATATAAGATATTAAACATTCATTTTTCATAATTAACCAAGAAAGATTGAGTAATATAAAATATACAATATAAATTATATCAAATGTATCATTTCTCCAAAGAAAGTATAAGGATATTATAAAAGAAAAAAGGACATGTATAAATCCTATACTTTCATTAATCATTTATTAATGGTGCACAAATAAATCAAGACTTTTACTCTTAAGAATGTGTAAAAGGAATGTCGTCGTCTTATTCAAATTCGGGCGTCTATCGTCTCTTGGATGAAGCCGATCGTCTAGATGGATATGTTTCAGCTTGTCGGGCATCTCCTATAAATTCTGCAGCGCGTCTTCTATGTCAGTATCATCCATGGAATGATCAGAGTCTTGCTCAGGGAATTATGAGTGATCTAGAAGCAAAGGGGACAAAGGGTGCAAAGGAGGCAAAGGAGGCAAAGATTATCATTATGACACCATCGGCAGAAGGGGGGATGCCACATACACGTGCCCCGAATATTATATGTATTCCGGCCTACTTCCCTGATTCAAAACTTCATGAAACTCTGAAACACGAGCTTGTTCATATATCACAGCGCCAGAATCCCGAAGTTTGGAGAAAAAGGGGTCTGGCGGAAGGATGGACACCGATTTTAGAAGCGGATCTTCCCTCGGAATGGGTTCAGCGTTGTCGCTTGAATCCCGATACATATGATGCAAGATTCTGGGCATGGGAAGGACGGCATGTTCCTCTTCCCCTTTTTATTCGTGAAGACAAACCTGAACTGCGTGATATTCAAGTTCGTTGGTGGGATATGAAAGAAGGGCGACTCAATAGTCAAGCACCCGCCACGTTTGTGCGGAAATATGGAAATGTTGCGGCGAGTTCTGCAGAACATCCGTATGAACTATGGGCTTATAGTGACACTAAATAGATGAGTGCTCTCAATGAAGAATGGAGAGACTCACCATGGGCGTGGGCCTCATTCCCTTTAACAATTCTTCCAAAGTGTAATATAAAAGGGGAAGTGTATGATACTAGCGGTGTTTTTCTATGTAAATATAGCCCTATCAAAAGTTTAGGAAACGGGACATTTGGCCATGTAGATGCTTTTAAAAGGTTAGATGCCCAGAATAAATCTACCGTGGTTGCGATTAAGCGACCGAAATTTTCAGAAATGAAACTTTTAACAGAAGCTCTTTTTCAATGGAAACTTCATTATGATTTGATGGCTTATGCTCTAGAATTCTGTGTCCCCAAAGTCTATGATATATTTCTTCATCAACAATCCGATGATGTATGGTTTTCTATGGAAGCCTTTGAACCCCAGCTTCTTTCACAATGGTGTGGGAAACACATTCACAACACTCGGCTCTTTGTTTTATTCCTTTTACAAATTGCATTAATCTTAGAAGTGTTTGAAGAACTGAAGTTCGATCATCGTGATTTGAAAATCAATAATATGTTGATTGTAGAAGAAACAATACGTATAAAAATATTTTGGAATCAGGAGGACAAGACTCTTGAATTTCCTTTTCGTATCATTTTTGTTGATTTCGGATTTGCGTGTAGAAATGCCACAATGGATGTAAAATATTCAGATCCGTATTTGGATGCATGTCCAAAAGAAGGAAGAAATATTTTTCAGATCTTAGTCAGTTTATGGAATAGTGAAATGATTCGTGATAATTTGGATCCGACATGGTGCGCATGGATACGAAAATGTATTTCAACCATCTGGCCGTCCAATTATCCAGCCTTGCGTTTAACAGAATCAACAAGAGATTTAGGTTGGATGTATACACTGACAGATGATAAAGAATTCCGAGCACCCCTTTGTTCTCCTCGCAAAATGATTCGGGAGTGTATGGCAGCACTTGACCGAATTGGAGGGCGGAATAAAAATTGATGTGGGCGAGTATTGCTTAATCTGTAAGCTCCAATATGGAAACCCCACTCCCGCATATGTTTATTCTGAATGCGGCATCTGAACGTTATGTTCTTTGTATAAGTGAATACAAAGAACAAAACCGATGTTGGAAACTTATGATCATGAATGATTCAAAGTATCTCATGGAAAACTGTCGTCTTATGAACGATGGCACAGAGACAGCGCCTAAGACTTATCTTTATGAACGTGAAAGTTCTCGGCATTCCGAAATCAAATACTATGAAAGTTCTATGAAGAGAACACGGCGCTATATTAATATTGTGAACCCAGGACACGTGGGTTCATTTGAACCGATATACGAATATACAATGACGAGCCCTTGTAAGATTCTTTGTTCCAAGTTTTATCGTGTTGTCAAAGGGGAGGATTCAGATATGAAATGGCATTTTCGGATTATGCCACCCGAACCTACGATTCCTACCCATGTTCAAAATGCCTATATTGAATATGCTATATCTAAGAACGAAGTATGCCCTATTACTCTTGAACCCTTTGAGCGCGGAAATGTATGTTGCACGCCATGTGGGCATTTGTTTAGCAAGAGTGTATTGGGATCTTTGAAAATCTGCCCAAGTTGTCGCAAAGATTTGGCCCTTTGACCCTTTGACCCTTTGACCCTTTGACCCTTTGGCCCTTTGGCCCTGTCCATGAAATATAAAAATCCTCTAAGAATAGAAGAAATGTCCGATTTTTTATCGTCTATTACAAATGCTGCTGTTCAGGGCGCAAATAAAGTCGGCAAATTCTTAGGTGTTTCACCTGTGGAAGGTTTTGTATCCCAGTCAGATAGCACTACTGCAGTTGTAAGTAATCCTGCCCTTGCAGAAATCCTTAATAAGACGAAAAAAATGTTGCTAGGAGGCACAGAACCCTTTGTATCTGATGCGAGCGGAACGACGAAAGTAAATACTGCTGCCCTTGCGGAATCTGGCGGAAAGATTTTTACATATTCAATTATTACAATTGTATTTTTAATATTTTTTTGTTATGGTGCAGCTCGCACTTCCTATTGCTATAACATAGCCATAGGGAACACGGCGGATGTGGCCTTTTTATTCTCAGTCTTGTGCTTCCTTTTCCCGAACTTTTACTATCCTTATCACGCCCTATTTCTAAATCCTTTGTGCATCTCAAAGTTGCGGAATAACAAGGGCATGTTTGCCGGTAAAAAATAAGTAGTAACCCCCGACAATCAGCGAGCTGAACGCCACTGAAATCCACAGATGTCGCAAATATAGAGATACAACATATTTACAGCATCATATTTAATATAAATAATGTCGGGATCCTTCTTACCGTGATTGCTGTCACAGGTAGGTTCTGGACACTTAATGTTTTTACGGATATGAGGCAATCTAGGATCCTGCCGAGTGAATTCATTCAGCAGAATCTTATATCCTTCCGCCGAACGTTCTTGGATCATCATTTCCATGACCATACCACCTTTCGTGTCTTCTTCACGATGTCCGCAGTTCCTGCAAATACGATGGAGACTCTGATTTTCGCCTGAAACTTCTAGATATAGATAATAACGACATACGGGACAGAAACGGATTCCAGATTCTTGACGTTCGGATAATTCTTCTACTGCAAGAGGCAGGGGCTGAGAAGCCAGAGCTCCCTCAGGAATAGCGCCCAAATTACCTTCCGCTTGTTTGGATTTATTTTTATTTGTGCCATTTTTCTTATTAGCCTTCATACCTCCCTCTGTAGGTTGTTCAAGAGAAGTTTGTTTAGCCTTCTCATCCTCTAGAAATGTAGCACGTCTCTTTGTCTTACCTTTTATATACCAAAGTTCCGCATTCTGTGTTAAAGGGATGATTGCCTTCGCTTCATCGCTCAGACTCTGAGAAACTTCGGAGGCCGCAAGAATTCTTCGCCATCCTTTGACTTTACGAAGTTCTGCATATGTTTCTGGTGCAGACTTCAAAGACTCGCCTGTTCCTTTTCCTGGAGCAGCATCTGCTGAAGACTCATAAAACTGGAATACGTCGGCCTGTGATTGATTCATTCGGGACTTATCATTGAATTCTGATGCAGTATCAATTTTATCCTTTTACCCCGACCCCCTGACTAAAAGGTCAAATGCCAAGATTCTTAGCCTCTTCTTCATGATACAAACTCGTCATAAACAACTATGTCCTCAGAAACCAAAAGTTGACGGCCAACCCCGGCCAAAATAAAAGGTCCAACGGGTCAGATGGCAACCCTCGATCGTTATTACGATCATGCGTTAAGCAAGTTCTTACCTCTGTATGCAGTAACTTCACGTCAAGGGCAGGAAGCCTCTCTTTGCGGCATGGGGACTGTTAAAGGGAGGTGGCTGATTCCTGACGAGAAGTATAGTGAATTTCTCGATCTTCTGCACGATTACTTATTCGCCCAATCTCCTCGTCCAAGGCCGATAAGTCTGGTGGAGCAGCCACGTCTGGATACTCCTAAGCCTATTCTCATTGACCTCGACTTCAAATTCCCCTTTAACACCTCTCTAACACATCGTTTCGAGCGCACTCATATCTGTGCATTCGTAAGGAAGATCACACAAGGCCTCGGAGCATTCTTTGATATGACTCAGTATGAGGCCATTCGGTTCTTCGTCTCTCTTCGCCCACAGGCATATGCGGACGGAAAGAAGTATATTAAGGACGGAATTCATATTCAATCCCCTGATATTTGTCTCACAAACGAAAAACAGAAAGTTCTTCGCTTGTGGCTTTTGGAGCAGGAAGCGATTCAAGAATCCTTTGACGGAATCGGCTATAACAACGACATTGACGATATTTATGACGAGTCCATGGTTCGGAAACAAGGGTGGTTCTTATACGGCGAGTCCAAGCCGAATATTCCACCGTATGCTTTGGACACTGTCTTTGCTTTCAATCCTGAAACGGGCGCAATTGATGATGAAGATGCAGGGCAGTATACGTCTCGGCAGCTTATGGAACTTCTGAGTGTTCGTTACGATTTGGTGGAAGACGATAATGTTGTAAAAGAGGATGCTAGAGAGGAATATGACAAGTTTCTGCGACCTGGGCCAGTCATTCGTCCTCCCACCCAGCAAGTCCAGGAAGTCCCTGCAGCACAGCCGGCATTCCGTCAGATTGGGGCATATATTCCTGACGCTTACGACGAAGAAGAAATTGAACTTGCTAAGAGGATCGCTCTAGAATGCTTGTCAGTTGGGCGTGCAGATGGATATAAGTCATGGATGGAGACGGGATGGTGTTTGTATAACATTGATCCTAGCGAAGAAATGTTTGAAACATGGCGTGAATTCTCCAACAAATCGGCAAAGGCAGTCGGGACAGATTGGGGGCGATTCAAGAATGACTGGAATCGTGGATTCAGTCGGAATACTGCAGGGGCCAAGCTTTCTTTAAAGTCTCTGCATTACTGGGCTCGTGATGACAATGCCGCAAAGTATGCGGAGCTCGTGGAAGAGGATCATGTGCGCTTTGTCCAGTATCGTGTAGATGATACGCACTTTCACATTGCGAAACTCTTGCAGCGTATTTACAAGGGCCGCTTCTGTGCTTCAGTGGAGTCCAGGCGCACGGAGTGGTTCGTCTTTGACGAGCGCATTCATACTTGGCGGCACACGAACCAGGGAATGGAGTTACAGGGTAAGTTGAGCACAGAGGTGGCGGACTTGGTGGTGCGTGCTCGTCTGCGCCTCAAGAAGAAGGGCTGGGAACTCCACTGCCAGCAGAACCGTTCCACGGATGAGAATGCACCCCCTGACGAGGACTGGTTCAAGACTTGGGCCGGCACCTTTGATGGTGGGCGATTCCAGGCACTTGTGAAAGTGGAGAAGCATCTGTATCAGCAGGATTTCAAGGGTGGTGTCATGCGTGCTGCAATTGAACTCTTTCACGAAGAGGACTTCTCAAATCGTATGAATATGAATGGATTCCTCTTTGCCTGTAAGAACGGGGTTCTCGATCTGCGTAATGAGATTCGTGATCCTACAACGGGTGCAAGTAAGAAGCGTGTGGTGTTTCGTCCTGGACGACCGGATGATTACATGAGTCATTTGGCTGGGCGCAACTATCCTGACTCGGAGGCTCTTGACTATATTGAGCATAATCCTAATGATCCCAAATACAAGGAGTTGATGGATTTCTTGCGCATGATCTTTCCCAAACCTGAGATGTTGGCCTACTACATTCGTCTCATGGCGAGTTGTTTGGAAGGTAATAATCGTGAGCAGTGCTACTATACTTTCATTGGTGTGGGTGGTAATGGTAAGTCAAAGGTAGTGGATCTGATGAAGTATACTCTGGGCGACTACTCTTCTTCTCTATCAGCGACAGCTCTCACTCGTTCTCGTCCTGACTCGGGTGCTGCGAATCCGGATATTATCGCAATCAAGAATAAGCGGTTCATTTATCTGCAAGAGCCTGATGATCGTGAGCCTCTAAACACTTCTCGTATGAAGCAGTTTTCAGGTGAAGATGTAGTAGAAGCTCGTGGCCTATTCGAGGATCAGCAGCGTTTCCGTATTACGGGTAAGTTGTTCATGATGTGTAATCGTCTGCCGCCCATTCACGCAATGGATCGTGGCACCTGGCGTCGTATTCGTGTTATAGGATTCGGCAGCAAGTTCGTAGATGCGAATGATCCTGACTTGAAGGCGGGTCGGCCTACATTCTTCTTGCGGGACAATGGCATTGATGCGAAGTTGCGTGAGTGGCGTGAAGCCTGGCTCGGACTTCTCGTCCACATTTACCAGGAGGAGTATCTCGTGAACGGCCTGGAGCCGATTCCGCAGGCAGTGCTAGATGAGAGTAATAAGTATAAGGAGTCATTTGACCAGTATGGCAAATTCAAGTCCGAGCGTATTGTGGATTTCCGTGATGTGCGACTGAACTTGCAGGAATATGGGAATGAGCAAGTCACGCTGAAAGATGTGATGGTAGCCTATACCAGCTGGGTGCGACAGAATGAAGGTGCTCTCACAGGAAAGAAATTGACAAAACAAGAGTTGCAAAATCGTCTAGAAGAAGATTTTGGAAACTTGGATGGCGGAGTATTCAGACGATGTGTTGTCTTCTTTGACGATGATGGAAAAGCAGAGTTTCACAGAGAGCGAATGCCAGATGCAGAGGCAGAGGCAGAAGCCTAGGTAAGAATCTTAGCCAACAATTCCTTTAACTTTTTTCTATACAACCCGCAAATTTCAGGAATATGTGTGCTCATATCATCTGATAAATAAGAATCATCAACATGAATAGTAAAATTCCGAATACATTGAGTAGATTCATAGGTCTTATTGGTGTGAACGGCAAGAATTGTAAAATCTGAATAATTATACGTAGTTTCTATATACTTTTGAATTTTCACTAATTCTTCAAAATTATTTAGATACCGATTGCCCATTTCATTATATATATCGGCTTCGCTTGTATAGACAAAGAGAATCCGTTTTTTTTCTTGTAAGGCTGTAAAAAGGCGTTGAAATCGTCTACGAAATGTTTTCAGAGTTGTTACGTAACCAGAATCAAGATCAAAGTGGCCGAACCATACTCCATCCTCAGTTCTTTCAGCGTTTTTACAAGGATAAAATTCACCCTGATCTTGCAAATATTTCAAAACCAGATCAGGTCTTGTTGGGATGGAGTCAAAGGGATAGGAATGACCGTAGAGACTCATCTCCTTTAACACCATTGTAGTAGGACATTTATTACCTATCGATACAATCACATCATATGTTTTTGGATCTATAGATTCTTGAGGTTCTTCATAATTCATTTTATTTTTTGAAAATAAATAAAATGCATTCAAATATCCGCTCATTATCCATAACGTAAAATAAGAGCACCACTTAGAATACTAATCAGAAACATAAGTCCAAAGACTTGCATACCCTTTCCTATAACTCCTGTAAGAGTGGTGGAGAGAAGAGAGAGACTAATTGCTAAAATCCCAAATGACACAAAGAAAAATGTAAGAATATATTCTTGTAAGGTTTGTTGCCGGCTTCTTCCTCCTGAGGCTTGTAACTGTCCTTCTTTTTCTTCAAACATGCGATCATACATAGCAGCTTTTGAATTATAGTCCTGTTCCATTAATGTTGTCTTATTCTTATAGGAAGGTTCTATATAAATAGGATATGCTTCATGAATTTTATTTTGCAGGACGGTAAGTTCTGTAAGAATCTTTTGCACTCTTTTTACCAAATCTGCTACAATGACATGGGGGCCATTATTTATGAGTGGAACAGCAAGCTGATAAATCACTGGAACTGCAGGCTTGTCAATAGCAGGCTGATAAATCACTGGAACTGCAGGCTTGTCAATAGCAGGCTGATAAATCACTGGAACTGCAGGCTTGTCAATAGTAGGCTGATAAATCACTGGAACTGCAGGCGTAATCTTACCGCCCCTGCCCTTACCGCCACGAGCACGGATATTTTTATGGATACGAGGATTAGATTTATGAGAACCCCCAGACATTCTGATCTATCTAAGAAGAACTACTGCAAGACTGTGCCTTATATACACCACCATCCTTGAGGCCGAGATAACGACGGTTCCAATATCTCTTGTCACGTAATTGGCTGGTGTAATAGGCACGATTCCATAAAATACCGATCAAAACAATTGTAAATAGTGCAATAAACATTTGTATAGTGGACGAGGGGATTATACCAAAACGTTGAAGGAATATAAGTATAATTACGGAAGTTAAATATAGGAACAAGCATTGTAAGAAAAAGAAGGTATCCAACTTATTCTGGGCTTGCCATTCATCAATTTCACCTTGCCGGGCATAGGTATCTGAGGCTCCATTATTCACAGAAAGATTCTTCTTTGTTAAATCGGAGGCAATATCGCTAATCGTCTTATTGCGATACATATACATGCCGTAGGTGAGTGCTTGAGAACTATTCCCTGCAGCAGTATTCAAAGAATCATATAAATTCCCCGCCTCGGATGTGCTAATTTGATTCATAAGCGAGGTTGGATCAATTGTGGCTGAACCTATTGCTTGCTGCGCAGCAATGCTATCCGCAGCAGGAAATACATAGTCATATGAAGGCGCGGCCATTTACTAGTTATAAGGAAAATCAGGAGCGACTTAATTGAAGAATTACAGCAACAGCAGAAATATTTAAGAAAGCATAGAGCCCCAATAATATATTGGAATAACGATTCTTCTCAGCATTATATTCCATTATACCTTGATGAAAATCACGCTCGGTCATATAATCCTGCGCCTTATCCGCCGATTCATTCAAAGCTATAATCTTATTTACAAGATCTTTATTGCTGCCGGGCATATCTTGACTATTCACCGTCATTTGTATTTGATTTAACACATTTTCATAGTAATTGCTAATGGTTCCAAGAAGCATACGAAGATCTGTCATGCGTGTATTCAAGCAAGCGAGGTGATACGTTATTCCCTTCAAATAATCTGTCTGAGACAAGGCTGTGCTTGATGTATATTGATTATCGCCAGTTCCTTGGCCATTAAAGAGTGAAGTAAAAACCGGAGAACCGGCGACAGGCGGAATATAGGCCGAAGAGGATCCAGGTTTTGATTGTTGTTTGTAAACGGCGAAATACTTTTGCAACAGCCATTCATAGCGTGTGCGGTAATAGCAGTATTCCGCTAAAAACGCACCAAAGAATCGAAGATTTTTCGCCTCCAATACCATAACACGATTGGCTTGTTCTTTGGTTAAGGTATAACCGGGTTTTTGAGAAAGCTGATACAAATACACTAAACTTTCTGTGCCGGGAGGAGGAAGAGGTGCATTCGGTGTAAATTCCGAAGGATTAAACAACTCTTTTTGTTGCAGTAAATACCCCTTGCCAAGTAACATACCTAGAAGGCTTTTAGGGCTAGTCACAATGCCTCCCTCAGGAGTTATATCAGACGGTGCCCAGAAATCCGTAGGTTGCATGATAGGCATGTCGGTAGTGCTATAGGTATATTTCTTCCCCAAAGCTGTTACAATATATGTATCCACAATCGTTTCAGGAACAGGGACAGACTGTGTTAAAGGTGTGGCTGCGGTTTTTGTCGGGGCAGAAGACATTTGATACAAAACAATATTCTGAAATTGTGTAAAGTCAGCTCCGCCATTTGCAATTGAAGTAATTCCACCACCAGAAAGGAACTGAACAAGAGAAGATTCGCTGTTCGGCTCCAAGGTTTTAAGCATCGTTGATGTCCCTCCCGTAGTATTCATTCCTCCAAGAATTGCACTCAAGTATGTGACCGGTAAGCCACGGGAGGCAATTAAAGGGAATACTGTAGCGTCGGAATTCGTTGATGAAGCATTCTTATCGGAGATCCAAAGTGACGGATAAGAGGCTGTATTTAATAATGAGCACGGGTCTCCTAGAGTATCCTGTAATGCCGGCATCTTCTAACGTAATCTATAGAATTAATACTGCTTTTACTGGTTGCTAACGACGGGCCCATAAATAAATAGCTACACCAAGGCCTCCTATTATAATACCACTTGCTACATAAGGTCCGTAGTATCCATACATATTTATACTTTCGTAAGTGGCAGGAAGAATAAATCGTAATTCAATTCCTTTCATAGAAAGAAAAAGAAGGATAGATATAATTATAAAAAATAAACCTACTGCAAACAATACATACAATGTAGTCACTGTTAAAGGGCGAGTTATGGGAAACCAGCCTTCATAATAACTTACTCGGTTATCTTCATTGGTAATCAATTCATAACGTTCCTTTGAAGCATCGTAATTCTCTTTTGCTTTTACTAAAGTTGTGGGGTCTTTGGTCGTGGTTTCATGTAAACAATTTGCTACGTTTCTTATAATAGGAACTTGTGATGTTTCCATTTGATTAAGATACGAATCAAGTTTGGTATATCCATTTACATTATCCACTACAAGAGTCTGGTCTACTGTAGGGGAGCTTAGGGCTCCAACAAAATCTGATAATTGTTGTATACTCTGAGGAGTATTTAGTTTATATATATTCAAAAAGTTTTCTACAGATCCAGAGGATCTGGCTGCTTTCAAAATATCTTTGCAAACTATGGGCACAGATTTTATGTCAAAAATATGGGTTTTATCTAAGATGCTAAAGATTCTAGGATCTACTTCAGGAGGTGGAGGCGGAGGACAGGGTGTTTGAGGAGGACAGGTAGAAGGAACGGAAGGGGTAGGTGTAGGATCAGGTGTAGGTGCAGGTGGAGCTGCAGGTGCAGGTGCAGGAGCATCCGTATTTGTTACAATTATAGAGCGTATCTTGTCATTTGCCCACCATCCTTCGCTACAAAAATTAAATTCTGCAGGCCCAACCAAAGTTTTTTGTTGCCCTGCAAAACTTCCTGTAAAAATAGTGGCTTTGAAATCTTTTCGAACTACAATATAACTCGCATTTGACGGAAACTGTCCAGGATTTTTTGTTATATCATAGTTACCTGCGTTTAATGATTTTACCCATCCCTTTTTGTCACAGTGTTCATAAAGTGTGATTCCTTTCGTATTTGAAGGAGCAACAGGGCGTTTTCCTCTTCCTTTCGGTTGTGGTCTAGACTGTCCGCCTCCCATCTTCTATAATACAATTAAGGAACACATACACGATAACCTATACACTCTCCAGCCGTTAAACTAGGGCGTGTAATTTTCACAATTTCACCGGGCACTAGGCCGATGATACGAGCAACAGGATCTTCGTGAAAGCGAATGAAAGGTAGCTGTGACTTTTTGGCATAGAGGCCTTTGAGAAGTTCTTCTTCCTGATTTGCAGGCACACGCTCGTGATTTGGAACTAGGAAATGCTTTAGCGGGTTATTAATAATGGCAGCAGCTTGGAAGAAACGAACCTTGGCCTTATGATTATTGTAACAGGCGAGAGCAGTTGCATGGAAATTTGGAGCGATAGTTTCTAAGGTGATAATAATGAGTTCCGTTGTGGAAGCATCAAATGTAGACCCTCCCTCTTCATTTTCAATAATTTTCGTAGTAAAAGGGACAAGTTTCTGCTTGATCTTTCCCAGAGTATAGAGAATAAGACACTTATTGTGTTTACCTTCTACAGGTTCCTTGCGTTGAAGTTCCATCATAAGTGCCGGGGGAGCACCTTGAACAGGACCGGCTTTTACCATTTCACCAATTTCCTTCGGACTGAACTTGCGATACGGAGTTGTATCATATCCATCGGTTTCTAGGTGATCCAGAAGAGTAATGCGACTCCGATACAAAATATCAATTGTCTCGGAGTTCATCTTGGGACTATACTACTGAAAGTTCAAAGGAAATCACTTTTTATCCCAGTTTCTGAATTGTGACTTTTGCATTGGCACTGTAACCTTCTATGGTTGTGGGGCCCCTTGGCCCAGATGGGCCCCTTGGCCCAAAGGGGCCTCTTGGAGAAGAAGCACGTGCTCTTGGTGTCGTGTGTCTACGATTTGTGGGCCCCCTTTGGCCAAAGGAAGATCCACCTTGTTGTTGTTGTAAATTTGCTTCATATCCTGCTTGTTGCATAGCTTGCGGACTTGTATCAATCACAATTGTTGGAGGAGCATTGCCTGGAATTGGGGATTGATATATAATAGGTGTAGGTTGCATCATTTGGGCAGAGTAATATCCGCCGGCCTGAGGCATCTGAGGCATTTGCATTTGCCCTTGCCCTTGTGGCATTTGCATTTGCCCTTGCCCTTGAGGCATTTGCATTTGCATTTGGGGCATTTGTGGCATTTGCATTTGCATTTGTGGCATTTGTGCTTGAGGCATTTGCATTTGCATTTGAGGCATTTGAACTTGTGTTAAAGGGGGTTGTTGGGGAAGCATAGGCTGGGGCATAGGCTGGGGCATAGGCTGCGGCATAGGCTGGAGAACCATTACTGGCGCAGCGGAAGCAGCAACAGCAGCTTCAACATCTTCCACTTCTCCAGGCAACTGCACAAGTCCCATCGCATATAAATCTTCTTCTTTCGCATCTGCAACTTCAGGCACTGATTCACGGTATTCAGGAACACGAGTTTCGGGTAAAACAATATCAGGCAAAGGTTTTTCAAGAGCTTCACGAATCTGATCACCCATCGGCAACTCCATATCACTCGGTTCTTTGAACTGCGACATGGATTTCCCTGTTAAAATACGAATTCCCATATTCATATACGTTTGTAATTCATCGCCCAATAGTTTCGTTGCATACGGCATCTGGACCGTGGTCGTCGTCGCCAAACTCCGTTTCACTGTCGGCAAAATCTCCATATTCGCTGCCGTGGAACCAATATATTGAACCGGCCCATCGCATAAAGAACAGACAAAGAGATTCTGGCGTTGATTGTATATAGGCACCGTGCCACATCCATTACAAATACGAATATCAGTCTTATCTGCACGTTCCATAATAGATTCATTCAAGAATCCTGAAATTCCATGACCCGCCAATGCATCTCGTTCCATTTCACCAATACGTAAACCACCCTGTGCTCCACGCCCTCCTGTGGGTTGATGCGTCTTCTGTTCTCTTCTTCCTTCAGCACGAGCATTCCACTTATCTTCCACCATGTGCTTCAAGCGCATAGCGAATACCGGCCCCATAAATACTGTAGTCGGCATCTGAACACCTGAAGCCCCATCATACAAGATATGATTACCCGTCTTTTCCATACCAAACTGGCCTTCTAAGATACGCCCAATGGCTTCCACTGCACTCGGATCGCTCATAAACACTGTCGCATCTCCAATCATCGTATTCTTATAGCACACTTCTCCAAAAATCATTTCCATGAGCTGCGCTACCGTCATACGACTCGGAATACAGTGAGGATTTACCAACATATCAGGCACTAAACCATCGGCAGTTCTTGGCAGATCATGGGCTCTAAACCGCATTCCAATCGTGCCTTTTTGGCCGTGGCGTGTGCTGAACTTATCGCCCAATTCAGGAGTTCTGTCTTGCGTTATGCGAATTTTCACAAGTAACATTCCCAGGTTATTGACGGTCACAACAACAGATTCAACTCTGCCTGATGTCCATACTTGCGGTGTTAAAGAGGAATCCTTGATTTTTCCAGACTTGTCTTGAATGTATTTGCCGACAATCACAGTATTTTCATCAACAAATTCGCCGATTTTAATTATTCCTCGTTCATCTAATTTTGTATAATCATATCCAGGTTTCAGATCCGTCCACTGATTTACACGTAGAGGATTTGCAACGGTGGTGCGAGTATTTGTCATGCGATCTTCCTCTTCAAATGTCTCGTAACTACGATAGTTTATGTTACGGAACATGCCACGCTGAAATGCATCTTCATTGAACACAATACCGTCGTCTTGATTATATCCTTGAAACGGCATGATGGCCATGATCAAATTATGCCCATAAGGCATCAAACCTTCTCCCAAAATATCATAGCTCAGTGTTCTTACAAGAGGTGCTTCACCATAACACAAGATATTTGCGGCATTATCATAGCGATTCTGGAAATTCGTCGCATACATACCGAGAGCCTGTTTTGACTGCGAGCAAGAGAGTTGATTACGAGGGGATTGATTGAAATTTGCAAAAGGGACCATTCCATTAACGATGGAAATAATTGTGCAAGGATGGATTTCCATATGACTTGCGGATTCCGTGATATGTTCAGGAAAGTTCACAATAAATGCTTCATTCTGTTCATAAGGATCTACATACTCTATAACACCTACAAAGGGCTCTAGTAATTCTCGGTATTTGGAAAAGGGTTGAGGGCCTTGTATATCACCTAGGGGATCTAGAAATGCAGGTGTCATAATTTCGTGTTGGGATGTTAAAGGGAGATTGCCGAGGACGAGGGTCTTCCATGTCTTTGCAGATTCCAGAGTTTCTTTAGGAATTGCACCACGTTCGCCTAAATGTATAAGAGGACGAACAGGGCGGCCTTCATCCAAGAAAAAGAATACACGGCGATTGCGAATCGAGAACCCTATACTTGTGGTTGCAGGAAGACAAGCCGTCCATTTCATGAGTTTCAATACTCTTGTCAATTCAAACGGTTGTAGAGTGTATCCAATAATACCGTTGTTTAAGAAGAAAGGGACCGCTGCACGTTGCAGATCCGTGCGCATTTCGGAACACGGTATGACCCAACCACGGCCTATTAGAAATTTCACCACAGGTTTCGGATCCGTGGCAATTGAGATGAGAGTCATGAGCGAAAGGTTTTTCGTAATACCGATGGAAGCGCCACCAGGGGTTTCATTTGTGCAATAATAACCATACTGGCTTGTGTGGAGTTGTCTCGGGCGTGTGAGTTTCATTCCTGTGTCAAAGTTCAGGACAACACGGCGTGTATGACTCATAAAATCAAGATACGAAATGCGTGAGAGAGATTGTAAAACACCGGATTTTTCGTCACTGTGGCCTAGAGCTCCACCGCCTCCTGCACCTCCTGTAACCCAACGCCCCTTAAATCCACGCATAATTCCTTCCGTAATGAGTTTGAGATTAAAGAGTTTTTCGGTATTTCCTTCACTGAAAACATTTATAAATTTCTGACCTGAATAGATTTCCGTGTTATAGGCGTATTCTTTGTCAATGGATAAACGAACCGCCTTTTTCCAATTATTATAAGCATTGGCGAATAACATGCGAATAAGGTTGCCACTTGTTAAAGCCCGTTGATTACGGGTATCGTCACGATCGGCATTCGGATCAATAGCAAGATGCACACGCATAAATCGGCGCACACACTCGGCCAAAAAATGTAGGCGACTTCCTCCTTGTTTATCAGAAATGTGAATGAATGATTGATTGAATAAGATATCGTATACATGTTCTTCACTAAATCCTTTTGTCATGGCTTTAATGAATTGAATTGCAGAATAAGAATCCATAAACGGAAAAGCTTCTGCGATACTGGGTAAAAGGAGTGGTATGGCAAGTTTCGCTTCTGCAGAATCCAAATCAGGATAAATGAGTTTCAAGATATCTTCATCGGCTTGTAGGCCCATCGCACGGAATAAGAGAATGATAGGAATTGGCTGGCGAACATAGGGAAGAGTTACGACCAGGGTGTCCGTGGAACGCATCCATGAAAAACTGACCACTTTCACTTGGCGGGTCTCGGAGGATAAACACGTAATATTTCCATAGGTTTGGACTTTGTCGTTATTCGGTTGAGATTGGACATAGAAGGTGTTAAAGGCTTGTTCTTGTCTGGTAATGAGGACTTTTTCAGAACCATCAACAATGAAATAGCCTCCTTGATCTTGGGGACATTCACCAGCTTCTCTTAGGAAAGAAGCTGGCTTATTATGTAGGAGGCAGAAACGACTGTGTAAGAGGAGGGGGAGTTGAAATAGAGGCATGCGATTGTATTCACGGTCAGTGACTAGGGGTTCTTGGTCGGGCATCGAAATTGTTATGCGCACAAGAACATTAGCATAGATTGTGGATGCGTAGGTCAGATTGCGAAGACGGGCTTCATTGGGAAAAAGCACACGGACTTCTTTCGTCTTTTGTAAGGAAATCGTGGGTGTTCCTATTTCAATCTCGTCACCATTAAGTCCGCCGACGAATATTTCTACACGATACATATACGTGTTTGTTCTGGGCATGAGTTCTTTGAGAATCAGAAAGGGATTGTTGGATTTTAAGATAGCAGGTAAGTCTTCTGCGATAAATTGGTCAAAGGAGTCTATGTGATGGCTTGTAAAAGGGTATTTATATGTGCGAAAATAGAGTTCAAGCAGTTTTCGGGACAAGATCGTATTCGGATTTGCAGCGTGGATTTTCGTTTCGGTTGTTTGAGGGAGAGTAGGGGCAGGGGCAGGGGCAGAAGCAGGACCAGGAACACTTGGTTTATTATCAGGAAATGTCATACCAGGTCTATAGATTGGACTATCAGGAGTCATTTCAGAATTTGATTGAACTTCAGAAGCTGACATTCTGAATCTAAAGTTCATAGTTGTTTTATGATTATACTCTTACGCTTGAAGGGCTCAGATATGAGGAATAAATCGGAGGATTTTGTGCAAAGTTAAAGGTGGGGAGTGTAGGGTTCGGGCTCGGGAATCCATTGTATCCCTTAGAAAGCATTTGCATATCTTGTGTGATGGTGGGAGGGCTGCTGATAGATGCAGGCCGGCTTATGAATTCAGAAAAATTATTTGTTAATTGAGGGAAGAAACCAGCAGCGCCACCACGTTGTTTCTTGTTTTTGCGTGTTTTACCTCCACCTCCACGAACTACATTGGAGCCAAGGCCGGAAGGGCCTGCCGGAGGTATAGGAGTAATATCTTCCTTTCCACATACAGCAGCGATACTATCGTTATTCGCAAATCCAAAACCACTGCTTACATAGGGAGGATAGGAGCCATAGGGTATATCTGCGCCAGCACGGAGATCATAATTCAAGGGAGCCATACCTCCTTTTTGGCTGTTACGACGAGTTTGCTTTTTCACAACGAATTCCAAATACTCTTGTGCAGATTTGCGGCTTACTTCTTTTCCAAAAGTCTTCTTCCATTCTTTGCGAAATGCTTCTACGTTCTTGCCGCTGCGAGCAACAGCCTCAATACGTTCAAACGCATGACGAAGTTGAGGAACCGTCATGCCTTTGTCTTTCCCTTTGCCTTTGCTTAGCTTTCTGGTTTTACGAACCATCTCTAATTTTAGAGTATAAAATTACACGTTTGAGCTTCGGAATCCTAGATTCGGTAATATAGGCGAATTTGTCTTTGAATTCATGCTTTTCAAGGCATTATTTATAGCAGCTGTTAAAGGATTGGTAGCCGTGTTTGCCGAAGGCATGATGGTTGTAGAGTTCGCAATTGAATTTGTTAGATTATCCATAATGCTGGGAGAGTTCGCAGTGTTTGAAGAACGGAAGATTAAAACAATGTAGTTAATTATGAACAAAAGAGCTACAAATATGACTACCCACGGCGCATAGCCCGTATAAGCATCTTGCCACGTGCTGAGGCGATACTCAGAAGAGAACATGTAGTAATGGTGCCATCCTGCAAGTAGAAGTGCAACGACACTTATGGCGACCAATATAGTTGATCCGAGACGAGGAAGAATAAGAAATGTAAAAAAGGCTGCTAAAAGGAGGACAATTAATCCAGGAAGAAAGAACTCCATCTGGTCATAAGCAAGTTTAGATTTTTTCCATTAAATCTACATGTGTTAAGAACTGTTTACGACAGCAGGCACGCTTGAAACCGAGACGTGTCATGATTTCGAGCTCTTGAGTTTGAGGAATTTGACTTCCGTCCATATAATATCTGTCTTCAGAACGACCGCGCTTCTTTTTTATCTCTTCTGTATAAAATTTCCATTTGTCTGCGAGGATATTGTTACAACTGAAACACCGGATGGGAATAATCATTCTGGGGAACAACCTTCTGGAGATCAATGTGAAATCAATTTTAGTCTAATAGACATCCGGTTGTGCGTTCAAGATGGGTGTAAAAGAACATGTATGCATTCCAGAAATGAGTTCAGCACTGCATGGAGGTGGTCTAAATTACCAGCGTGGCAACCCTCTGGGTAATCACGTGCGTGTCTTGGAGAGTGACGTGGCGGTGTTAAAGAGACAGATTGCCGTTTTGATGGAGCGTAGCTTTGCTTCTTCGGGCCCTGCGGTTGCTGGCGCTGTAGGTCCTGCGGGTCCTGCTGGCCCTGCTGGTCCTGCTGGCCCTGCTGGCCCTGCGGGTGCGGATGGTCCTGCTGGTCCTGCTGGTCCTGCTGGTCCTGCTGGGCCTGCTGGCCCTGCCGGCCCTGCCGGCCCTATGACCTACATCGCCATGCCGAATGGTGTTATGCCTTCTGCTGCCCCTGCCCCTGCAACCGCCCCTGTTGCGACAAGCCGTTCTTTAACTCCTTCTCGCACTGCTTCTGCTTCTCGCACTCGCCCTGCCCCTGCCGTAGCTGTCAATGACGAGTAAACTGCCGAAGCTGGCTGACAGAAATACGAATTCCCTGTTCTTGTAATGCTAAGTACGTCCTTTGTAAAGGTCGCCCTTGGTAACTTTGTAAAGTTGTGCGTATAATAAGTTGTTCTTCCTCCGTAAACACTTCTCGGCTTCTTACTCGTGAAATTGGAGTTTCAGAAACAGTGGAAGCCCGTTCAGGCCCTTCTGTAGTCATAACCAAAGGAGTTACTTCAATATCTCCTGCATGATGCCGATCATGACACGTTTCACACAAGACTGCAAGATTGCGAAGAGTATTACTACCTCCCTGTGATCTTTGCACAATATGATGAACTTCCAAATCTCTTACAACTGCCGATCCGCAGAGTTCGCAAGACTGGCGTTGAATATTACGATTCCAGCTACTTCTTGGAGCATCGGAACTTGTCACTTCTCCTTCTAAAGCTCTGCGAATTTCATGGGCTCTTTGTAAAAGAGGTAGTGGAATACCCATAGCTCTCGCCACTTCCAAGCCATAAGAACATGAACCACTTCCAGGTTGTAGAGTTCTATCATAAATTAATTTACCTTCAGGTGTTCTTCGCACTTGAAGATGCCATACTGAAATTCCTGGACGTGGCAAGAAGTTCGGAACTTTCATCAAATCATGTAGATGTGTGGCAAATATGAAATGTGCGCCGACTTGGTCAAGATGTTCCAGAGTGCTAGCGACAAGAGAAGTCGCCGACATAGACTCTGTCCCACTACACACTTCATCGCCTAGAACTAGACTACGATCGGTAGCTGTTGTCAGAATATCACGGAGTTCTGCAACTTCAACTGCAAAACTAGAAAGTCCTGCCCAAACATTATCATGGCTCCAAATACGGCTGAATGCAGAATGATACGGGCGAAGCATCATAGAATCTGCAGGAACAAATGACCCTGCTTGAGCCAATAACACGGCAATTCCTGTGGCTTTCATAAAACTGGATTTTCCTGATGCATTCACACCGTAAATGAGCCAGCCTTTTTGCATAGGCCCAAGAGTCACTGAATGTTTCACATATTCAATCCGTGTTTGTGCAGATTCTAATAAAGGATGGCGCAAACCTTCAATCTTCAAATGGCTTCCTAAAGTTGGACGAACCCATTTCTGTTCTTTCGCAACTGCAGCCAAACTCAGCGAACAATCAACAAGTCCTAGCCATTCCACCCACTGTGCTTGAAATCCTCGCACAGATTCCCATAAAGTATCACACACATCTAGAACTTCACGTTTCAACGTAGAATTTAATTCATTCGTTAAACCACGAAGAGTATTGGAAAATGAAATAAATTCATTACAAGTAAAAACAATCGGCCCTGTTTTCTTAGTATCAATTCGCATATTTGTAAAAGGCGACTTCTTCATGAAATCCTGAGCCTGCAAAGCTTTCAAATGAGTTCGTGATCCTTCCCAAGAATATTCACCATCACTCTTTTTATCCAGATAAAAAGCATCCTCAGGAATTTTTGCGGCTGTGCAGAATTTCTTCCAGACTTCCATCCATGATTGCACGCAAATTTGAATTTTTTCTTCAATACACAGAGTCTGAGGACCAGAAATCGGTGTTAAAAATCCTACGTATTCGCCCGCTTCTCGTTTCTGGGCTTTGTCTTCATCTAAGAGTTTTGCAACTAAGATGCGGAATTCTTGAATCTGGATCTCAAGACCTTCTTGAATTTTCAATGGACTCTCGCAAAGATTCTGGATTAAACATGTGGATGCCACATACGTCTGGAACATTTGTAAAACATCAGCACTTTGAAGATTTCCATTGGCAAATTTATAATGAAGTCTCGGCAAATCATACAAAGCTTTACAGTTCTGTTCTAAGATTTTTACAGAAGTCTGTGGTTGTTCATAAGCCCATGCAATTTCTTGCCAACGTTTTTGAAGGTCCTCGTCCTGTGTTATAGGGCGCAGAATACGTTCACGCATAGATCGTTTTCCTATGGCCGAGTGTGTCTTTTCAACAATAGAAAGAATGGATTTTTGGTGATTGAACGTAATCATATTCAATTGTTCAAGAATATTGTTCGATAAACGCATATGACTTTCTGGGCAATAGAGATCATGGCTTGTGAGTCGTTCTGCTTGTTGAGGAAAATGGTCTTCTACAAAACGGAGTAAGAGACAGAGTGAACGTTCTATAAAGCTGAAATCTAGGCGTAGAGCCGTCCTCACAGGCATCAGTGATTTGAGGCGAAACATTCTGCGTAAATATTCTTCACGAGCAAAGGGTGCTTCAAAATTGTCTTGGGGATTGTAAGGAACAGTATACACAAGACCCTTTTGCACCTGTATTCCAAACATGGATTTGATTTTTGAAAGTGGGAGATCTTCTGTAGTTTGAGTAAGAATCACTTCTTTTGAACTATAGACTTGGAGCATATGAAGAATATTATCAGACTTATCCGTTTGATAGGAAAAAACTTCGCCCGTTGTTAAATCGAGGACGGAAGCTGCATACATCTCGTTCTGAATCCAGATTGCGGCCACGGTCATGCGTTCTTGGGTAGCTGTTTCAATATGAGTTCCAGGACTCAAGACTCTTGTAGGAATACGATCAACGACTTGATCAGCGGCATTTTTAACTTGATCTACAACGACTACTGTCCAGCCATCTTTTGTTAAAGTCTGGGCGAATTTGTGCAAACTCTGTTCTGGGAAACCGGACCAAAGCCCCATTTCCCCTTTCGGACCGTGAGCTGGTTTTTCTTTCATAGCAATGTTCATTAATTCGATAGCTCTGCGCATGCTTGTTCTAGGCAAGCCAGTATCGGCGTCAATATAATCATATAATTCATAGAATTTGCCTACAAGGAGTAAGATACATGTATCGGTGCCGTATTTTTTACTATACGTTTCATAAAACGTATGGTAAAGAAGCGTTAAATTTGGAGTCATTTTGTTGGAGACCTTCTTATCTTTCTTTCTGCACCAGGGCTTTAGATTTGTAGGACGTGTGTTATAGGGCTCTGTTACGTAGTAAAAGATAGTCCTTATATATATCACGTAATACAGAATCAGGAACCGCCTTTCCATCTTTGGGCGGCTTTACTAGTTTCGCTTCCTCCAGTAATTTACGGATTTCACCAATTGTCTTTTCACGACTGTCCTTATGTATAGCTTTGGCCTTCGTCAAGCGTTTCTTAAGACCGCTGAGTTGAACACGGATCTTGCGAGTTTCACGGATTTTGGAGAATTTGCGAGCTGTGGTAGCCGGGGGTGCGAGAATAACACGACCACGTGTCTTTTTCTTAGCCGGCACAAGTGTGAGTTTCCCCTTTGTTCCGCCGGTTTGTCCGTTTGCTAGAGGGGGTGAAGGGGGAGGTGCAGAAGAAGCCGTTTGTAGACTTACAGCGGGTGCCGAAGGCATAGGGTTTACAGGGGATACTATGCCGGCTTTTATATTTTCAATAACGGCAGGGACTTTGAGAACTGTGGGATCTTGGGGATTGGAGCCAGGCAAAGTAGAAGGGCCTGCTGGTCCTTGCCCTCCTTTCATAATTTTTACCCCATTCATCATATTACGAGCGGCTTTAAAATTTGCAGGCCCCGTTATTGCCGGCCCAGGAACATCATCACCTCCCTGTTGCACTTTCGGCTTCCTTCTGGATCCTCCACGTTTTAATTTATGATAATCATCAGCGGCTCCACCGGTGATTTTTACTTGACGAACTTCTACTGGAGCCTCGGTCATCCTTCTATTGTATGCCCCTAGTTCTAAAAAATGAAACTCTCTTTTGTCCATTTTACCAGGTCCCACAGAATGGCGACAGTTACCAAGAATTCCAAGTTATGGCATAAGATTCTTGAACTGTATTTCAGCCAGGCGGATGGAAAACAGATTGTGAGCCATCAAATTGAAAGTTTCAATCATTTTATGAAAGTCGACATCCATGAAATTATTACAATGGTGAATCCCGTGATTGTGCGTGGATCACCCGAAATTCCTTTGAGCGGTCCTCGTTCTGCCCTAGCTTCTGCAACAGGTTTGAGCACATCTGCCGCAAATGCTTTGATGGGAAATCGTGGTGATGCGGTAGCACCGATGCTCATGCCTCTCGGCCCTATCAATCGTGAATACGAGGTTCATCTGGAATTCAAGAATCCCCAGTTCAAGAAGCCGACTATCTTTGAGAATAATGGTGCCGTTCTGCCGATGATGCCTAATGATGCGAGGCTGCGCAATCTTACGTATGCCGCTCCCCTCTTTGTAGACATTCACGTGACGTATGTGGAGATCGATAACACGCAGGGAGGTAAGAAAGCCATTCGGAAGCGGCTCTTCCCCAACGTGCATTTGGGCAAGATTCCTGTGATGGTTGGTAGCGAGTATTGCTTACTCAATGACCAGAAGCATATGAACCCTGCACGAGTGGGCGAGTGCGCCGAAGATATGGGCGGCTACTTTATTATTCAAGGTGGCGAGCGGGTGTGTATTTCTCAGGAGCGTATGTCTGAGAATCGCCCGTTTGTATTTCGCAACAATCGGAATACGGCAAAGGAGTTAGAGGTGATTGAAGTGAAGTCCATTGGACCTGACAATGATCAAGTCCCCAAGTCCAATTCCGTGCGTATGATGTATCATCCTAAGAACAATCAGATTCTTCTGCTGCGAGCGGCCATTCCTCGTATGAAGTCGCCGGTGCCTCTGTTCATGGTGTTTCGTGCTCTCGGCGTTACTGCAGATCGGGATATTCTGGATTTAATTCTGAGTAAGCAGGGCGACCGCACATTTGACGCAATTATGAACGAGTCTATGGCGGAGTCGGCGCATGTTCAGACACAGGAGCAAGCGCTGGAAGCTCTGGCATCGTATATTAAGACGTGGGCACCTCGTGGCAATCGTCCTCAAATGGTGGTGCGTGATATTCTGGCCGAGGAGCTCTTTCCTCATATTGGTTCCGAGGACAAGGCGTATGAGAAGGCGTGTTTCCTGGCGCATATGACTCGCAAGGTTCTCTGGGTTTCAAGTGCACGCATGCCGAATGATGATCGTGATTCATATCCCAATAAGCGTGTGGATCTGCCTGGATTTCTTCTGGCGAATCTCTTTCGCACGCAGTTCAGCACAATGATGGTAAAAGATATTAAGACCTACCTCGCCAAAGAGATTCATGGTGGTAGTTGGAAGGCAACGGGGAATTTTGAAGAGATTCTGAACATCAGCAATATTCACAAAGTGATTAAGTCTACAAATCTGGAAGTCGGTCTGAAAACTTGTCTGGCCACAGGTAATTTCGGATCGGCCAAGGCAGGTGGGCCGAGTAAGAATGGTGTGAGCCAGGTTCTGAATCGCCTGAATTATATCTCGGGCTTGTCGCACTTGCGCCGTGTGAGCACGCCGATTGAGAAGACGGGGAAGCTCATTGCTCCTCGTAAGCTACACAACAGCCAGTTTGGTTATATCTGCCCAAATGAGACACCAGAAGGTCATTCAGTAGGTGTCGTGAAGAATATGAGCACCACGGCAATTGTAAGTATCTTCAGCAATCCTCGCACAATCTATGACTTTATGATGACCTATGGGACTCTCAAGCTTCTTGCTGATACCACGAATGATGAGAAGTTCGTCGATACTCGTGTATTCTTGAATGGTGCATGGATTGGTTGTATTTCCACGGCCAATACGGAACGCACAGTGCGTCATTTACAAGCAGCGAAGCGTGAGTGTCAGCTCCATCCTCAAACAGGTATTATCTGGAAAATGACTCTGCGTGAGCTCTGGATTACTACGGAGGCTGGACGTATGCTGCGACCTCTTCTATATGCCCCAGCCATGCGTGAAGTTCTACAGAATACAGAACTAGAGGCGCATCTTCACAGCCTTGAAAAGTGGGAAGACCTGATTCTCTGGAAAACCCCAGGTGGTCATCACTTAATTGAATACATTGATCCTGGTGAGACAGAGGGCTGTTATATGGCTATGAACTACAAAGATGTGTTAGAGGATTCTATGAAGACGCACGTGGAAATCCATCCGTCTTGTATCCTCGGTTCACTTGCCTCTAACATTCCGTTTCCTGACCATAATCAGTCACCGAGAAACGCATATCAGTGCATTTTGGAAACAGAACCAATTCTTCTTGCCAATGGAAAACGGATCCCTATACGAGATGTAAAGGTGGGTGACTCGGTTCTCACATTCAACCCTTTAACACAAATTTCGGAGCCGAGCCGTGTGATTCATCATTACACGAGAGAAACAGATAAGAAGATTTACAAGATTACTACAGAATCTGGAAGAAGCCTGGTAGCTACTGAAGATCATCAGTTTATGACAGCAGATGGGTGGAAACAAGTTGGTGATCTTGATTCTGCAAAGGACTTGCTTGCAATTCAGATGCACCCTGCATCAATGAATAATTCTGTGCAAGAGTATGATATTCTTACTTCAGAATCAGTGGATGCGACACTTGTGGAAAATGGTATTCAGGCGGCACACAAACATAAGCGTGAATTTGCCAGCCTGCTTCCTCTACGTTCAACAAATTCTCTTCTACCTGTTCTAGGACGAATTGCGGGTTTGATCATGAGTGATGGTTCGTTGAATATTTATGATAAAAAGAATGGGGGCCTTACCGCCCAGATTTCAGCATACTTTGGAATGAAAGAGGATGCTGAATTCTTTGAGAAGGATGTGGAGTCCTTAGGATTTGGAAGAGTAGCCATTACAAATTCTGAGCGTGAATTCAATGGGGCTATGCATACAACATATAAGGTATCTCATAACGGTGCATTTGCCACTTTGATGACTTGTCTAGGCATTACGATGGGGCATTATTGTCAAGTGTTGCGTCTTCCTGTTCCTACATGGATTATGAATGGGTCTGACCTAGTGAAGAGAGAGTTCTTAGCAGGATTCCAGGGTGGGGATGGTTGTAAAATTCGTTGGAATTCTCTCGGTGAAAGAGGATTTAATTATATTTGCGCCAGCACGACTCAGCAGATTGTTCCTGAATTCCAAACTTCGTTAGAAACATTTATGGAACAGCTTGTAGAACTATTCACGGGTTTCGGAATTCAGGTTCGTCTTCTGGATTCTGTTGCGATTTCTGAAGAGAGAGTAATGGTTGGATATAAGATTAGTGATGCGCAAGAAAATCTTATTAAATACTTTGACACAGTAGGATATCATTATGATCTTCGCAAGAAGATGGAGAGTGCTGCTGTAGTTGAATTTCTCAAAGTAAAAGCAAAGACAGTTCAAACCTATAAACAAACGGTGCAAAAGGTGCGTGATTTGGCATCTGCAGGGAAAGGTGTAAAAGGGATTGCTGAGGAGATGGGGCTAGGGCTTGAATATGTGCGTGGGCTCTTACGTAGTGCTGCAGCAGGGCGTGAAATCACATCACCTTCTATGAAACATTCGCTGAGTATTGACAAGTGGCTTCAGAGGACAAGAACTGTAGGTGAATCACTCTTCGTGCCGATTTCAGCCATTGAGCCGCATGTAAATGTGCGAATTGCGGATATTACGGTAGAATCGGAAAATCACAGTTTCATTACGGGGGATAATATCGGCGTGCATAATTGTGCAATGGGCAAGCAAGCTATGGGCATGTATGCCCTGAACTTCCGTGAACGCTTTGACGCAATGGCGCACATGTTGTGTTATCCGCAAGTTCCGTTGGTCAGCCCCTTCATGAGCAAGTTCTATGGATCACAGACCATGCCGTGTGGTCAGAATATCATTGTGGCCATTATGACGTATACGGGTTATAACCAGGAAGATTCTATTATGATTAATCGTGGTTTCCTACAACGGGGTGGATTCCGCAGTATCTTCTACCGCACATACAAGGATGAGGAGAAGAAGAATCAGAGTAGTGGTGAGGAAGAGCGATTCTTCAAACCTGACCCGGTAATGACACGGCAGATGAAGAATGCAAATTACGAGAAGCTGGGTGAGAATGGCTTTGTTCCTGAAAATATCTATGTGGACAATGATGACATTCTGATTGGTAAGGTCGTGCCTCTGCGTATTCCTACGGGCACTGTGATCCCCGCAGGAACGAAGAAGTATCGTGATGTATCACGCACAATGCGGAATAACGAGATTGGCTGGGTAGATCGTATCTTCCGTAATCGGAATGGAGAAGGATATTCATTTGCGAAAGTGCGTGTTCGCCAGGACAGAATCCCTGAGATTGGCGATAAGTTCTCCAGTCGTCATGGGCAGAAGGGCACGTGTGGTATGATTCTGGATGCAAAGGATATGCCGCAGACGGCTTCAGGACTCATCCCTGATATTATTATTAACCCTCACTGTATTCCGAGTCGTATGACGATTGCGCAACTTATGGAGACTTTGCTCGGCAAGGTGGGTTGTGAAGTAGGGGCTCTAGGAGACGGAACCCCCTTTGGAAATTGTTCAGTGGATGGCCTCGCTTCTTTACTGCGTGATGATCTAGGAATGGAGCCGTATGGTAATGAAATTCTCTATAACGGTTACACAGGTCGCCAGATGGAGACGAATATCTTTGTGGGCCCCGTATTCTATCAGCGTCTTCGCCACTGCTCGGCGGATAAGATGCATTCTCGTGCCTCAGGGCCTCTCGTAATGCTGACCCGCCAGCCAGCCGAAGGTCGTGCTCGTGAAGGTGGTCTGCGTTTTGGTGAAATGGAGCGTGACTGTGTAGCCGCCCATGGTATGTCCGAATTTACGAAAGAACGTTTGATGGAATGTTCCGATGCTTTCCGTTGCTATTCTTGCAAGGACTGCGGGCTACTCGCAGTAGCCAATCCTGTAGAAGGTATTTGGGCCTGCCGTGCTTGCGGAAATACGACGAATTTCAGCCATATTGAAATTCCTTATGCTTATAAGCTGCTGTTACAGGAGTTGGAAACGATGTGTATTAGTTCTCGTGTCATTACCCAGAGTCGTCTTGTAATGGATATGGTTAAAAAAGAGAAGAGTGTTAAAGAAGTTCCTACATAACTAGAAGATGGGGTATACATTTGTTTTTGACATGGATCAAACTCTTGTTGATTATGATAAAGTAAAAAAAGAGATAGTGTTAAATACAAAAATTATAGAACTTTTGCGAAAAATACAAGAAGGACGTTTTACGGGTATTACCGATGCTGTATTTTTATATACAAATAATCCTGATGAAAAATACGTTTATACCGTGGAAGGTGTTATAGAGGATGAAATTCCAGGATTTAAATTCGATGATATGATGTGGGCGAAAGATGAACGCAGATCTTCTTATAGAATTTATAAAGAAGTAAATCCTCCAAAGCTACTGGAAGATATTGAAACCATGTTAGACGATAAGAATATATTGAAGGATGCTGCTTATTTGAAGAATAATGTATTCTTTTTTGATGATATACCTACTCATTATATTCGCAGTGAAATTAAAGATGGTAACTATATTCACATATATCCCCCTTTTACAACTATTACAGAACCTGATGAAGAAATTTACAAGCCCGTATATGATGTCTTAAAGGGGGGTGCGATGAGGGGTGGTGTTTCAAGAAAGAAAAAGAAGAAGAGGACTAAGAATCGTGGCACGAAAAAATCAAGGCGGAGAGGTTAAAAAGTGGCGGCACCGGCGCTGCGAAAACCCGGTCCCAAACGTTCTCAAAATGCCTTTTAGTATGCGAGTTCTGAAACGCAATGGAAACACTGAATCTGTGAGTTTTGACAAAGTTTTACAGAGAATTCGTAAGGCCGCACATGGTCTCAAGGTAAATGCAGACGGTCTTGCTCAACAGGTTCTGAGCCAGATTTATGACGGCGTGAAGACTACGGAACTTGATGAACTGACTTCTCAGCTGGCGGCAAATTTATATACGAGTAATCTGGATTGGGGCACTCTGGCTGCTCGTATTGCTATTAGTAATCATCATAAGAAAACGGTGGCGAACTTTGCTTCTGTTATGCTAGGCCTCGGAGCCGGCATTATCCATCCGAAGATTCTAGCTCTGTGTGCCGATTCTGAGAAGGCTGCACAGATTGAGGCGGCCATTGATTATAAGCGTGATTACGAAATTGACTACTTTGGATTCAAGACGTTGGAGCGTTCTTACTTACTCAAGGATTCCGACCTTGTGATTCGTGAACGTGCTCAGCATCTGTGGATGCGTGTGGCTCTGGCTCTATGGTCAGACGATCTGCCGAAAGCGTTTCGCACATATGATATGATGAGCACGAAGAAGTTTACGCACGCCACGCCTACTCTCTATTCTTCAGGCACGCCTCGTCAGCAACTGAGTTCTTGTTTCCTTGTGGCCATGGATTCCGACAGTATTACAGGAATCTTCAAGACACTGGGTGATTGTGCGAATATCAGTAAGTATGCAGGCGGAATTGGCTTGCATTGCCACAACATTCGTGCTCGTGGTTCAGGGATTCGTGGCACGAACGGAGTGAGTGATGGAATTATGCCGATGCTGCGTGTCTTCAATAACACGGCACGTTATGTGAATCAGGGTGGGCGGCGTAGTGGAAGTTTTGCCGTGTATTTGGAGCCGTGGCATGCAGATATTGAGGACTTCTTGAAGCTCAAGCTGAACACGGGTGTGGAGGAAGAGCGTGCTCGTGACTTATTCTATGCTTTGTGGATTTCGGATCTGTTTATGGAGCGGGTGGAACAGGCTGGTGAATGGTCTTTGTTTTGCCCCGATGAGTGTCCTGGACTTGCGGATGTATGGGGCGATGCTTTCCGCAGCCTATATATGAAATATGAGAGCGAAGGAAAGGCTAGGAAGCGGGTAAGCGCTCAGAAACTGTGGTTTCTGATCCTGGATGCGCAAATGGAAACAGGCACTCCTTACTTGTGTTATAAGGATGCTGCGAATGGAAAGAGTAATCAGCAGAATCTTGGCACGATCAAGTCAAGCAATCTGTGTTCAGAGATCATTCAGTATTCATCCCCAGATGAGACGGCAGTTTGTAATCTAGCTTCTCTATCTCTGCCGGCGTTTGTGAAAGATGGTTGTTCCTTTGACTTTGATGAGCTGCGTCGTGTAACGGCAGTGGCTATTGAGAATCTGAATCGGGTCATTGATATTAACTACTACCCCACGGTGGAGACGGAACGTAGTAATATGCGTCATCGTCCTGTAGGCCTCGGTGTTCAGGGCCTGGCGGACGTATTTGCGATGCTGAAGATGGACTGGGAGTCGCCAGCAGCAGCCGAGCTAAATCAGCTTATCTTTGAGCACATGTATTATGCGGCGGTAGAGACATCTGCGCAACTTGCTGAGGTTCAGGGTTCATATTCTACTTTTGCGGGTTCGCCAGCATCACAAGGCAGACTTCAGCCTGATCTGTGGAAGGTCATGCCTTTGACAGAGAAGGCGTGTAAGCTGGACTGGGCTTCATTACGTGAGAAAGCTTCCAAAGGTCTGCGCAATTCGCTCCTCATTGCGCCCATGCCGACGGCGAGCACGTCGCAAATCCTGGGAAATAATGAATGTTTCGAGCCATTTACAAGCAATTTGTATACTCGGCGCACACTTGCTGGCGAATTCATCATTATTAATAAGTATCTCATGGCTGAGCTGGTAGAAAGGGGGATTTGGTCAGAGGATATGAAGCAGGAAATTGTAGCACGTAATGGAAGTGTGCAGGGGATTTCAGAAATTCCTTCCGATATTCAGGCACGCTATAAGACGGCTTGGGAGATGAAGCAGCGTATCCTTATTGATATGGCGGCGGGAAGAGGGGCATTCATTGATCAGTCCCAGAGTCTGAATCTGTTTGTGGCAGATCCGAATTATGCTAAGCTTACGAGTATGCATTTCTATGGTTGGAAAGCGGGTCTGAAGACGGGTTGTTATTATCTGCGCACGAAGGCTCCCGTTATGGCGCAGAAGTTCACCGTAGACCCGAGACTTCTAGCGGCTGTTGCTAAAGGCACAACTTCCAGCTCCAATGATCAAAGGAAACAAGATGATGAAGACAATGAATCAGAATCTTCAGATGATGATGAGGATCCTGCAGAAAAAGAAAAAGAAAAGAAGCGCCAAGAGAGAAAGGAACTTTTGGATCGGTTGGCAGCTGAGTATGAAAAAGAGGCAGAAAAAGCAAAAGCTGCGGCCTATTCTGGCGAAGGATGTTTAATGTGTAGTGGATAGATAGAGGATGGAAGAAGGGGGTGATATACAAGCGAAAATAAATCACTTGAAAGGGGTCATCCGGAAAACACCGGCTGAACTCTTGCAAGAAAGAGTCTATGTATGTGTGGCAAATAGTTGTATTTTACTCACTGCCTATAAACGTGAGAACGGAGCAAAAGGATGGTGTTCAAATGTTTACAATCCATCTGGAGAACCTCTTTTTACTTCTAAGGAACAACTTGTGATTGAAGAAGGGTTTACTAAAGCACCATGGCTCCTAGATATGTTAAATGAAGAATTGAAGAAAAAACATGAATCTTCTGAAGCAAATCGTAACCTTATACAAGTAGGAGGAAGTGGAAGTTGGATGCCTTCTTTAAAAACAATGGGAAGCCAAATGATAAAAAGTGTAGATGCGACTTCTTTTACGGAAGAAGACGTTGGTCTAGATGCGATGTTAGAGGGATTTATTAAAAAAATAGATAGTGTGGATAATTTCTGGGATCAGATTGCATATCAATCACCAGGTTTTTTAAAGTTCATGAATGATCACCAAGATATGAACTTTATGGGAAATCGTATCCCTGTAAAACCGATTTTAAATTTACTAATGATTGTTCTGGATTCTATACTATTGAGTGTTTCACTGACACCGTTGAAGTCAACCCGTTTTACAAAGATTCTGAATTTTGTTGTCTTTATGGAAGAATTATTAACAGGGCAATGGCGCCAGATGCTTTTTACTTCTATAGGGTTTTTTAGTCCTTCAGGAATTGCTTTTGGTGTGATTGCGAAATATATAGTGAATGCGTGGATGTTTGTGAGTCCTGAATTGCGCACACAATTGTTCAAAGATGTGTTAAAGGGTGGGAAGAGTGCTTTACTGGGATTTTTATTATGGGCATCTGTGGCTTTGCCGGCTGATGCAGTGCGTGCTTCTACAGAAGAATCTTTGGCGAAAATACGGGCGACGGTAGAAGCTTTGGATGATAAAATGGAGGAGCTGCAAGAGGAGGGATCGGCGGCTTTGGCCCCGTATGGAAAGAAGATAGAATTCAGTGGAATTGATTTGACAAATCTTCGGAAAATATCGTTTCAAGATATTCAGAATTTGCAGAGTCTGGCACAGTGGGATATACTTGTATGTTCCAAAGAGTTTCAGGATATTATGGTAGGTATAGAAGGAAATCCGATATTTCGGTTTATTATAGAATTATTGAATATTCCTACTATGGATGATGATAAGGCTCAAAAATGTAAGACTCTTGATTTCCGCCCCATAAAAGAATTGGTAGAAACGGCTTTGACACCTGATGTTATTGATTCTGTAGCCAAGCCCCCTAAAGATCCTTTTGCGGATTATACAGGCGAAGCTGGTCTTAGTAAATTGAAACTAAAAGAAGAGGAGGAAGAATCTAAAGCAGAAAAGGAGGAATCTCAAATGGGAGCAGAAGAAAGTAGACCTCTTAATGAAGATCCGACAAAAGAAGAAAATGTAAATGAGGATGAGGGTGTAAAAGAGGTTGTGCCTGTTGTGGCTGCAAACGAGGATGTGCCTCTAGTGGCTGCAAATGAAGATGTGCCTCTAGTGGCTGCAAATGAAGAAATGCGTCTAAAAGAAGAAAAACTCCGTGAGGAAGAAGAAGCAGAAGCAGAAGCAGAAGCAGAAGAGAAAAAGAGAAAACTCCGTGAGGAAGAAGAAGCAGAAGCAGAAGCAGAAGAGAAAAAGAGAAAACTCCGTGAGGAAGAAGAAGCAGAAGAGAAAAAGAAAAAACTCCGTGAAAATGAAAATGAAAATCCTCAAAATGGGGGCAAGCGTATATTAAAACTTAAGAAGTCTACTCGTTATCGTAAAGCAACTCCTAGAAGAACAACACGCCGCGTATAAATTTATATGTATTCATTAGAAATGCCGATGACTTTTCAGCAAGCCATGGATATAGTTGATAGATTTGATCCAGAAGATCTTGAAAATTTGAGTCAGGGCCAGCTCTTATATATTATTAGTGGATTGACCGGTGAAGAAGCTAGAGAGTTTATGTTCGCCAAGAATATCAAAATTTTTGGAGGAATTAATGGTTATGTAGAAAACTTTTTATCTACAGGAACAGTCATGAGAATCAAAACTATACCAAATGAAATAGAGAGAAGAAGTGGTATACAAGGTGCACTTAATGCATTAAACAAAATGCTTACATATGATGAGTTAACTGAGGCCAATCGTGCAGAAATCAATGAGGCTATTTTACAATTAACAAATGAGACCGCTCCCGCCGCTGCTCCCGCCGCTGGAGGATATAAGCGTAAAAGTGGCAAAGGTCGTAAAAGTCGCAAAGGTAGCAAAGGTCGTAAAAATAAGACTACTAAAAAATATAGATATTAGTTTAGGTTTGGTAATTGGGACGTCAATAATTCAAGAATCTTATAAATTCTGGAACTATTGTATAGAATGAACTCTTCAATTACAGGCACCACCGATCCGCTTTCTATGGCGACGGTTGTTGGGGGTTATTTCGGTTTAAGTAGCGGAACAATTCTTGCACTCTTTCTTCTTTATCGGGGGTTGAGTGGTTTATCGGGTAAGCGTCTTGTGGCTGATTGTTCTACTCGTAAGGGAGAGGTGGGTTTTGCGATACGGGTGGTGCCTTCAACTTCTCCAATAGAAGCGAAAAGTATTCAATCAGAGTCTGTGTCTGCGAGTGTTCCCGTTGAAACTCCTGTAGGAGCATCATTATCTTTAGAAGTTCAGGCGGTTCCAAAAACTTCATAAGACTCCTCCGAAAGTCCGAAGGCTTTGAGCTATGGAAATTCACTGAATTTCCTCAATATCCACCCCCGCCAACTTATGCAGGAATACCAAAAACTCTTTAGGAAATCCCCAGAAACAAGAAGGCTTTCCAGTGGGCGGAATACGCCGACTACTTGCATTCTTAACATGGCTCATAGCCACAATCAATTGTTGCGGCTGTAACTCTAGAACATCCGCCTCACGACCTTGTAAAAAACCTTCTCCCTCGGCCATATTGACCTTAGGAAATCGTTGTCCATCCCACCAAGACTTCTTAAACGCAAATGTCGCCTCAGAAATCCGCTGACTCAAAGGCAGACTCCAAGGAGGTGTATTCACTGCGCTCGTCCCATGAACCAAGTCATAGCAAGCAATGGTCGTGCAAACCACAGCAGATGGCTCCCAAGGATGTAGTAGGAGCCAAGCGACACGGCGACTAAAACTAGAAGCAGGATAGTGATCATCATCATCCATAAATAGGATAATATCGTGCTGAGCCTTCTTAACAGCACGATTACGCATAGCACCTATAGGAACATTTTTCTTATCCAAAGGAATATAGGTTACTGTCATCGGTGCACATTGAGTGCCGAACTTAATGATCTTATCTGAAGCCTGTTCTTCAACAATATCCGAATCTTCAATAACAACCCACTCGATCTTATCCTTAGGATAGTCCGTGATCAACAAGTTGTGAAACGCCAGGTCTACAAACTTACGACGATTGTGTAAAAGGGTGATTACACTGATTGGAGGACACTCTGCAGCTGACTTGAATTGAGGAGGGACTGCTGCTACAGAAGCCAAAGGCGAATACTTCTTTAAAATTTCTTGAAAACACTGATACGCCTTCTTGGTAAAATCTGCTGAGCGCATGGCGGCCAAACGAGTCTGTGATGAACGGCACTCGTCCAAATCGGCCTTCAAGAATTTCTCCACACACTCCTCTAACTCATCTTCCAGGCTCGCAAAGGTATCTTGTTTTCCCGCTTTCAGATCATCAAGAATGGCTTGAGTGAGAGCCACGTAGGGATTTCCCTTGAATGTCTCCAAGTAAGTGGGCAGTCCGTTTCCAAGTAGGAAGGCTCCTGCAGCCTGCCCTTCGAGGGCTGACATTCCCAGAGCCTCTGACGCACTAAAGATCATATGGCCAGGATAATAAGCTTGGAGTTGGCGTAGGGTAGCACTGTCCAGGTCACGGATATTTACTATAATATTTTCTTGTGTAGTTTCGAATGTTAAAGGAGTTGTTGTGGAGACGTAGAGCTTGGGCCAATCCGCTTTCCACAGAGGAAGCAGCTTTTCGGCAGCCGCACGCTTATTCTTTGAAGCCCCTAGAAGCCAGAGAATACCTGTAGAAGACTTATTTGACTTTGGGTATTTGGTAAATGACGCCACAGAGAGTGAGGTCGTCCAAGGAAGAACATAGGTATCTGGCTTTTTGGAATCCTTGGGAAGTTGTTCTAAGAAGTGGTCACGATCAGCAGAGCACTTGAAGATAAGAGCATCCGTATGTGTCAGATAAGGGTTCCAAGCTGCCTCCCACCATTCAGGATTCACAATAATTACGTTACGGCGTGCCCAGGACATCCAGCCATAGTAAGGGACTTCAAAGTGAACGGCAAGATCACATGGTGTAGGAGGTTCCAAGGGATCGGCAATACGAATCTTTCCTACAAGTTGCTGCAAGGACGTTTCTAGGACATGAATATCTTGGCCGAGTCCGTAAACATTTGACTTATTATAGAGAAATACTGTTGACTTTTGCATTGACATTGAATACTCTTGGTTAGAGATGTGCTGAATGTTTAGACTGTGAAAAAGTCTTTTCCAAGAGTAAATAGGGAATGGCTTCCGCAGTAAGAACCCTTCATGGAATAACCTGGCATGATGACCTTGCCTGGATGGAAGATATGAAAGGACCAAGATGGACTTCTCATATTCATAAGGAACAAGCACGATGGAAAAAAGTGTTGAACCCTTTGCAGGATTCTATACAAATCCTGGCAGATGAATTGGAATCTGCAAACAAGACTCTTCATACTATGCTATTCCGAGCCGGTTCTGGACAAATTGAAATAGGTGTTGCAGGTTCTATGACAATTCAATGGAAGTATAAGGATGAAGATCTTATTCGCACGGCAACCACTCTGGAAACGGATGTTAAAGGGGATTGTGTATGGACAATTGAAGAAGTTGGGGATGGTGCAGAATTGTATGCAGTTCGTATGTATAAGGCGGCGGGCAAACATATCTGGGAACATGTCGGTGTTGCCCCGTATTTAGCGATTGTTGGCGATCGTTGTTATTGTTTAGAAGCGAAGAAACGTCTTGTATATTGGCGTTTAGTGAGTTGGAATGCGGTGACAGGAGGAGATCGCCGAGTTCATTATGAAGAGGATGATTATCGTTATAACTTGGACTTGATTGGTAGCGGGTCTTGTGCTTATTTAAGAAGACAGGATGGGACACGCCAAGATGCTTTTATTATTCAAGGGGGGTCTGAGATTCGGGTGTTAGAGGGTATTGTATTGGATCCTCGGAGGTTTGTATTCGCTGCCGGAAGATTTGAGGGATATTTGGTTTGGGAGTCTGGATCTGAATCTGGATCTGGATGGGTTGCTCGGGGAGAAGCGGCCAAGTTTCGTCTGCCGGACTTTTCAAAGGCCGTTCCTGAAATGCTTATTCGGGAATTCTTAGTAACTCGGTGGGAAGGTTGCCGATCTTTATGGCGAATTAGCAAGACCAAGAATCCTGTTTTGCTTTGGCGGGGGTATGGGCAAATTATGTTTGATCCTTGGGAATCCTCCTGGGTTCGGTTCATTTTACCAGGAGCCGAAGCGATTTGGTGGAACTCTGATTTGCCCTCGCATTTGCCCTTGCCCTTGCCCTTTGTTTCGGACGCAGCCGCCGTAAAAGCCAAGAGCCTGGATGGAACGGAAGTCCCATTTTTACTTTTGGCAGGAGAGGGGTCTGGGAAAGTAGGGCATACAAAAGGACTTCTTGTCATTGGCTACGGTGCTTATGGCCTCCCAATGCCTTTTATGACCCAGCGTTGGAAACCCTTACTCTCTCGTGGCTGGTCTATAGCCATAGGTCTTTGGCGGGGTGGAGGTGATCATACCCCTGAATGGGAAGATGCAGGACGTGTGTATGGTCGTAAGAAAGTTCTGGAGGACGCAGAAGCCGTGGTTCGTAAAGCACAGAGTATTGTAAAAGTAGGCCCGGCACAAACTGTCTTATACGGGCGTTCTGCAGGTGGTTTATGGGTGGGTGGACTTGCGGCGAAGTTTCCGAAGGGGGACTTGGCGGGTGGGGCATATATGGAAGTTCCTTACTTGGATGTTCTGCGCACGATTACGAATCGCAACCTCCCTTTAACAGAAATTGAAACAGATGAATTTGGTCTTCCTGAACAACGGCTTTCGGACTTTGCAGGTGCTTTGGAATGGTCGCCGATGGAATTATTACTTTGTGCCAAAGGAAACTATGGAATGTCTGGAATTCCTGGAATGTGGCAAATTGTCCGCACGGGTTTGAATGATAGTGAAGTATTGGCGTATGAATCTGTAAAATGGATCGTGCGTAGTAAAAATCCTTCGGCCTTTTTGGCAGTTGAAGGAGGCCAGGGACACTTTGTTTCCGGTTCGCGCGGATTTCTGCAACAGGCCGAGGACTTGGCTTTGATCCTTACGAAGGTGGGCGGATAATTTTAAATCGCAGTAATAGTTATAAAATGGCCAATCGCAAGAACATGACCCGCAAGAACCGCAAGGCGAACCGCAAGACGCGCAAGGCGAACCGCAAGGGCCGCAAGGCCAACCGCAAGTAAATTTTTACTAGCGGCTTAGGAAGTGTGTTATAGGGAATGGTGTGGAATGTATTGGAATAGATTGATTGTTAGGGACTTGAAGTTTCTAACAAAGAATCTCCCTCAGTTTGTTGTTTTTGTTCTTGGGAAGCATACAGTTTTCTGAGAAAGAGTTTCCGATGTTCTGCGTGTTCTCCCCATTTCCGAATCCCTGCCATATGATTTGCCGTCCCATATCCCTTGTTTTTCAGAAGATCATAGCGTTCTGCTATGTTTTGATTACGTTCACAAAAGTTTTCCACATATGTATCATGTTCCACTTTGGCCAAAATACTTGCGGCTGCAACAGCTACATATTTATTATCAGCCTCTACTTCAACAACTTGTTCAACCATGGACCAAGGAGGATCGTAAATAGACAAGCAGCCGTCAATTAAGATACGACCCGGTGTTAAAGAGAGTTTATTTAGGGCTCTTGTAAATGCAAGTTGATTCGCTTTTGTCATACCGAGGTTGTCAATTTCTTTCGGAGTTACGGACCCCACACCCCAGTCTAGAGCATGGTGCTTGATTGACTCTGCCAAAGCAGTCCGGCGTTTTGCGGAAAGTTTCTTAGAGTCTTTGATCAAGGGTGTAATCTTCTCTTGTTCTTCATTGCCTGAAGGAACCCACACAACAGCAGCAGCATACAGAGGCCCCCAGAGAGGCCCACGACCTGCCTCATCAATACCTGCTTCTATAGTCTGATCGGTTGTAGAATAACGTAGTTTTAGCATACTTGGTCCAACAGGACCTTTTGGTCCAACGGGACCTTTTGGTCCAACGGGACCTTTTTTACAATTCAGGCGAGCGTTTCATTTTTACTTGCTCATCACCATCAGATGGAAAAGCTGACTCTGGCTTTTTTAGGCCTTCTTATATTATTATTGTTTACCCATATAATTCGTGTGGAAGCCTTTGGTGATGGTTCTTCTTCACAGCCTGGAAAGACAACATATAGATATATCTTTGATCCTTTGTCATTCACCTATAACCCGTATGATGCGAGTGGTAACTATACAGGTTTGGGCAGTAGTCAATATGATGCAAGTGGTAACTACACAGCGGCACCAGGTGGCTATGATGCTTATGGTAATTTTATAGGTCCAAGTGGGCCGTATGATGCGAATGGGAACTTTGTCGGTATGGCAGATACTTTGAACGAAATCTATAATTCGGCGACAAATACAGTTGGAAAGCGTGCGAATTCTATAGACGGAACTATTAATGGTCTTCCTGCAGGAACACCTGGATTACCAAATACAAATCCAAGAACTACCCCAACCTCCAATGTAACATATAATGTTCATTATCACGTATCGGGTGCAACCGATAACAGCGGAGCAAAAGTTCAATCTGGTTCTTATATAAATCTATCGATTTCTGACTTATTAGCTTTAATTGGAAATACTTCTTCAAAGAATAAGGCTCCTCAACCAATACCTATGAATTACGGTATGAATGCGAATGCATACGCCACTCCTGCAATGTATCCTATGTACAATGCTGTTCAACAACAACAACAAAATCAGCTGAATTCTACGTATTACGGTGGTCTATTAAGCACCCCGCCTGTATCAACGTATATACCTGCCGGCACAGTTGTTGGACAGCCTATAAATTTAGCTACACCCCCTAGCCATGCTGATGCACATGGCCAGGCCTTTGTGAAATATAAATATGGCATCAATCCGGCGGACTATATTCGCAAAGACTCTATACCCTGCTATGCCTGCACTTTACCTGCGTGAACATTGTTCGCTGACAATGTTAGAATGGATGGTATTGGCCTCCTAGTAGTCGTGGCATTTCTTATATTAATAATTGCCATAGTTACTTATACTTCTTGTGATAACTGCCAAAAGGGTAAAGAAGGGTTTAATGCGCAAACAGATCTTGAACAATGGGATTCCACGGCTTCCAAGCCTCAGACAAGAATGCCGACTCAGCCTGAAGTGAATGTTCCTACTGTGGGCCCTGCTGCCTCAAGTCTTATTGAAGGCGGAATCTTGCCCGGTTGTGCGAGTATCACAGATTTGCCGAGTGCCCCTGTGAATAGTCTAGGTGAAACAAACTCTCTACCTTATCAAGACCCTGCCTTAGAAAAAGCGACTCGCCCCATGATGAATCAGTTAAAGAAAGATATGGACGGATTCTCGGCATTTGAAGTCCCTTATTTACAGGACAAATCCGATCCTGCAGTGAAACTTCCTTTAATAAGATTCCAGGGTGATTATCAACGTATCAAGGATGAACTTTCCGTAATTACCCGTAATCCTGGCCTACAGACGCAACTGACGATTGAAGATGTGAATAATATGGGAGCGAATTTGCGTTTCCTTCAACGCACTTATCGTATATATGCCGACAATAAGATGGTCCCTAAGGACCCCAAGGACCAAATGGTCCCCGAGCCTTCTAAAGAAGGATTTGATAACCCCCCTTCTTCCTCATTAAATATTACTCCTGACCAACTGCAGCTGCTATCTGAGAAACTTGCTGTGGAAATCGTGCGTCTCCAAGCAAGTGGGACAAATGACCCTGTAACACAAGCCCGTGTGAATGTTTTCACGCAAATCAAGCAATCTGTGGATTCCATGATCACAAGTATTAAAAACGGCACTATGGATCCTACAACAATACCTATCAAGTTGGCCGATTATAATAAATTCTTACCGGCTTTGGGAGATAATAGTGCAGGAATTTCAGGACTCTTGTCAAAGTCCGGCTATCCTACTTTGAGCAGTCTATTCAATGCGTATGATGCGGGTGATATTTCAGGATCTAATATCGCTGCTCATATGTTTGAGACATATGCTGATTCTCTGTTAAATGGATTATCTTACAAGGTGGATGTATCCTATACAAGCCCGAACGAAGTTGCTTTGCGTCAAGCGGAAGCGTCGGCAGCTTCTTCATTAGCGGCAATGGGAGCCGGTTCTCCTTCAATCACATATTCTTCGTATTCACCTGGATTAAATGCAACACAAAGTCTGAGCACAAATCACCCTTTAACAATGTTCGGTTCTCGTGGATCGTTCGACGCCCAAGTTCGTCAGATGGATGTTGCCAATATGGTTGGTGGAAATCCTGCAAGCGTCTCTGAGCCGGCAAAGTTTGATTGGAAGAATTTGTCACAGACCATAGCTCGTAGAATTCGTAGTATGGGGCTGAATCCTGATGATTATGGAGTAATTACAGATTCAACTTCTGTGGGCCAGAATTTCAGTTGGCGTGGATATACGAAGATGGTTTGCTCGCGTTTAGCTACCAATGTGGATCCTGGTGTTCCTGAGCAATGCGGATGTCCTCCGGTTTCTTGGAAAGGATGGAGTAGCTAAAAATCATAGTTCAGGATAGAAGAGGGCAAATGGCCTCGGTTATACCTATCAAATTAACTCCGCAAATTATTTTAGCCTTGGCTGTATTAATTCTTGGTGTTGGATTCGGCCTCGGTTCGTATGTAGGAGGTCGTTCTCTGCGTAAAGAAGGGTTTGAAGGGTCTATTGATGTTTGTGGACGTTGTAGAAAGAAGAGAAACACTTGCGGATGCCCTTTTGCATCTGCATCTGGATCTGCATCTGGATCTGGATCTGCAAATGCACAAGCCACTCAGTATGTATGCCCTCCTTGCACGCAGCCTGATATGAGCAAGTATGTGCTAAAGGCTACAGTGCCTCCATGCCCTTCTTTACCTGACATCTCGCAGTATATGTTGAAGACAGAGTGCCCTCCTGTGCCAGATCTGAGTAAGTATGTATTAAAGAGCAGTATCCCGAAGCAGCAGCCTGTGATCATTGATAATACGGCATGTCGTAAGGAAGCGGGTGAGTGCCCTCCCTGCCCTCGTGCTCGTTGCCCTGAGGTGAAGTGTCCTGCACCTGTAAGCTGCCCTCCCCCTGCCCCCTGCCCTCGTACAGTCTGCCCTCCTACGACGGTCAAGTGTAAGGCGGAAGAAGTTTCGGATAACACAGTGCGTCCTTATCTGGCCCCCTTGAATATGCCGCAGTTTGGTATGTAAAATATGAGGTGTTCTAATATATAAAAGTAATCACTTTGAAGACTTTTATATGTAGTAATCAATGGTCTAAAGAAATTACAGAAGTATATATTTATATATTAATTATGTCATTTGTAGAACTTGCAGATAAATATGGTTCTATGATTAATACCACATACGGGACAGATAAAAATACTATACATTCGTATGGCCCTATTTACGAATGTATATTTACTCCTATAAAAAATACTGCAACATCTATCTTAGAAATTGGTTTTCATTCAGGTAAAAGTTTACAGTTATACTCAGAATATTTTACGAATGCTACAATTTATGGAATTGATATAGATGATAATTGTTTTGAAGATGTTAAACAAATAAAAAATATTCAAATGGTATTTGGTGATGCAACTTTGCCTTCAGTTATAGATCATTTTAATAAGAAATATGATGTAATTATTGAAGATGCTTCGCATACACTAGAACACCAAATACAGCATTTCAAAGATTATTCTGACTTTGTATTACCGAATGGATATTATATTATTGAAGATGTAACTGGAATTAATGCAGATAAATTAAAAATGGTATTAGAACCTATTTCAAAGGCAAAAGGATTTTTGTTAGAGATTTTAGATTTACGAGAGATAAAAAAGCAATATGATGATATTCTTTTTGTATTCAAGCGCTCGCCTGTGTAAATAATATAATCTATGAGTAAATGGACACCCGATTCTGGGGCCCATCGGGTTGGAGATTACTTCATCTAATAGCATTTTCGTATGAACCTGCTAAACAAAAAGAGTCAGTGCGTGAATTATTTACCATGTTGCCATATGTGCTACCTTGTAAGTTCTGTCGTGCTTCTTTGGCGGATTATATGGCTGAAGATCCCTTAGAGCCTCCTTTGAAATCTCGTGAAACTTTATCAAAGTGGTTATGGCGTATACATAATCGGGTAAATGAAAAACTTAGAAGTCAAGGGTTGTTAAAAGAGGATGATCCTTCTTTTAGTGCGGTCAAGAAGGTCTATGAAGATCGGATTGCGGCAGGATGTACTCGCACTGAGTTTGAAGGTTGGGATTTCTTGTTTAGCATTGCGGAAAATCATCCACGGGCCTTGTCGGTGAAAAAATCCTTGCCCATGCCTGGGGTTCCTTTGGATATTGAAGATAGCCCTGAGTTTCGTAATCGTTGGAATTTAATGGAAGCTCAAGAGCGTATGGGATTTTATTTACGATTTTGGAAAAGTATTGCAGGGGCTTTACCTTTTGCGGGATGGCGTGATGCTTGGAGTTCTTGTTCTCTAGATTTTGCGAAACTAGAATACAGGGTCTTATGGATTCGTGAATTATGGAGAATACGGTGTTGTTTAGAAAAGGAACTGGAACTTGTCAATCGTGACGAATTTCAGAGTCTTTGTAAAAGGTTGGTGAATCATAGGAGTGGGTGCGGAAAACGGAAACGGGCAAAGACATGCCGTCGAACTACTCGCAAACTATAGTTTATATTCTTCAGCGTCTCTTTCTATAAGTATTCTTTCTAGACTTTGTCTTATTGCGTCTAGAATGATTACGGCGTCTAGTTCTGCCACCTGTTTGACTATTGGGTCCAGGACCTACCCTCGCATTTTTAGGAGAACCCTGTGAATTATTATTAGCATTATAATTATTATTACGACTTCTCTTTCTTGAAGTAGCTGCTTCAGCAGCTGCATTTATTAATGACTGTAATCCTTGGCCAAGTGTATTTGAAGTTTTGCTAGCCGCTTCTCCTACATTTTCAAGAATATTTGATGCCTTTCCAAGAGCTGCATTGAGATTTGCATTCGCAGTTGCATTTACATTTAGCTGCTCGGCAACTAAAGAACTTTCAGGTAAAGCTAAAGATGCAGATGCAGATACAGATGCAGAACCCGAAAGGCGATCTTGTTCATTACGACGAGCAACATTCGCAAGCGCTTCTTGAGCATCCTTCTTTATATTTGAACCAGTGCTCTGTGCAAGACGGCTTGCCATTGTTGCCCGATTTACAGGAGTTTCTGAATTTCCAAAAGCGGCAATTCTTCTACTCAGGATCATTTCATACAAATCAATGGCCGGTTGCATAATTTCAAAATAGCTTTGCTCATCTAAATTTTCTCCCTCCGTTCCAATAATGTAAGGAAGTCTGGCATTTTCCCGCACTGCGCCTTCGTGCGCTTTCAACATATATTTCTTAGCCTTTTCAGGATTCGCTTTCACAATTTCAGTCAAAGCATCCAAAAGTTCCCAAGGTAGTAAGGGCACTTTCCCAGACAAGGTTGGATAGAACGATTGAGACTGTCCTATATTCTGCGGAATAAGTGCTTGAAGTTTGAGTCTCAGCATATTTTTCCGATAATTCAAAACCAAATATATAAGAATATCTTCAAAGAGCCGATTGGTCATCACTTCTAAGACAATGGGGTCCGAAGTAGAAGATCCATCACTTCTATATGCATTTTTATAGAGTAAAAAACTTTTTAGAAGTTTGGATGCTTGATCATGTGCCTCTTCTCCTGCTTGAATGACTTTACGAGCAATTCCACCAATAGAATTGCTTCGTAAAGAAAGTTCCTTGATCTTTTCTGATGCAATATATCTTCTTTCAGCCGCAGAGATTTGTTCAAGAGTAAAGGCTCTGGGTTTGCTAAAAAATGCTTGGGCCGCTGAAAGAAGGACGCCAGGATTCTGTAACCAAGAAAACCAGCCACTTCCAGGATGAACGAGAGGAGTTAGGGCAGGGCGATCGGCACCTCCTAAACCTCTTTGTTGATTTTGCATTCTTACTGCTGCTGTAGCTGCTAATGGTTGCCCTGCCAAAGCAGCATTTCTAGAAATAATTCCTACAGGATCGGGCATTCTAAGTTCCACTCATATTTTTCCTCTTGTGTCTCAGCAAATGGAGCAGATCTGGTTAATCCTACTTGTTTTAATCTGCCTTACTATTCTCCAATTATTCAATTCTATTTTGTATGACGCCCTCTTACATCCTTTTCTTGAATCTAGGGAACGTGTAAGAGAGGGATTTGTTTCTTCTGCTTCTGCTTCTACCTCAGAATCCGTTGCTCATGCACGTGATGAGACAACCGGTATGGTAAAATGGCTGGATAATAAAGATCTCTACGACGCATTTTATGCAGGGATTTATGATCAACTTACGCAGGGATCGACACGCTCGCAGGCTGAGGTTGCCTTGATGTTACATGAATGGACGAAACGTGGAGAAGATCTAAAAGGCTTTCAAATCTTAGATGGTGGTTGTGGAACCGGAATAGCCGCAGCAACATTTGCCAAAATGGATGTAAAAGGGGTTGTGGGTATGGATACTTCAACAGAAATGTTAAAGCAGTGTGAAGTGAATCTGGGAAGATCCACATTGAGTGATGAACAGAAGAAACATATTGAATGGCGGAAGGGAGATTTAATTGATCCTTCGGCATGTTCAGGGGGTGAATTTACACACGCATGTTTATTGTATTTCACTGTCTATTACTTTGCGGATAAGGAAACGCTCTTCCGGAATCTGTTTTTCTGGGTAAAGCCTGGAGGTCGCATGGTGGTTCAAGTGGTGAACAAGCACAAGTTTGACCCTATGTTGGAGAGTTCCGCACCTTGGCTAGGGTTTTCTTTGCAAAAATACAGTGATAAACGCATTACAAAATCGGAGGTTGTCTTCAATAAATTCAAGTATGCGGCCGAGTTTGATTTACAAGATCCCTTAGCCGAATTTCGTGAAACCTTTCGTTTCAAAGATGGGAAAGTCCGTCGTCAGAAACACACCTTTCGTATGGAAGATATGAATTTGATTGTGGGATATGCAAAGGCTGCAGGGTGGGATTTTATTGGACATACTGATTTAACACCGATCGCATTTGAATACGCATTTCATCTGCATTTCAAACATCCTTAGATAATTCTACGACGATACTGTAGATCAATGCACGACGTTTTTCAGCGTGGCCTTATACGAGGTGCTGTAAGAATGCCTTTTGATCCTGAGAAACGCTATTTCTATGTAGAGCATCCCACAGAAGGTTGGCGTGTTTTCTTGCGCGCCGGTTGTTTTATACACGAGAAACCTGCTCCTGGTGAAGGGACAGCTATAGATCCGATGCGATTCGTTGTTGTGAAGAGGGCGTATAAGTCTGCGCAAGGCAAAGAATGGGAGCCTCCGAAGGGACAGATGGAAGGCAAGGATGGTTTGCGTAATCCTGGAGATTCCATCATTACGATTTTGAAACAAAACATGAAGAGAGAAGTTGAAGAAGAAAGTCGTATTCAACATATTCAAAATATGGAATATACAGGATTGGTGTTAGAGGGTCGTGAGCGTGATTATCCCCCGAATACGTTTTTCCAGTATCACGTATTTCGTGCTGTGGTAGAACCTCGTGAATGGATGCGGGCTAGTCAGGAACTTGCATGGTTTCGTGATCATCCTGCGGCATTTGAGCGCCAGAAAAGGGATCGTAAAGAAAAGGATGAAATTGCTTGGTTTAATCCAACAGAAACACGTATTATGGGGAGATGGTCGCCGAAACTAGTTGGTATGTATTTGAAAAAATATGCTAATTGATATATAGAAGAAAGATGTCAAAGAAAGTGGAAATAAATTCAGGGAGGGCATCGCCTACTCAATTAGAAGCACCACCTCGTGTAGCGGATCCTGAATTGGGACAAGTATTACCACCTGGAGCGAAGGCTCCTGAGCGTCCTGGAAATTATATGAAGGTGAGGAATTTGGAAGATCCACCTTCTCTTACTGGAAAGATTTATCGTAGGGGTATAGCAGTTCCTCATGCAAAAGTGAATTCTCCAGCTGCTTCTAAAGAAGCTGCCCATATAGCAATAAATGTGGCTCCTCCTAAGAAATCGTGCGCAGTTTCTGGAGGATTTAGAAAAACCAACGGATCCAAAAAGGCCAGAAAGTCTCAAAAGGCCAGCCGCAAATCCAAAAAGTCAAAAAACTAAATACTTATTTTCAAATCTTTATAGATTTCTAAACAAGTATGCAAACTCTAAAAATTCTTTACTAACTTTATATCTTGGTAGTGAATCATTCTAAAGTTATATATTTTATAGAAGGATGTAAAAGATTCAATTGTTTTTTCAATTCTTCTGTATAGGGGCCAGCATACAATATAATATATACAGTAGTTTCCTTGTATTTTGTTAGTATATCTGGAGAATAAACATTGCACGGTGTTCCATATACTCTTTTTCCTTGTTTTAGAGGATCATTATCAATAAAACCTTCTATATACTTACTATAATTTTGTAAATAATAATATATTTTTTGACCGTAATGTGCTCCAGGGCATATAAAACACGGCTTGTCAATACGAATATTTTTCATTATATTTTCATACTTTATAAAGATCTTTTGCATATTTTTCCCAAGGTTTATCTTATTTTCTAAGGGCAGTAATATAGCCGATGAATTATTTACAAAGTGATAAAATAAAGAATGATTTTTGAATTTATAGAAATTATTACATAAATAGCCAATTTGGGAAAACATATAGACTATTTCTTTATTTCCAACATAAAATGTATGTTCATTATTTAAAATAGAGATATTTTCAGAAGAATATAATTCATCAATATTAGGTATGGAAATAAATACAGATTTCACTTTGGCATCATGAATATTTTTCAAAAACTTTCTAGGATTATATAAGTGTTCAAATGTATGTGATAAAATAAGAGAACTATGACCAGTAAAGTCAAAATCCTCACAATTCCCTTGAATAAATGGAACTTCAGATGGACGTCCCTCACTATCTGCAATATCCATTGTAGTATAGTGAATTCCAGTATGTTTTAATAATTTATATAAGGGGCATGTACTACTACCTATTTCAAGAATCGTAGTATATTTATTGTTTTCTATTATAAAATCAGAAAAAAGTTTGTGGTGTTCTTTCCATGTAGGTGTTGCATCTATAAGTCTATTACAGTTTTCATATAATTTAATTGGGTCAATCAATGTTTTTAATTGAACACAGCCACAGTCTATACAACTTACAAATGTACTATCTTTAAATTCATCATGGGAAATATCAAGAGAACTTGAGTTTTGTGTTATAGGGTAATTGGGGAATGTATATACATGTTCAAACTTAGTAGAATCACATATAACACAGTTGGTTCTATACATTTACATATATTCATATAATATATCTTTATGTTCTCCCACTGCTCCTCTGAAACCCTTCCTTTCTTGCCAGGACTTCTTTTGTTATAGAATCGGCTCGTTCGTTTTGTTCCCTTGGAACTTGACGAATAGCAATCCAATCAAATGCAGATTCATCCATCATAGCCGCTTGTGATTCAGACCACCAGACTTTGATGTTCTTATCACTTACACGATACTTGCCAATGTGTTGAAATACAATGAGTTCACTATCTCCTTCAATCAAGAGTTCACGTGCTCCACGCATCGCCGCCATTTTCAGGCCGAGTAGCATACCTTGCGCTTCTGCAATATTATTTGTCGCTTTTCCAAGATACTTGCCCATTTCAAACACGGGTGTGCGCTTACCATCCAAATCTTTCGGACTCCAGAGCACGGCTCCACTACTCGCTGGCCCAGGATTCGGGTTTGCAGCACCGTCAAATTGTAAGAGCCACGCCGCTTCACTACGATCAGAATGACCTACTAATAAATAATAGGCCTGTTTAGCATTTGTTTGACCTTTTAGATATATGAGCGGCAACTTAGGATGTTTATATAATAGCCGTGTTCCATCCTTTGATCTAGGTTGATCCATAGGGACAATGGCCTGTTCAGGAACAGGTTGTGGACTCGCTTTCGGTTGCGGGAAAAGTGTTAGAGGGGATTTGTTAGGTTGTTCCTCTTTGTTTTCGCAAGCAGGCGAGTCCAATACGTTTTCCATCTTCTTCTTCTCTTTTTCAATCATTGCGACCACGTCCTCAGTTCTCTTAGGTTCAGGAGGTTCTTCATTCAAAAAGGGATTAAATACTTTTCCTTGATTTTGTGGTAATATACGAAATCCTGCAAAATGATCTAGACGACGCATTCTTTCTTATGATGTATTGGCTATTCCTTTTAGACAAGACGCAGATCTAGACCGCCGCTCATTATAAATGAGCGGCAGTCGGCGGCCCGTGCGCAATTTGTAAATAGATTACTTGCATATTTTACTTTCAGTATATGATGCGAGTGGTAATTTAAATTGCGCACGGGTCTAAGAATCCATGCCCAAAAGCCAGATCGCCACGATAGAAAATGCCGCTCCAAGTAATTTCAAATTCGTAAGTTTTTCTTTGAAATAGAGAATTCCTAAAAGTGTTACAACAATACTACTAATAACATTCCAAAGTAGATTTACTACAGCCAATCCTTCAAAACTCAGAGCATTGTAAAAAAGAAGGGGTTGAATTGCATATAATAATACAGAAACTGCTAGGCCTATAGCCACAGGAACAGCCCCTGTGTATGCCGCCTTCGCCAAACCGAGCGATGCAATATCAATAGATGCCATTAAAGAACTATATGCAATGGCTGCCCACAACATTCTGATTGTGCATTTTATATAGTATCCACCTTCTTTCCTATAACTGCCGATCCTAGTCTTTTCTTAAGTTCATCTGCCGCTGCTTTCTTAAAATCAAACGAACACTCATGAACTTCGGGCATGCGATGTGCTGAACAGAAGATTTGCGAACATTTGCACGGAAAGTCGGAGAGCATCAACTTCTTTTTACACCCTTCCTTGCAACACTTCTTAGGTCGGGGCGGGGCCTGAATTTGTATTGTGCTGGTCGCCAACAGTTCTAGTTCATCTGCAACTGCTATATTTCCTTCATTCAAATCCTCCAGAATTTTAGTGATATTGAGATCAAAGAATGACATTCTGTTTCCTTTTACTTGACGTTGGAATTTCTACGGGCGGCCTGGGTGTGTCAATTTTAGGGGCAGCGCCCAATCACTGGTCTAAGGTTATAAAGGACTAATATACAACCTTTGTGGGAATATGTCCTTCTGGAAATCCAATCCCTTTGTCCCAAGCTGGACTTCTTTTATAGGACAAGCCTGGTCTTCAAATCCGCCCAAACTCTTAGAAACTCTCGATATTCGTCGTCAAGTCCGTGTCCCTCAGGGTTCTATATTACGTGCAGCAGTAGCAGGCGATTTCCCAGCCATCGTGGAATTCTGGGGGAGATATTTCTCAGTTCAGAAATCTTGTCGGTGTGTCCTACCTTTGGCACATTTACAGAATATGGTGTTAAAGGGGTTGTGGGAGGTTCTGGTTGTAGTTCGTGAAGGGACCTATGAAATTCTTGGAACCATTGTGCGACGGCGGCTTCGTGGTCTGCATATTCGTGAAGCGAAGTGGACAGAGGCTGGGGTGATTGATTACTACTGTGTCCATCCTGCATGGAGAAAGCGGGGAATCGGCAAGGCATTACTAGATGCTATTCACAATACTGGAGGGTCGCCCATGTCACCGCAACTGATTTTCTGGGAAGGTCTGCATCCTTTGTATCCGCCACTTTCTATAGGTGTGTTTTGGGCAAGAATATGTTCTAGAATCACCACAGATACGGTTACTAAGATCATAAATCCGCAAGAATGTTTGAAAGAATGGGTAAAAGGGAAGCGGGATGTATGGACGGAGCAGCCTGGTGAGGAAATTTCATTCTGGAAAACTCCAGCAGGCGTTGTCACAGTGTGGAATTCGTTTCATTGCACTGTCCCTCATGGTCTTCCAATAGGAGTTGTTCTCAACGGCCATCCAGCTGCCATTAATGCTCTCGCTTTAGCTCCCACATGGGGTGTTCTCCTCGTCCCTCGCATCAACCCTCTTACACATGACTTGGGAGATTCTTGGACTCTGGATTCGCCATTCCAATGGATAGGTTACAATCTATCCATTGGATTTATAAGTAGCGATTTTCCTTTGCTCGGGTTTTAGCCTGTTGGCAACTAAACCTTAGTAATACCCGAAAGATTTTTCTCTAAGATTACGACTCCTTGGATGTAATACGCTTCAGATTTGACATAGTAATTTAGTAAGAGGCTACGAGCTTTTGCGCAGAATTCATTCACAGATTCACGCCCACCCTTACGCAGAGCTTCACTAAAAGCCAGAGTCTTTTCTTTTTCCTTAAAATCAAACATCTTTTTAAAGAATTCATTCACGGCCTTTGTATGTTCTTGCTGGAATTTGAGCATAGGATTCACCACTTTTTCCATCAATTCTTTTACAATTCTGACATCACGAATTTCCAGGAGATTATCTTTTGTTGTCTTTGCTGAAGGATCTGCCGAACAGAGTTTATCAAATTGCCGGAATTCTTGATTAGATTCTAAAAAGGTCTCAGGGCTTGTTGTAACCCCATAGAGAGAGGCGATTTGTGCAGAAGCTTTGCGAAGTTCTGCAAGTCCTGTGGAAGTTTTCTTGAATTCCACTTCTCCTCCACGAATTTGATAATCATCGTAGTATAGACTTACAAGAGAACGAAGATATATATTGGCATTCGGCCGTTTTCTTGCACGAGGCATGAGTTCACCCATTGTTTCAAAATCATACGTAGTTCTACAGACTTGGGAGTAAAAGGGTTGTCTTTTATCTAAGCGCTCGGAATCAAAGATCGGCAATAATAAAGTCATAGCACGAGCTACGCAATAAGCTTTCGGGAATTCTTTTCCTGCATAGCGATCTTCATATAACTTCTTCAGTTGTTCAAATCCTTCAAATGCTGATTTTCCTGCGGTAATCGAAACAGATCCAGATGAAGAAGAAGAAGTTCCTGATACACCTGGACGGCGAGCAGCGGCAGGGCGATCTTCTTTTCCTTCCGTTTCCGAAAAATATTCATGGATTTTTTCATAAAAACGTTTCGCATTACTTGCTGTTTCTCCTTCTTCTTCATAAATGAACTCCCACTTGGTAAGTCTTTTGAAAAATGACTGGATTTCTGTTCCATTGATTTTTAATATTATCTTTGTCCCTCTTACATAAGGTGCTCTGGAATCGGATTCCATAGTCATATCAAAATCGACTTCTTCTCTGCCCCGCTTATCATAAATACCTTTCAAAGTCATAGACGTATCGGATTTTGATTTCTGAGCCTCAGAAGGCACCCATTTAATAAGAATATTTGTCGTAGAACTCTTGTCGTCAAGTTTTAAGAAATTCACACCCTCTTCATAATTTTCTTTGTCCAATGTTACATAGTCTGCTATGGGGGCAAAGGCGACCTTGACCATATCTGCACGAATCCTATCTCTTTGAGGAAGGGCTCCACCAAAAAATGCAGCAGTCTTTGGTTTTGCGGCGGTATCTTGTGGGAAAAGATATCCTTGTTTTGCTACAGGAAGAAACTGCATTTTGCGGCGAGTAGGATCTGTGTCTAGGACAGTTAGAGCGAGGGCTCCGTAAATCTGGAAAATCCTTACATACATATAGGCGATGTCTATACACATTTGATTACGTAGCTTGGTTCTTTCCAGTAATTCTTGAGTGCCCTCTGTCTTATCCTTAATAAGTCCAGGTGAAATATGAGAAATCGGTGTAAAAAGGACTTCTCCTGACTTCCCAAGTTTCGGATAGATTTGTATTCTTTGAAAAAGGGTTTGAAGAGCTTCCGCAGTAGTAAATACATATCTAGGACATTGATTTATACTGGACAGAGTAAGAATGTCGATAAAATCGGCTTTTGAAAATAAAATGTGTAAAATGCGATCGGCCAATTCTTTGGATAATCGGGCCTGGTCTGCATAATTACGAGGATTTTGCAGTAATAGACTTTTTTGCGTTGAGAGTGAACCTCCCATTACTACTAGCTGAGAATACTTTTTGCAGTATATCCTCAGACTGTTCTAGCCGTCGGAGGCACTTTAACAATGTGCCTTCACTTACATCACAGACCGTGGAAATATCGGAAGTTGTTATAGAACCGTAACCACATCGATGAAGAACATACGCAATGACGGCTGAGGCAAGACTTGGCGGCATATTTTCCTTACTCAATTCTTCAGCTTCGGCGACTTCTGAAATACGAATACAAAGATTTCTCAAAATCTCCATATCATTTCGTGATATAGGGAGTTTGGACAAGGGTAGGGAAATATAGTCGGCCGCATGTGTTGTAGAGAGTTGGGAAGGAATTATGGTAGCCTGGGATAACATTCCTTTCTGTTTCGCCATGGCAAGCACGCACTGGAAATCCTTGAACGCTTTCGTGAACTGGGCGTTCTGGAGATGAAACATGTCCGCAACTTCTTTGGGCTTTCTCGGCGCATTAATCATCTTTAGAGCGCTGTAAATACATGAGGCTACAACGGAAGCACGGGATAGCCCACGTTTATCGCAGTGTTCCACAAGTTGCACATACAAGTCTTTTGCAAGTTCAATCACTCGTTGTTCAATTCCGTGATTCGTGGCGGCGAGGGTCATTTGTTCAAAGACTTGGAGTAGGCTACGCTTTTTATAAGGAAACATGGACCATGTATGAAATCTGCGAATACGCATCATTGTTCCACGCGCCGTGCCGTGACCGCCGTGGCCAATTCCTAGAATAATTGTGCCGAGTGAAGAATCTGAAAATCGTGAATCCGTGGGTGCACCGACACGACAAGGATCGCCACCACCCTTATCATCGGAACTAAAGAATCGGTATTCTGCTCCCATATCGAGAGGGCGTTCCGTTACAATACCACATGCCTTGCAAATGACTAATTCATCAGAGTCTTGATAATCAATATCTTTACAGAAAGTGCATTTTGATGATGGATTCTGGGTAATTGAAGATGAGCCTTCATATTTTTCCCAGTCAAAACTTTCTTTACTTGGAATTCTTTGTATTGTCAATGCAGGGAACAGTGTGGCCATTTTTGGATCGGGACTTGTTTAAATATAAATTGTGTTCTATCAATTTTTAGAATTCTTTCCGAAGATCTTAGATTAGGAGAAATATGGAAAGTATTCATATATTAACCAGTATATTTGAAAGTCTGTCTTCTATAAACGCCAATCTGTAGTATTGAGAATTCTCGTAGATTCTTTTGCAGTTTGTAGCCATGTGCTCCCATCGTGGACAGTGTGGACATAAGATAGACCTGGGAGATAGTGAATGGAATACCCCCGCTGTATGAAACACTTCAGCATGAATATAGCATCGGCAGCTTGCAAAGATTCGCTACTAACTTCCTTTGGTAAAGATGTATACACTGTGCGCGGCACTACCCAATTTCCGTCATTCAGTAAAAAATTCCAACGGGGTCGTTCAAACATCAAATTCCAATTCGTCTTATCAAGACGCAGGCCTGAAAATTCTTGACACGGAAACGTAAATTCGTTTGTTTTTAGATTTATATTCTTGAAATCCGCACTCGCAAACAAGGTTTTTCCATCCGAGTTGCGTAAAGCTTCTACAATTTCATCGATCCATTCTTCTGAAAAATAATTGTCACTGTCTAAGACTGCCACATATTTACTCATAGAAATACCTATAGATTTACGCTTATTTTGATAAATTCCTAGACAACTATCATTTGTAATGACCCGAAGTTTCGGATTTGTGTAAAAGGGTTGTTCTTCAAGTAAGGCTGCATCTTCTCCTGTTTCATCACAGACAACGACTTCATTGACTTGGGGGTGTGCAAGAAATGTAGGGATATTTTCTTTTAAAAAGACGAAACGGCGCATAGTGGTAATGGCAATGGTAAGCATTTTGGTGTGGGGAGGGTCCTATTGAAAAACTCTTCTTAAACTTTAGATGGCGACTACGGGCCCTGCAACTATATCACAAATCGGCCTGGAAAACCGAACCGAAATTCTGCCAGAGCCTCAGATACCTTCAAATATTCCTGGAGTGTTTGGGCCCGACTATAGTTTTGCTGACAATATTCCTGTTCCTGCACAAGTGGGTGTAGTGGATGGAAATACCGTGAATAGTGTAGTAAATGCTGTAAAAGGGGCTGGTTACTATATTGACACGATCGGATTTGGACAATCCAGTTCCTCTTTAACAGCGGGTATGGGAGTTCGTCCTCTGGGTGTGAATACCTTTACACCCACGGGGTTTACTTGTGCGAATGGTGCAAGTATGTGGATGTATATGGAAGGTATTCCCACAGGCAATGCACTAGGCAAACGTTTGGCACAGGGTCTCGCTAGTTCAGGAATGCCGCAAATGCGTGGTCTTGCTCCAGGTATTTTGGAAGATGCTCAAAGGGCTTTGGATCCGAACCCTATGATGGCGGCAGTGTTTGGAACGGGCTATCCCAAATGTAAATATGTCATGAAAAAGGTCGGAGATCAAGATGGCAAAATTCAGAATCCTGCTACTGGAAATTACTATGTTGATGATCCTGGCTCGGTTGTATATCAAGGTGGGACACCTATGCAAGGACGTTGGGTTCATGACTCGGATCTTGATATGGACGCATATAATGCTGTCGCAAAAGACTACTGCCCAAATGGTTATCCGAAGGCGAACCATCAAGATTCGGATTGTTTGAAACCCTTACAAAGTCGGCAAATGTCTAGAACTTCTGGATTTAAAGATTATACTTGTGTCCATGGCCTTAGGTCATTGGATCTTATCAAAATGATCGCTATTGCTGGAGGAGTCTTATTGTCTATAGGCATAGTTCATAGAGCTGTGAGACGGGTCTAAAAATTGATGTATCCGGTTGATTTCGTAAAAAAGTCCTCAACGCAAAATGGCTCTTAAACGTATTAGTCGTGAACTACAAGATTTACAGAACGATCCTCCTATGAATTGTTCTGCAGGTCCTGAAGGTGATGACATGTTTCGGTGGGAAGGTGTTATCTTTGGTCCTTCCGATTCTCCTTATTCAGGAGGTATCTTCAAATTGAAAATCATCTTTCCTATTGACTATCCTTTCAAGTGCCCTACCGTAACATTTACTACAAAGATTTATCATCCCAATATCAATTCAGCAGGAATTATCTGTCTGGATATTCTCAAAAACAATTGGTCGCCGGCACTTACAGTAAGCAAAGTTCTTCTTAGTGTATGTTCTCTATTAACGGACCCTAATCCGAATGACCCTCTCGTCCCAGAAATTGCGAATTTGTATAAGATGAATCGTGAAAAATATAATGAGCAGGCAACTCTTTGGACACAGCAATATGCGAGTCGTTCCTAAAAATATATGTCTCTTTGTAAACCATTTTTTATAGACTACAAACAGAATTGGAGGATGGATATATACATGATACTCGCTTCAATAGTTCTTGTAACACTGATTTTCGCAATTGCTCGTCAACTTTCAGAATCCAGAAGTATATATCTTCTTCCTGACTCATTTGGAATTCCTTATAGCCGCCATGGATGGGATCAGGGAAAGTGAAAGTAGAGACGAAAGTCTAGGTTCTCAACAGAAGGGTCCAATGGATACAGAAAAGACAATCACTGTTCTAAGCTGGTTCGTTATGGCCACATTGGCTGTTGCCATTGCTCGCCAATTATCTGAACAAAAAGAATTAGTGGCTTTCCCTAGCTCTCTGCGTGGACTTTCGTATAATCGCCCTGGATGGAACAAACCTTTACTAGAACGTTTTGAAAATCCGGAGTTTGATAATTATGGAAATGTAAAAGGGACAGCTGATAAGGTGGAGATGGGTTCGGGGAACCCGGCGGATGCGCAAATAACTAATATGCATCAACCGTATTCTTTATTGGCGGATGTGTTGCCTGTGAAACGCACGGATGGAACTTTGACGGCAAAGACGTGTTATCAAAAAGACTTTTTAGCACAGAGCAATAAGACAGGGAATTATTTACAACGCACCAATAACTTTGTCCATGCTGCACCCGATAATTGTTCAGCGCCTTTAACGGAAATGGTGGACAGTTTCTATTCAATGAGGGCTTAGAGCATCTGTATCTTCTTTATCTTCTACAATTTCGCACTTGATTAAGTTCAGATTCTCCGAAGTATCCTTTCTCTTTCTTTCTTTTGCAGGGGCGATTTGCCAAGTTCCATCACGAGCGGCTTGGACATCTTTCCAGAATTCTGCGAAATGCGGCTGGGCTTCTTCAAACCATTTCAGATTTCTTGGCACGGTGACCCGTTGTAAGAAAGCAAGTTCCCATTCATATGTTTCTACAGCAGCCCAATCAGGGTCCATTGAAACGCTAGGTGTATCATGATACAGGTAGCGATTCTCGTCTGTGTGAATATTGGATATTAAGGTGATCCAACCACGATCTAGAGAAGTCTGGTTGCGATCTGATTCTTCTTTCGGTTGACGGAATTTCGCTTCTACGAATTCGCAAGAAGGACGATCACAGACTTCCATTTGAAGTTGCATTTGACACATGTATTCAACGGAAATGTCGTTTTCTTTAATGATTCGTGTTGTAGGGCACTTGATTTCTACGAGGCGGCCGATAAGTTCTGGATGAAGTTCGCAGCTTATAAAGAGACCATCAGGGCTGGCGGCAATATTGTTTTGTGTTCTGTGACGAATTCTGCCGAGTTCTTGGATTTTACATTTCAGACTTTTTTCCAAGTAGGCTTTTACTAAAGGTTCATAACGCACACCCCAATCCATAGGAGTTGTTGTAACTCTTTCTACGGCTAGACGACGAGCAGATGATTCTTGAGAAAGGGGAGTTTTTGTTACTATAAGTTGATCACGAGTTCGGTTCTTTTTGAAAATTTTTGATACTTCACTTGCAGTAAGCACATTTTTATATTCGGAATACCATTCTTGAGTTCGTTGTTCGACTTGTGCAGTAGTTAAGAGCCACTTCCATGATTCTAGGTCTGGTGTAAAAGGGGTTTGTGGTGGGGCTTCTGGTTGTGCTTGTGCTTCTGCAGGTGCAGAGGCAGAGGCAGAGGCCTCTAAAGTTTCACGGAAGGAAAGGAAGGCATACAAGACTTTGAACTCTTCGGCGGTCTGACAAATCTGTGCATCTTCCGCAAAACTGCGAATTTCATCAGAAGAACACGATTCAGATTGAATATTACTTATAAATTCAGTTACATTATTCACAGTTTCCATACGATGTTGGGACATTACTTATTCTATTTATTCCGTTTCATTTTTACACGAGCCTATCACCTGTGTAAAATGACATAATATATTTTGGATATGCCGCATCGTTGTGCGGAATGACTATAATTGTTGGGTCTGTCAGTGAATTTACCGCACTATCGTAAATATTTTTGTTAATATCGAGAGTTGCAGAACCCAGACATGGACTGCCAACAATCACATCTGAGAGGATCATGAATTTTAGGCCTTCTTTTGTTTCTTTCATATAATTCTTAGAATAAGAAGCGTGTTTGGCAAAATAGCTGCCTTTCCCGTAAGCACTCATGCGGTTCATTGTAGGATCAAACCCTACTTCACAAATGTTATCTATGCTACTTATATCAGATCCGTGGAAAAGTTCTTGTTCATTTATATCTCTTAGAGCCTGAACTTCTGTTTTTCTTAGATCATACTTCTCTTTCAGAACGGAATTATCATTGCACTCTATCCAACAGATACATGCATTGGGATAGCTTTGACGAATTTTCTTGGAAATTTCGTCATAGATTGGGTCGCCCAGTTCAATAAAACGGCGCTTTGAATTACCTCCCATTGTGTGGACTTGCTGCAAATGTGGACCTATTGGTCCAAAGGGACCTCGGGTTTCAAATTTCAGGCTGTGCCTGTGCAGGCTGGACTTGAGCCACAGATCCTGCCTTCTTACGAAAGGTAACACCACTCTTCTTATCAACAATACTGGAGAGGATCTTTCCATCGGCAGTCTTATGATAGACAAGGCCCTTGATTTCCTGTATTTCCTCTTTCTCAGGATCATAGACAACGCTGGTCTTACTATTCAGAAGTTTCTTGTCTAGCGCTTTTTCAAGTTTCGTTTTCAAATACTCGGCATCCTCATCACTTAGACCAAGACGAGTCTTTTCGGATTCTACAAACTTGCGAATACGATTTAGACGAAGGCCGCGCTCCAGACGATGCCATTGGCGTTTATAGGCCTCGCTTGCATTTAAATTTAAAAAGGTTTCTAATTCCGTATTAAGACCTACGGAAGATTCTGCAGGAGGGTTTGTCCCTCCATTACTCGCTCGCCGTGTGCGATTTCTCTGGAAAGCTGTCTGCATCTATATATTAGTATAAGTGATCTCTTAGACCTCTGACCAGAATTTCTGTATGATTGTTTGTTTGACCTCGACTTCCCATCCCCATTCATCTTTCTCTTTCTCTTTATCACCGAGCCAAAGAAAGGGCCGCCAGACATCTAAATTTTGAGGAATTGGTTCGCCTTTCTCAAGAAAATCCGTCCATGTATAAAAATCTGCCATGTGTGTTGCTTTACTATCTATTTCAAAATATACAATATTCTCTTTTACACTCTTCATCTTTCCGTAAAATCCATTGGGGTGTAAATAGAGATTTACTAATTCTTTTTGTGTTAAAGAGGGTTCATCTGTTTCCCAGAACTTGGTTCCACCCTTTGTCATAAAGATCCAGGCTTTTTTGAGTGTGAAATTTTCCACCGTCTTAGTTTCAATAAAATATGGAATAATAAACATTCCTTCTTGTATATCATATAAAATTATCTTAGGCCTTTGAAAAAAGCGTAAAAACGTAAAAGTAGAAAATATTAGAGAGTGTAGAGAATGCAGAGATATCCTGCATATACCCCCTCAATACCCCCACCATGTTTTTCATTACGTAGTCGTCGTGAAACAAATACAATTGATACAGCAAATACCCGTCTTACAGAACATTGGCAGACTGATTCGCCTGCATTAACAAACAGTTATCGTGAAATTCAAGCTACGTCACGATTTCAAGATACAAATCCGACCCCGTCCCGACTGTATCGTGAAGATATGCGCCAATCGCAGCCGTATGTTATCCCTTCTGCAAAATCTGAACAAGTGAAGCAAGAGCAGGTTTTAGAAAGACAGATCCAGGGTGTTTTAGCAGGTATTCAGGATATAAGCAGCCAACTTTCTGCAGATCCTAGAAATACTTTGTTACAGGAACAATTATCTGTAAAGCAAAGCCTTTATAAACTCCTTTTAACAAAACAGAAACAATTTTCCATAGACGCTTTGAGCAAAAATCCATATTTTGATAAGTATGATGTTGCTGGAGATACAAGAAATATTGTAAGAGAGTTGCGCACGGCTGTAACAGAGGATGTTGTGGATCGTGGAGTGAAAGAATCTCAAAAACTCTTGCGGAGAGAATTGGAGAGTCGTTGGGTTCCTGCGCACTTCGCTGAAACTCAGGGAATTGATACATTGGCCGCATATGACCTCATGCGTCCGAAATATAATGATCAGGAGAAGATTTACCGCAATTAATGATATACAATACTTTTTTGTTTTTCTATACAATCGGTAATTCTCTTAAAGGTATGTTTTGCTTGTTCAGGAGTAGCGTAGTCAATACTAACTTCTTTACGTTTTTCATCAGGTAGTGTAATTTTTATTTGTGTTTGATTTTCCATATAGGAAATACTTTGAATCATCTTAAGATTTACTAGACGAGTTATACCGTTTTTACAAATTACTTGCAGAAACATTCTATAGTATACTATTGTGATCTTCTTTTATGCTTTCTTCATTTACACAATCTACAATATTCCTGAACACAAGTAGATGAAATCATCCCTAAGAAATTACCTGCCTTTTTTGCTAGTTTCTACATTTATATTCATAGCATTTTATTACTTATATGACTATGCTGTAAACTCTCCCTATAAAATAAATCCTAATGTAGCGAAAAAGATGATACAAAATAAAGAATTTGACTTAATCTTAGATGTTCGCACAGACTTGGAACTTCAGACACTAGGATACTATCCTGGTTCGGTACATATTCAAAGTGCAGATTTGAAAAATCAAATGCACCGTGACTTTCCAAATAAGAATATACATATTCTTGCGTATTGTAATTCAGGACAAAGAGCAAGAAAGGCTACGGAAATTCTTCATGAACTTGGATACAAGAATGCGCTCTATATAGCTACTCCGTATACTACAATTATGTAATGATTAATCAAAACACATTACTATCGGACAATCATGCTTTTGTAAAAGCTTGATTGCCGCTGTTTCACGATTTACCGTGCGCTTTCTTGTTTGACTTGTTGTTGTTGTTGTTGTTGTTGCTGTAGTAGTTGAATCACGAGTGCTAGGAGGGGTGCGTGCCTTTGCTTGTTCTTTCATGGCCAAGTTCATCTCTTTTTCAATCTCATTCTGATGGCCCTTAATGTAATCTAGAATACCCTTTTCCAGAGCCCAGCGGAAAAAGTTCAGTTTTCCGACCGTGGTTAAAAAGGCTTCGTGGCCAGGAATCTGGAAACTGATGCGCTCACGACGGCAAAAGGGGTCAAAGAGTTTCTTGCTATAGGCCTTGAGCTGGTTCTTGTAGTTCATATATACTACGAACTCTTGGCCTTGGAGGATATAGGAAATGCTGTGCGCCTTGGAGTAGTTTGTTACGAACCAGTCAATGAGACGCAGACTCACTTCACTCGTTCCTTTCAGAAGTTCAACGATTTCATTCAGATCTTGGCGACTGCTGTAAAAACGTTGGAGATGGGAGATAATAAGTTCTTGTTTGCAGTGAATCTTCTTTTTTCTTGTTTGCGGATCAGGTGTTACAGTAGGAGGTTGTTCCATGGTGATTCTATGCTGTGAGTGATTCCCGGATATGTTTTAAACCGATGAGCAATTAGAATGGCGTCTATGCTGGATGCGCCCGCTATGCCTATAGAAATGAAAGTGTTTCAAGGGGGAGGAGATACGAGCCTTTTACAACAGCCTCAAGAACCAATTCAATTAAAAGTATATCAAGGAGGTGTTACGGAAACTCGTGCACAGAGAGCGAATAGAGAAGCTGAGGAAGCTGCGAAAGCCCTTGCAAAAGCGCCTAATTCTACTCCTACAATTAGCCCTGAGGCAGATTCTGAATTAGATGCTGCATTAGGTACTCCTGGCCCAAAAGGGACCCCTCAAGAAGCAGAAGAGGCAGAAGCTGCTAAGGCTCCTGAAGAAGCACAAGAAGCAGAAGCACCTAAGGTCCCTGAAGAAGCACCTAAGGCTCCTGAAGAAGCAAGTGTCCCTCAAGAAGCAGAAGCACCTAATGCTCCTGAAGAAGCACAAGAGGCAGAAGCAGAAGCTCCTAAGGCTCCTGAAGAAGCAAGTGTCCCTCAAGAAGCACCTAAGGTCCCTGAAGAAGCAGAAGAAGCAAAGGTCCCTAAAGAATCAAAAACCCATGATCTATACGATGATGTTGAAACCGTAAAACTCAGTAATGGAATTCGTGTTCGTAGTATTCCCGAAGATCCTGAAAAGGAAATGATGTTAAAGGGTGATATTCAGGCTCTTCATTTTACAAATGAAGAAGAGATCTTGTTCCGTGATGTTTTGAAGTTTGATCATCCATTTATACGTGGTTTTATTACTTCTCCTGAAATGAAAGAAGATTTCTATACATTTTGGAAAACATATATAACATATGATGGATCTGATACATTCCTCCTTTTAACGTATAATGAAGGAAGAATAATTCAAAAATTTATGAAGACTGTTTTACGAGCTTATAGAGAATATTTAATGAACACGTCTCTTGCATATTTGATGAAACAAGAAGAAAGTGATTATCAAAAAGAACAAGAGAGTGAACTAGGATATGAATTGTTTGATATACAATATGGAGAACCAAAGGTGACACGATCTTCTAAGGAACTAGAAGCAGAAAGGAAACAACTTGCTATAGATAGTGCTATACAAGAAAAGGAAGATAAAGAAGAAGAGCATGCCGAAGAAATTGTAGATATACGCATAGTTGAAAGAGCAGAAAAGGCTGAAGGATTACCTGGAACCGAACAAGGCCTTACTCAGGAAATTTCCAATACATCTGTTGCTGAGGAAGAACAAGAGCCTCCTAAACCTAAAAACCAAGATCTGCGTGATATGATTACAAAGATTTTTTCAGATGCATCGATACAACCTGAAAGAAAGATCATGAGAGTCATTCAAGAATTAGACAATCATATACCCAATAAGGCACTGTATCAACAAAAAATCATGAATGCCCCATTAATTACAATGAGTTCACTTATAAAAAACAAGATCCCTGTGTCAGATATAATTAAATATGATTTTGTAAAGAATCCCTCTATAACAGATTTTTTACGAACCCTGTTAAAGGTGGATTTATCTAGCACAAAATTTAAGAAAGAAGATAGAACTCAGTTTGTCATTTTTTTCTCAAAGGTTGTCACAAATGAAGCTGCAGCACGTCTTTCTTCCTATGTGGCTCCTACCGCCGAAAAGAGAACTCGTAAAGTGAATTTCCGAGGAGGGGGAGAAGCAGAAGTAAGAGTTTCTACCGCATCTTCCTCACGGTTTCGAGTCCGAACATCAAGAAAAGTCCGCTCAAAATAAATAAACTCACTTCTGCATGAGCATATTCATTCTTCTTTGACTCCAGCTCTTCAAGGCGTGCAAAGAGAGTATCCAATTTCTGTAGTAACGACTGTTTCTCGTCGTTACTAAAGGAAGCATACCTACCTGAAGAATCTCCTCCCTGAATGTCTGAAGAATACTGCGGGAGACTCTCAAAATAACTTGTTCTTACACCTGAAGGTGTCATAGGTTTCCATGCATCGGTTATAGAAGGTTGGGGCAAAGAAGAAGAACCGCCCGCCTTGTCCAAGCCAAATTTCGGAGCTGTGCTAGGAGAAAAAGCAGCACCTTGAATATTATATCCTGGGTTATCTGTCATTGACGTGCTGAAATCAGCATATCCTTCATCAGAGGTCCCTTTTCCAAAATAAGAAGGCACAGGGTCTCCATACATGGTTTTTTTGAAATCGGGTGTCTGTGCCGGACTCTCGGATGCACGGGGTAAAGTCTTGCGGGACTTTTCCCCTATAACATCATCCACTTGTTGTCCAATGAGATTCTTGATAAGTTCTCGTTCTTGTTCATCACAATCTGTAACTTTTATCGGGGCGAACTCCAAGTTTGCAGAATCCTGAGCAACAAATCCTTCACGCTTTACTCCCATTTTTTCAGGTGGTGGTGGAGGTCGTTGAGCTTGGCGATCAGGGTCAGAATCTGGATCATCAGCAGCTTTCAAGAATGCAAGAGCAGGTCCTCCACATTTTTTAGCTTTTTGTCGTTCTTCTTTTCGTGCAATTTGACCGGATTGTTTTGCTGTATCTGGAAACGCTTCCTGGAGAGAACATCCTGACATTCTTCCTCCACCTCTACATTCTAGTTGGATGATTCTAAGGAATAAATTGTAGTCTAAAAGAAACTCCTCTTTTAATATACATGATCAGCACAAAAGAAGCCGAAAAAATCTATTTAGATGCTGAAAAATACATGTATGAAGATATAAATACATTGAATTCTTTTATAATTTCAAAAGGATGTCCAATGGAAGGGAATTGTTTTTACTTACATCATCAGCAAGATCTTAGCACACCCTTACCAGTATTAATCTATAAAAGAATAAACTACTATACTTTATTAAAACACCGACATGTAAAGAAAATGATTGAAATAGGATTTAATGCCGGCCACAGCGCAGCAGTATTTCTTCATGCGCTTCAAAAAGATTCCATATTTATTTCTTTTGATATATGTGAGCATCCTTATACAAAAGAATGCTTTGAATATTTACAATCAAAACATCCTCAACTGAAACATATGATTGAAGGAGATTCAACTGTTACTCTGCCAAAATTTATAGAAGAAAATCCATCTGAAATCTGCACATACGATGTAATTCATGTAGATGGTGGACATAGTATCGATGTATGTTTATCAGATCTTAAGGGTGCTCATATTCTATTAAAACCAGGAGGTGTTTTAATTCTTGATGATACAAATGCAGATGAGATAATGTGTTTTATTCCTTCTTTAGAAAACTTAGGTTACAAAATGTTATTTCAAATACCAACACATACTTATTCGCATATACTATTTGAAAAACCCATGTAAGGTAGAGAAATGGCTGAGTCCGCTTCATCCAAAATCATGGTAGGTGGTGCGAAATTTCAACAGGCTGTGCTAGACTGGACGAAACAATCCAATCATTTATACTTGACTGTGTTAAGCGCCGTAATTTTCATGTGGGCTGTCTATGCTGAAAAACTCCCCGAAGTGTGGCGCTGGCAACTTTCCACAACAATTGGCCGACTCCTTTTACTCCTTTTGTTATATGTGGTTCATATGCTTGCTGGCTGGGTCCCCGCTCTCCTATTTGCCATTGCCATCGGCTTAACCTGGGCGAATCGGCCTTTATACAAACCAATAGCAGTAAAAGAACAACTGGAAGCTTTTCAAAGCAATATCAAAGTAACGGATGTTGAGACAAAGAAATGGTTTGTGGAGAAGGTGTTAAAGGAGAATCCTCAACGTATTATACAAGATCGTGTATTTACGAGTGCGGTGCAAGATGATAATGCTTCAGGATCTGGAAGAACTTCTCGTTGACAGTTAGAATGAGTATGAAAATGGATAATCTTATACAATACGGAATTATTGTCATTCTCATAATTTGGAATTGGATGGTATCCACCCACTTGGAAACTCCGTATCCCGAATTACTTATTGAATTATATGCACTTCCTATAACACGAATCTTTTTGCTCATGTTTGTATTATTAGCAGCGGTCTGGTGTCCTGTTGTAGGAGTCTTGGCAGCTTTTGCCTATATGTGCCTAGGTGCGGATGTGATATTTTTCACGCAGGGTGGGCAAATGTTAGCGGCTACTAAAAATACATAGTAAAAGCAAAGAAGGATGAGCTCCTTAATTCCGGCTGCTGCTGCTGCGGCTTCTACAGGAGCAACGATAGCTGTCATGAATCCAATGGATGTTCTCATGTCAGCTGTAAACACGAACCCTTACTTTATCGGTCTTATGATGTTATTACTTAACTTGGGAGGTCGTTTTCTAGCTTTGGAAATTACCAAAGAACAAGAGAAGTTTCTTTCCCAGCCTATAGTGCGTCGTTTTTTCTTATTTGCAGTTTTATTCGTCGCTACACGTAATTTCGTGATTGCGGCTGGATTAGCAATTATTGTAATTATCATTTTAGGATATCTATTTAATGAAAACTCGGAACTCTGTTTATGGCGTTCTTGCTTAGTCGCCCCTCCCAAAGAAGGGGCAAAACCGCAGGAAGGATTTTCAGGCCTTACACCTGAAGAAGGTATGATTCTGAAACGTTTACAAGATAAGCAAATGTCAGCAAGGCAGAAAGAGAAGCGGGAAGCAAAGGCCAGAGAGAATGGAATAGAAGGCGGCCAAGCCGAAGGCGAAGAAGGTAATGAAGAAAAAGAGTCTGAGATCACGGCTTCAGATATATATAATAATGCGATCCAGCGTTTACGAATGGCGTTTTATACACCTTAGACTAATGAACGTTCAAAATTATAAGTTTATATACAAATTGTATAAACTTATAATTATTTTAATTTTTCATAAGAAATCCTTATACATTCAGTGCAATTGTATTTCCTACAGGCGCTTGAGCACGACGACGACCTCTGCGACCTGCGGGACCAGTGCGAGAGGAGTCTGCTTGACTGATTAATTCATCAGCACTGACAACGGATGCAGAAGCCTGTGTGGCAGCAGCTACTGCAGGCTGTGTGGCAAACCCTGTGGCCATTTGCGGGATAGATGCGGCTGCTGATTCTGCACGACGAACCTCGTCAAAGGTGCGCAAAATGTCATCTACGCCTACGCCTGAAGGGCCGGTCATGTCACGCCGGACAGTCTGTCGCTGCATCTGCATTTGCATTTGCGGCACCTGCGACTCTGCCTGACCGGGGGACATCGGCGTGGCGGCGGATGCGGCAAAGAAGGCGCCGGTATTCGCTACGGGAGAAGGATTAGGACCTGTGGGAGCCGGACCAAAGGGTCCACCATTTCCAGGGAAGGAAGGCATTCCTTGGACTGGCCCTTGCCCTTGCCCTTGCTGTCCTCCCTGAGGAGGTTGGACACCCATGGCCATTCCCATGAAATTACCGAATCCAGGTCCTGCTTGAGCCGCCGCTGCCGCCGCCATCTGGCGCGCCAATTCCGGATTATTTCGCAAGACATCGTCCATACTGGGCATCTTGTTACGGAAAAACGAATTGCTCACGTGGCACATAAAACCACTCCCGCCTACCGCCATGACCAAGCGCATCTCGGGCGACATCTTGCCACGATCCTTGTATTTGTCATACAGTTCCTCAAATATCTCATCAAAGTCCTCCACATTCTCATGCACAGATTCAGACCATCCATCCAGCTTCAAGTCAAACGGATCAAAGCGACCATTGAGCCATTCCATACCGGTAATGGCTCCCATCAACATTTGGCGCTGGAACTTCAAACTCGTCTCCAAGTTACGGGCATCCACTAAACGGAAATACTCAGCCTTGATTTCTTCCAAAGAATTGTCCATGGTGAACTTGCGAGCTACGGGGAAACCTTTGGCCTCCAGGCGTTGCAACTTATTCAAATACTCAGTCTTATCTTTCTTCTCGGCCTCGGGATCCCGTGCAGGAGAGGCGAGTTGAACTCCAGGGCCGGTGGCACTCTGGGAATTTCCGAACAGGCCACCGAAGATCCCTTTCGACTGAGAAGCTGGTGGTGCAGCGGCTGCCCCCTCCCTTCTCACATTCACTTCCACGGGTGCACCTCCGAAAGAATTCATATCAATTGGTTGGGCATCCAGGGTAATCGGCTCCAACGCCTCCAAGGGCTCCAAAGGACCGCTGAAACTTATGCCTCCGCCGTTTCCTCCGTAACCACCCGAAGAAGGTTGCTGAGGCGGAGAAGGGGCAAACGATTGCACATTAATCGTCCGAGCCGTATCGGACGGGCGACTTACTGAGACCTTGCTCGGATTCATTAACATAGATAAACCTAAGTCATCACCTGCTCCAAGATCACCCAATTCAATCACATTTCCAATATCTTCTCCAAACCGGGACTCGTTCCCTCCTAGAGCCACGCGTTCCATGTCTGCAATACTTACAGCCATCCTCTCCTTCTTCGCTAAGCATGGCTTTTAGGCTTTTCTTATTTACGCATCCTTACGATCAAGGAGAATCCATCACCATACATAAACAATCCGCCAAATCGCTCTTCTTAGATTGTGATCCAAACCATGTGGCATCTCGTCCATCGGCGCATGCCATCTTAATCGTGCCCTTTTGCAACCCCTCCGAAACCTTCGTTTCGGTATGACTCTTACGATCAGAATACCCCTTATCACCTTTCGCAATAAGTTCAGCAGCATCACCTGTAACTTCTGTCTTACGACCTGCATGAACAAGACGAACCTTGGGTATAGGGTGTAAAAGGTCACGCAGAGTGGCAAATAACATCATCTGAACACTCTTCATCACAGGATTCTTATACACAGGTTGGTTTTCCAGAAGAATCTGCGAAGCTGATCCAAAAAGCTCCTTATTTTTCATAACAACGCTGCGAATACCGTCATGAATCTTCTCCAAATCTACCTTTTTCACAGCAACTGCCGCCACTTTCGGGAAACATATGCGGGCTTGTAAAAAGGCTGTTACTGTATTCTTATTTTTCAAGTCTTCTTTGGCGGCGTTCATACGTGAGGCAAGCGCTTTGAGAATATCCAATTTCGGCAACTTCTTTAACAAATTTCCACTCAAATCCCGAAGAGCAGGTGTTAAAGGAGGACAGTGTTTGACGCAGTAGTTTTTATTTGTTGCGGCGTGAGTATAACTGGCTTTTTTGCTGCAAGTGTCGCACTGGTTGTCGGTGGCATCGGAGTCGGCTGTCCCACCCGTAATCAAGTTCTCATTTGCCCAGCCGTGGATGGTTGTTTTTGCTTGTGTAATGTTCTTTGAAGCACAACACCACGCAAGATTCTTAATTCCAATATCAAAGGCCAGGATTCTCTGTGGGGCATTCTCCATCTTTCTTGTATTCTTCTGCGTTCTTTTAAGATTCCGTAAATACCGCCAAGAATCTAGAGAATGAATCTTTTAAATATAATAGATTTGATTCAAAGTAAAAAGAATTTATTAAGCTACGGCGACTTTCTCCATACAATTCGTATGGCTCTAGAAGAACCGATTTTCGACGATCTGCGTGCAAACTACGGCCCTATACTGAAAGCTGCATGGGATGCCGCCACCTTCCCACAAACCTCCTCTAACACCGTCATGTTAGTAGAACGTCGCCAGCACCCGAATATTGAATTTGTTCTTCATAATTTCATGTATTTTGTAAAAGATCGCAATTTTTCTTTGACAATTGTATGTTCGAAGGAAAACGAGGCATATATTCGCAGTATCCTGGGAAAGCATGTTGCCACTACCCATATCTTAGTATGGTTTACAGACGACTGTCCTCGTGAAAAAGCACGTGATGAGTATAATCTCGCTTTTCAAAGTGCGGAATTCTGGGAAGAGATACAGGCCGAATATATCTTAAGTATTCAAACGGACTGCTACTTGCGCAAACACTTGCCAAATGACATATGGGAAGTGGATTATGTGGCCGCACCCTGGGCTTGGAAACCTTGGGTAGTAGGAGGAAGTGGCTTGACCTTTCGCAATAAAGAGGCGGTAGTAGATATGTGTCGCCAAAAATTCAAAAAGAAGATGGCAGAAGATGAATTTTTTGCGCACATGTGCATACAAACGGGAAAAAAGGTTATGCCATTAGAAAAAGCAGAACATATTTTCTCAGAATCCAGATTTGTAGATGATCCTGTAGGAGTTCATCAATGGTGGACATATTTGGCGCAGGTGGACCTTTCTTTGGAAAATGAAAAAGAGTTTTTCATAAAGCATTTCAAGATTTACACGACTCTTCATGTTCCTTTATAAACTCTGTAAGTTTATTATCAGAATCCAAAAAACATTCTGTATAATCGCTAAATTCAGGAACCGTGTCACCCACACAAGGTTTTTGCACAGCAAGATGAGGGGAAGTGCAAAACATACGTATAAAAGGGTCAAACTTATAGAATCTATCAATAAAGATTGGCTCTTTTGTAAGTCCTTCTAATATCTTATAATATGAACCTGAATGGATAAGACAAAAATGTGCTGTAAATGCTTTTATATTCAGGAGTGGAGGTGATGTTTGGACAACTGAATTTATTGAAACATTCGTAATTCCTCCCATAAAAATATCCCATTCATTTCTTCTTTGCCAAAGTGAAGGAAGAAGTTCATAAAATCTTTGGAATGCTCCTTCCACAGGAAAACAATCATCCTCTAAAACAAGAACCCATGGAAGATTATTCTCTTTTGCAATAGTAATAGATTTTACATGAGAAAGTGTAGCACCATACCATCCAGGATCCCATTTTACTGCATCAATACGATTGAGTAGAGGCCAGCCCTGTTTTTGAAAATCTTCCTGAATTGATGCCCATTTATCTGGTCGGTTTGAAAGATTTATTACAAAGATAGGAGGAAATGGTATTTCCATTTTCTTAATATATATATTTATTATACTTTAGGTCTAAAAAACTCCACGCACTGTATTGCGCCCACCTTCGTAAAAGGTTGTTAGCTTTTGAGGATCCTTTTTGCCGTAAGAGGGAGAAGATGCAGCCCATGTTCCAAACAAAGGAGCTGCCTTATCCTTTCTCTCAATTCCTAGACCATACGGATTCGTGCTCGGAATATATCCACATTGTGCAGAATCACAGACAGCGTAGCCAATGGGGTCCAGTTCAATTGAAGCGTCATATGAAGAACCGGCGCCAGATTCTTTAGCTAAGCGATCTCTCGAAAGAGCAATAATTTCCTCTGCATTGTGCTGCATCCAGAGGCGAGAAGGATACTGTGTTCCAGCTGCTAAATTCTGGGAACAGGTGGGGCGATAATCGGTGGCTATACGACCATCGCTCATCATGGCGGCATATCCAGGATAACGATTATCGCCGGTAGGAGCAGTAGTTTTTGTCGCAACAGCTACAGATTTCACACGAGTTTCTACTAGAGTTTGAGGGGGTTGTGTAAAGAAAAAAGGGCTTTGCGCCTCACGAAAGCCGTTTACGTCCATCTAGTTATGTTTATGAAATACAAATCCATAAACATAACAATACATGCATTGTGTAAAATTATACGGAAGCCTGGTCAAGATCCCTTTGGGCCAAAAAGTCCACCTTGAAATTTGCACCCTCAAGTTCATCTTCAGCCACGGGAAGAGGTGCGGGAGCCGAAGGAGCCGCCTCACCCTGCTTCTTTAGCGCATCAATGAGTTCACGCTTACGAGAAGGCACTCCTGATATAGAACGCTGACGAGCAAGTGCTTGGAGTTCCTTCAAACTCATTGACTCATAATTCGCATCCATCTTGCGGACAGCTGAAGTAGCAGCCTCTTCTTCAGAAGCGGTTGCAGTTGCAGTTGCAGAAGCAGAAGCAGAAGCAGAAGCAGAGGCAGAAGGCCGGGAAACATCATCTCCTTGCGAAACAGTTGCAGAAGGCTTTGTATCTATATCGGCATCAATACCCTTTAAGATATTTGCATATTCCACCTCGGAAACTTCTTCCACATCCTCCTTTTCCAAGGGTGCAGGTGAAGAAGTAGGTTCAACCATATCGGGCCCCATCAAACTCGCCTCCGTGCTCATTTTCAGATTCAGAAGCAGATTTTCAAGAAGAGATACACGCTTCTCATTCTGGCTCAAGCGGCTATACAAATAGAAGAAAGCCGCACCAAATATGAGTGTTAGAACAATGCCGATGGTTACACTATCTCCCAGGCCGTTCATACTTCTGGTCGGAAGTCAGGATTCCTTTTCCTATAGAACACGCAGTCTAGGCAGCGTATATCAAAGTAGATGAAACTGTTTCAAAAGTAAATCTACGCTGCTTACTTCGCAAATACCTTTTTGAACGGTGTAAGAGAAGGTGTATTTATCGCCCTGTTTCCAAGTTCCCATACAGAGTCTTTGAATATTCGCCGGCGCTTCTTTTGCCAGACTATATACGTGAGTGCTTACCAGACTCAAACAATTTTTCTTCTTCCATAGGCGATCGCAGAATAATTCACTCGTGCGTTTTGCATCAGGAGGATTCGTGCTGTGAAAAAGTTCGTCATATAAGACAAGGCCAGCCCCTCCCTTCTTTTTCAATACGGCACTTCCAAAAGCAACTTCACGTTCAAACATACTTTGTTCTCCAGGAGTATCATCCAGACGCATACCATCCGCAATCCATGTAAAAGGAGTCATTTGGCCTGCTGCAGCGAACACCGCACCAAAGGAATGTGCAACCACTACATTCATAAGGACTCCGCGCAGGAAACTCGATTTGCCACCACGATTTGGACCTGTTATTATTGCATGGGAACCCCTGCCTATGCTGCCTATGCCCCTTGCTCTTCCGCTTCCGCTTATCCCAAGTTTCACAGAAGAAACAACACGTTTTTGAATCGGTATGGAAGGGTCGCCAAAATCCTTGATCATCAAAATGGGCTCGTCACTGCGAACGAACTGTGCCGGAACAACGTCATCACGCATAGCCAAATGAAGTAATATTTCAAAACGTCCAATCGCTCGGAAGGTATGGCGCAACCAGAATGGAGATTCAAGCACAAAAGCAAAGGCCTGGCGTCCATCGTCAGGGCAGAGTGAAATCCAAGATCCGAGCCATGGAGGTAACCATCCCTTCCACTGATCCCAGAGTTCCGCAGCACACCCTTTTACACCAACTATGGATTCGCCAAGTTTCAGACAATCTGTATCCAATTTCATAAAATGGCGAGCTTGTTGAACAGGGTGCCATATCGCTTGTGCAATTGTGAATAAAGTCCACGCATTTTGAAGAAGGCTTTTGATTTGTAAGGCCGCAGGCGGTTGTGCCAAAGGCACTGCAGCTGCAGCATGCGCATTCAAAAATTCTTCAGGGCTTTTCGGCATTTGTAGGCTTCCGTTCCACATACGCCACAAAAGGCCCATATATTCTTTGAAAGGTATGCGAATATTGTAAAAGGTGTGTAGGAAAATATAAGGAAGTAGAATGGATATAAATGGAAGACAGACGCTGAAAGCAGGAACAATAAACGATTTGTAGAAGGATAAGAACATGAGTATAAAAGGTAAAAAATTCAATTGAGACCATGGAGAACCTTGAAAACAGATTTGTTCATACCCTTCCTTTTCAATATTCGTAGAAGGGCGCAAAAGAGGTTCTAGATCTTTTACATGTGCTTGTAATTTTTGCAGAGTTTGGAGAGATTTATTAGGATTCATTTGTTGAATTCGGGTTTTCAAAGAAGAAAATGTAGTCGTGCGTTGTAAACAGGCTTTGAGAGTTTTTGGCCATTGTAAAAATCCTTCATGGACTTGTTCTTTTGTAAAAGGGTTTTGTATAGATAAGATTTGGCTCAGTTGAGAATCCATACTTACTCTATACTTGCGCACCTAGACTAAGAATTTATAGAAGACGCATAGGTTTCGGCTTTTAGACTAGGGGTTTAAAATTGAGGAAGCAGATCAACCTAAACCAAAAGTCCCTATAATAATCAAGATGGCATCTTATGCGGCGATAGCTTCAAAACCGGGTGCGCCCGTGGTGGATATCGTAGTGAAAGCGACGGAGGATAATAAGCAGGTGGGATTGGAGAAGGAAGTTACAGATTGGTTGACCCGTATGTCTGAAGTTACAACAGCACCTGATTCTTTATTGCGGCTTATGGAAGTTCTGCGGCGTGAAATGGAAATGCCCTCAAGCGTTCCTGGATTTCGTGGATCTTCTTCTTCAGCTGCCACCCCTTCTCATAGAAATTTTGGAGGCGGTGGGTCATCTGGGCCGAGCACAAATTGGAGAAGTGGGTTTAATAACTCTCGGTTTAGTTCTTCTGCATTTGATACTCGTGGATCGTTTGATGCTAAAGGGTCTTTTGATCCTAAAGGGTCTTTTGATCCTAAAGGATCCTTTGATCCTAAAGGATCCTCAAGGGGATTTCACGATGCTTCTGCCTCAGCATCTGCATCTGCAGGAGAATCAAAGCGGAATCCTTCATCGGAGGATTCTGTGCGACCTCGTCCTGCGGTAGGAAGATATCAGAGTCGTTTCAAGTCATCTGATAATATTCAGGACAAGATTCTGAATACTGTGATTGGTAATAAACTAAATGCATTTACACCCCTTACGTATAATGATACCCGTGATTTCATTTATCAGATTATTGACAGTGGTGAACAAGAATTTACACGGGATTTTATTGAAAAGGTGTTTGTGAAAGCAGTGGTAGAAGATTTGTATTGTGCTCTATTTGCGAAACTGATTGCGGAAATTGCGCATCGCTATCCGGTAATCTATGAAGAAATGAATAAATATCATAAAGAATTCTTGAAGATCTTTGACAACATAAAAGAGGATAGTGCTGCGGATTATCAAGATCTGGTAAAGGAAAAGCAATATCGCATGGGTTATGGGCAGTTTATTGCAGAGCTTGCAGGGCTGAATGCTCTAGAAAAGTCTCATTTAATGACTATGGTTTCTGTGATTATGGATAAAATCTATATTTACAGTGCGGAAGAAAATAAAGTAAAGACAGTGGAAGAATTTATTGACTGTATTGTCCGGCTTAGCAAGGGGCTGCAGACTCGTTCTCCGACTTTCTTCAAGGATGTAAAAGAGAGTTTAACGGAAATTATTATAGTGAGATTGGAAGAACTTATTGCGCGTTCAACTCCGAGGCCGAGTTTAAGCAATAAGGCAAGATTTGGTTTGATGGATTTGAAAGATATTATTAACGGATAAATTCTAGAATACAATAGTAGAAAATGGTCAAGTCACGCAGATCAACTCGTAAACTCGGTCTCTTCCGCCGTATCTATTCGCCCTTGAATCACCTGGTATCTGCCACACGTAATGTTGGCAAGACGGTGTTCACGCGCTCAGGTCGCATTGTGGACCAGGGCCTCGGCGGAGTGCAGAACATCGGCCGCAGCGTAGTGGGCCATGCCGACGGTGCGGTGTCAAACCTGATCAACCGCAAGAGCCGTAAGAACCGCAAGGCTAGCCGCAAGAGCCGCAAGAATCGCAAGAATCGCAAGTAGGTATAAGATAGGATAAAAGTTTCGCAACTATTTTTTGTTATACGATATGCATACTATAACAAAAAATAAAGAAACTTCAAAAAATTGATTTTGAACGTGGATCCAGTAGCTGAGTCCCATCCGATTTGTGAAAATGCCCCAAAGTCCTAGAATGAAGCAACCGACTTCTCATGCGGAGGCAGCGAGTCCGCGTGGAACTCAAAAGAATCAGCCAAAGAAGACTCCGAAGCGTGGTTCAAAGAATGACGATCCTCCTAGCGATGACGAGAGTGTGGATGAGCACGGCAATATCCGTGGACTCATTGATGATGGTGAATCTGAGGCTGAGAGTGAGCATTCCGAGTTAAGTCTAAGCCCTTCCGAGCGAGCGACACTTAAGAAAACCGGTCGTCTTCCGACTCGTATTCGTGATCAGATTCGTTCTGGGGGTCGTCGTAAAGCGGCGATTCTTGCAGAAGAGCGTATTCGCAAGAAGTTGAAGAAAGAGAACAGTCGTCGTATTACCCCTACAACATCTTCTACCGACAGCACTTTTCAGATCAGTGAGCCGGCAAGGCGTTCAAAGGGGTTCAAACCTATGTCAAAGCGTAAGGGCAAACGTTCGCATGTATCAAAGTCAAAGAAGCGCAAAGAGGAAGAAGAGGAAGAGGAAGAGGAAGAAGAGGACGACTCTGAGACGTTGGGTTCCAGAGATACTGAGGATGAAGAGGAAGATGAAGAAGACGACGAGGATGATGAGGACGAAGATGAAGATGAAGAGTATGATGAAGAAGATGAGTCAGGATTCAAAGGAATTTCTATCAGTTTTGGTGGAATGGGTGGCGGTATAGATGATTCTGAACGCATGATTCCCAGACGTCATAACATGAAGAAGGAATCTGAAGATGTCCGCAAGTTTGTAAAGCTTGTATCAAAGCCTGTGGAAGAGGATACGATTGATGATCAGATTGACCAGTTCAAGTCTATGGATTCAGGCAAGCAGAAAGTCATGCTGGAAGCTCTTGAAAAGCGTTCAGATTATGTGAAAAAGGAGCAACCTCTGATGTTTCGCCTTTTGCAAATGACGCTGAAGCCGGAGACAATGGCGATGGTCATGAATCGCTACAATGCACTCAACAGTATGGATCCGAGCAGCGGCGAGTATTACAAGCTTCGTTCTTGGATGGAGAAGTTGGTGAGTATGCCTCTGGGTATTTACAAAGAAATGCCAGTGCGAATTGAGGATGGCCCAGAGACGTGTGGACCGTTCATGGAAAAGGCGAAGAGATGTTTGAATGAGGCGATTTATGGCCAAGATGAGGCGAAACTCCAAATCATGCAATTCATTGCGAGCAAGATTTCCAATCCTACTGCGAGTGGTTTATCACTGCTACTTCTCGGTCCGCCTGGTATTGGCAAGACGAGCTTAATTAAGAATGGTATTGCGAAGGCTCTTGAGTGGCCATTCCAATTTATCTCACTGGGCGGCGATTCCGATGCAACTACGTATACGGGTCACCAGTTTGTCTATGAAGGCAGTCACAGTGGTAAGATCGCCAATTGCCTGGGTCAGGCAAAGTCTATGAGTATGATCCTGATGTTTGATGAGCTGGATAAGATCAGTAATACTCCGAAAGGCGAGGAAGTTCAGAATCTCTTAGTGCATCTCACGGATCCAGTTCAGAATATGGACTTTGAGGACAAGTATCTGAGTAGTATCCCACTGGATCTGAGCCGTGCGATGTTTGTCTTCAGTGGCAATGATATTACGAAGATTGACAAGATTCTTCTCGATCGTATGGTGGTTGTGAACTTGAACGGTTATCAGGTAAAGGACAAGATCGCCATTGCCGAGCAGTTCTTGCTACCTGCCGCTCTGCGTGAAGTAAATCTTGTGGAAAAGGTCGCAATCAGTCGTGAGATTCTCCAACACATTCTTGAAAACTATGCAAAAGAGGAGACGGGTGTTCGTGAACTCAAGCGGTGTATTGAACAAATTGCGCAACGTGTGAATATGCTGCGCATGTTCAATGTTAAGGAGCTGCCATTCCATATTCCCAGCTTCTCTCTCCCCTTTGTAATTAAGAAGGAGCATGTAGATCTGTTCTTGAAGAAGCGTGATCTGGGCGAGAAGACACCGATGGGGATGTATACGTAGTTGTGCCCTTTTGTCCTTTGGCCCTTTGGGCCCCTTACCGCAATTTATTATAATAACAAAGAACTTTAGGAATATATTTGTGCTTAGAAGGATAAAAATCATAGATTGTTTTTATGTATAAATAATCTGCAAACCACCGTTCATCAGGTTTCCATTTAAGATTCTTACAAAATTTTTTAGAAACAATAAACATCGATGTATCAATATGTTCTAATTCGATCTTATTACCTTTCAAGGCATTTTCCTGATCCCATGTATAAAAATATTCTTCTTCTAAAGTGGGTAAAATCGTCCAAAAATCAGGATGCATGATATTATCATCGTCTAAGAAAAATAGGAATCCATCTTTTACCATAGAAATTCCAAGATTTCTCTGAGGATTTCCTGTAACACCAGGATCTGAACAATCGTCTTCAATAATCTTGGGATGGTTATTATATATATGCGTATAAGTTCTTCCTTTTGTTGTGTCATATATAATGATCCATTTATCTATAGATTCAAAATGTATAGATTCATAGATTTTCGGTAAATTTTCAGGACGACAACAAGGTGTTATAATCGTTAGCATCCTATGTATACTTTTCTATACATAGGAAACTATATTTAGACCATAAACCATCTCTATACTAATTTATTATGATAACATAAGGTTGTAGGAATATAAGCAAAAACATCCTTATTCTTTTCATATAAAGTTCTTATAAAAATTCCATCTGAATATACAAAATGCTTATACCACTTAAGCCCTTTTATAATAGAATGATGTATTAAAACCATTGCACTGTCGATAACATGCAAAAATAATTGATCCCCCTTTTTTATACTTCCATCTTCATTTTCTAAGTCGAAAGAATACATGCAACGATTATCATTCATAATACAAGGATATTCTGTCCAAAAGTTAGGATGCATAATATTGTCATCGTCCAAAAAGTAGATAAACCCCTTTGACACAAAGTTTAGACCAAAATTTCTTTGGGGATGTCCAGCTGATCCAATATCATGACATTCTGTTTCAATAATTTTAGGATGTTCTGTAAAAATACGAGTATATGTCCTGTCTTTTGAAGTA